GCCTCCGCCGCCTCCGCCTCCGCCCCCGCCGGTTCCCTCGACAGTGACGCCTCCGGTTGTGGCAACGCCTCCGATCACTGCTCCGAATGCATCTCCTCCGAGCACTCCTCCGGCGACCGCTACGACTGCGCTCGGTTCTCGGCGTTAAGTGTTACGACCCAGTACTGGGGTGGAGCCTTTCTTGGTTCCACCCACTTTCTTTTGGGAACAGGAGTAAGGACTAATGACAGACTTAGCGCCGTACTATTCGGTTTTCAGGAGTGTGGCAATCTATGGTTCGGGTCTTGCCACAGCGTTTGGATTTATGACTGCCAGTGAGTCCGGGGATATTGCGGCCGGCGTTGATCACATCATAGCTGGCACGAAAGAAATTGTTGTCGGTGTAGGCATGATTGCGCCGGTCGTTATGACTGCGTGGGGCGCCTGGACTCATACAAAGGCGTCGGTCCTTACCCGAGTTGCAACAATGCCAGGTGCTGACAAGCTAATCGCTTTCCAAGGCATTTCAGACAGCGCTAAGCTTGCGGCCGTTGAGGCTATTCCGCAGGTGCAGAAGATTGTTGTCGATCGGACGGCTACGGATGGCGTGGCTGATGCCGCGCAGGACCCCAGTAGGCCGAAAGTGGTAGTGACAGAGATGCCTTCCACAAGACCACCCACAAGACCATTCGAGCAAGGCCGAGTTTCTGACGGTAGCCGTTTATAATTTCGACCATCAAAGGCGAGTACAAAAATGTTGAAGCTTGGTAAGAAGCCAGCGCGAGTAGGGTCCATAAGGTTTGGATTTGCTCAGTTCTTTAATGCCTCTGACCTGCCTAAACCTCCGCTGGTATTCGGGCGAGTAGGTCTTATTCGCGACTGGGGTATGTTGGGGAATGATAAAGTCTCGGATTGCGTATTCGCTGGAGCCGCACACGAGACGATGCTGTGGCGAGCGTGGGCCGGCGCTCCAGTCCCGACGTTCACCGACCAGAATGTGATTTCTGACTACGCTAAAGTGACGGGATACGACGGCTCCGAGGCCAGCGACCAAGGCACTGATATGCAAGCCGCTGCTGCGTACCGGAAGCAGGTTGGCGTGGTAGACGATAGCGGGACGCGTCACCAGATCGACGCCTACGTTTCACTGCGTCCGGGCAATCTAGATGAACTGGCTCTTGCCACTTACCTATTCGGCGCTGTTGGTCTCGGTTTTGAAATGCCTTCCAGTACACAAGACCAGTTTGATAACGCGGAGCCGTGGACGCCGGTAAAGAGTTCGCCCAATGACGGCGGGCATTACGTAATGTGCTGTGGCCGCAACTCAGCCGGCAATTTTCTTGTAGTAACCTGGGGTAGGTTACAAGCAGTTACTCCCGACTTCATCCTTGACAAGATGGACGAGGGTTGCTGCTATTTATCGTTTGAACAGATGCGAGGAAACATCAATCCGCGCGGTTTTGACGAGGCGGGACTACAAAAAGCGTTGGCGGAACTGTGACCGACGAGTGGCGATGGGGCGGCAATCCTGCGGACGATCGCTGCTGGCGGGTGACGAGGGTAAGCCATCCGTCGCCAGCTTCGAGAACGGGAATACTCCACAAGGATACGACCGAGCGCTGTGACTGCGACGCTTACACAAACGAACGCTGCGTGAAAAGGAGTTTAACCATGCCAGTAAAGGGCAAGCAGATCGACCCCGATGAGATACAAGTTGGAATCATTGCGGCAAAGGAAGCTGCATCCCATATCACTTATATGGGGATCGATGTAGGATCACGCATTACCGACGATCAGTACCGCAGCATTGTAACAGCAATCGTTACAGCAGTAGAGAACTACCGTTCTGGCACTAGCATATGAGAGCCCTGCTTCTCGTTGTGCTAGTCGCCTTAGCGTTGGGCACCTCAGCGGTAGCCGAGCGTATCGCTTACGAGCTGGGATGTCAGATGGGAGCTGATTGGCGCTGTCTAGGGGTTGTGCGTAGATGAGTAGCATTGGTGGGTTCTTCGATGTCCTGCTACACAATCGCGCAGACTTAGAAGATGTAATCCAAAGACTTGGTGGGCTCGACGCTACCGTAAGATTTGCGGCTGGTGCCGGGCCGGACCTGATCCGCATCCTGCAAACATTTGCAAAGCATCAGGACCCAGTAGCGGCCGTTGCAACGGCGCAAAGCGTTCTCACTTACAATCAAGAAACCGAAGACCGTGTTAAAGCCTTCCAAGCTACGCATGGGTTAGTAATGGATGGCATCGTCGGAGATAAAACTTGGAGCAAAGTAGAAGAGTTGATACAACCTACGAAAGGAATGGAGATATGAAGAAGATCGCTATGCTTACTCTCGCAGCGACCCTCAGCCTAGGCAGTTGCGCTGGCACTACCAGCATCACGCCAGCCACTATCCAATCAGCAGTTACTCAAGTACAGCAGGCTACTGTGGCAATTTGTGGCGTATTGCCCTTCGCTAACGTTGCGCTAGCTACTCTATCTACCGTTGTGCCTGGTGCGGCTTCTATCGACGCGGCGATCGCGGCCACCGCAAATCAATTGTGCATGACTGCAGTTTCGCGCGCTCCTTCGCTTGGCGTTTCTGCAAGAACGACACTTCGTGCGTCTGCTCCGATTGGGAAGATTGTCGATACTGCAAGATGGAACCAGTACTTGAAAAGCTCGCGTTAGAGGCCCTTGGGCGGTTTGTGTGCTAAGTCACGCTGGGGACGGGAGGCGCCGCGGCAGGTTCCTTGGCGAGGGCGCGGAGCCGATTACATACGTCGAGGGCACCATAAGCGCGACCGCGCGCCAATTCATCTCCTGGTGCCCCTTCTTGCCATGCCACGGCGACGGCTTCACCAATTGCGATGCACCGCTCGATCGTCGCGGCTTCGATGGCGTCGCGCTCTGCCAGCACCTCGTAAATCGTCCTCATCGCGCTGGTGTTCTCCAACTCCCGCACGCGGGCTTCGGCAGCCTCGGCCCGATGTAGCCGATCCCCCGATAGTCGCTCTGCATTGAAAAGCATGCGTTTCGTTTGCTCGATCTCCTGCGCCTGCGCGGCGACTCTCGCCTCTGCAGCTTCTGCGCGTGCGCCCAATTGGTCGATCAGTTCGTGCGGATCATCCTGAGATTCGCTACTGAGCGCATCAACTGCTCGCTGGACCAAGTCCGAGATCGGTTCTGCGGTGTCGGTCATTTGGCGTTCTCACCATAGCCGTCCGATACCCACACCCAGGCATAGGTGCTCCAAGGCCACGCATACCAGCGGGGTCTTCGATGCGTCGGTCATGTTGGCGGTTCCTCGTTGGGCCTTCTCTTGTGCGCCGCGCGTCATTGGGGGGCCCTGTACTGGTTTCTCGTCCATAAGCTTCGCGTCCTCTGTGAGCCTCACCACCTCGCACGTCGCTTAGGGGGTGTACCGGCATCCTTAAGGGGAGTAGCGCTATAAACCCCGTCCTGGGTTTTGTAGCGTTACTACTCCACCGGGGGATTTTACCCGTCTGCTTCGAATGTATTCTTCCAACGTTATAACCGGACCAGCATAATATTGCATGAACTTATTGTACTCGTCGCGATAGCGAGCAAGATCGCCCTGCGTTATGTGAATAGTCGGCTCTTCGATGATTTTGATACTCATGATTCCTTCTCCATCGTAACTTTGATTACGTCGCCGATTTCCAGCCCTTCCGGCTTCTCCTTCCCCACATACAGCGCTTCGTAGCTGCCTTCCAGCGCAAGGAACCAGCCTAGCTGTTCTGTGCGTAGTTCCACGTTGTCCGCGGTCGCCGACTTGTTGCGATCGAGGATGCGTCCTGAGGCTATTCGCTCGCGCGGCTCTAGTTTGACGACGCGGGTGTGAAAGACTATTGGGGGCATAATGTGCACCGCGGATAGCCGAAGCCGTCGTCTTCTTTATGTATGCAGGTTTGGCGATAGCTCATATCCATTGCGCCGCATTGTGGGCAGGGATCAAGATCGTCGAAGCACTGGCTCAAGGAGCGCTGTACTAATTCTAGCTTCCTCGATTACGTCTTCCCATCTATCTGTCATTTTTTGCTCACTCTGTACTTTCCATAACTGTCGTGTATCAACACGCCTCTTCGTGTTAGGTACCCCACTGCATTATATATCGCTTTTGTTGGGGCATCTGGGTAGCTTTTCAGTAATTCTTCTATAGTAAGTTCCTCTCGTCCACTGAGGAAGCGAATTACAGAGTGCGCCGCAGTACCGAAGCGCTTGCCTGCAACGAATGGTGGCAAGGAATCACTCAACTCGCCGACAAGTTGATATCGGGATGTCATTGACAAAGTACGAACTAGGGTTCGTATCAAAATCATAGTTTCCCGATCTTGCTGCTGGTCCACGCTTACTTTCTCACCTCCGTAGGCTTGAGTCCCTTTCTCAAGGGGACTCCCGCTTGTTGGCAGATAACCCAGACTGTTTTGCGATCAACGCCATGGTCGTCGCAAATATCTTTGATTTTTCTACCGCTCCTATATTCAATCTCGACTGCCTTCCTTGTTTCTGGCGAGTTCCCCGGCCGTCTCTTTTTGCATCCCATATGTCTTGCAATTCTTGAGATACCTCCAATGCTCATCTCATACTTTGCGGCGATCGCATTGGTTGGCAGTCCTGCGTTGTAGTCTCGCAGGATAGCGACGTTTCTTGTCCATCTGCGCTCATAGTCGCGCTGGATCGAAAGATAGCTACTTTTCATCGTACTTAATCATACTCTCTTGTTTCTTATTTTTAACGACAGTCGTTACGGACGAAAAGTCTGAGGACTGGACGGCCATATGATCGACCAAAAATACAATCTTGTTGTTAGCCCTTGCTCGCTCGGCAAGGAAGGGAAGAAGATCGCGTACGCCTTCCTGGGAGAGATGTGACGTCGGTTCGTCGAGTATTTCTAGGTTGGTCGTTACCCCCGCATGATTTAGCAGCACGTCGGATAGGGCTAAAGCCCCAACAAGGCGTAGACGTTGGCCCTCCCCTCCCGACCAGCATTTCCATCGCACGGGCTTGTCATTGCTCGGTGATAGGATAGTAACGTGCAGTCCGGATTGCAAAGTGCCGGCCTGGGTTTCCTTCTCGATCGAAAATTTGATCTGCCAATCCTCTAGGCCGATATCGGCCAGCATCGCATTGCTTACGAACTCCAACTCTTGTAGAACCTCGGTAATGACGTACAGTTGCACATCTTTGAAGCCTTTGATCCAAAACCGCGTCCGTTCGATTTTACGCCTTAGCGTCTTTTGTTCTTCTTGCATTTCTTCTCGCTCTTTGAACGCCTTGCCCCGCTGCCGAACGAAATCGCGAACCTGTTCCAGGTAGGTATTTCGGCCGCTGGAAAGTTCTGTGATAAGGTTCTTGATCGTAGCAATCTTGATTTTGAGGTCGTTGCAGTCGCGTCCGTAAAGGCTGACTTGGGAAAGGGCTTCCTCGTGCTTTGACTTGAAATCTTCGTAAGCTGCCTGCGCTATCTTGAGTTTTTCTACGTCTTTGGCTGGGTCGATTCCGGCCATTTTTGTTTTAAGCTCGGAGACTTGCCGGCGCTTGCCTAGGAAGTCCTTCTTGATCTCAGCGACGTGCTCTTTCAGATTGATGGGCTTGATGTTTTGTCCGCAAGTCGGGCATGTTTTGCTCTCTGCGATAAAGTGGCGCTCTTTGTCAAGTCTCTTAATTTCAGTAGCTAGGTATCTAATCTCAATAGTGCAGTTGCTGCGCTCGCTATTGGCTTTGTTGATCGCACTCTTTAGGTAATCAATCTCTTTTACGAGCGCTTTGATCTCAGTCGCTTTACCTTCCTCACTTAGCGTAGCAGTGTCGAGTAGTTTTTGCTTTGTCTTGAACTGCTTTTCTAAGGTGGCTAGCTCAGCTTCTTGCTCTTCCAAACGCTCCTTACGAGCCGCAGCCCATTCGTCAGCCTTCTTATTGGCTGTGGTAATCGTAAGTTCCAGGTGATCCAAAAGCCCATCGAGTGCGGATACCTCGCCAGACTTGTGATCGTATTCGCTTTGTAGTTCGTTTGTACGCTCGGAAGCGATCTTGGATCGAGCGGCCCAACGCTCCGAATTGAGCGCAGCGGCGAGGATACGCATTGCGTCGCTTGGGGCAAGATCGAAGAAGAGTGGCTGTCCTTGCCCGAGTAGGATTGTGTGGGAAAACAACTCGAAGCTGACGCCAATTAATTTTTCGATATCTTCAGGACCGGTGACCTTATCGTTGATGAGAAGCCTGTTGGGACTTATGGTACGCGTAATTTCATCTTTGTTTAGCTTGAGGGTGACTTGAGTTTTGCCAGAATGAACCCAGGGGCTAACGTCGGTGTTGCGCCGGCCGTCTATCGTCTTGCCAAAAAGACACCAGGACATCGCGTTGAACAGAGTTGACTTGCCGCTGCCGTTTGCGCCTAACTGCGGCTCATACTCATTTCGGCCTTGAAGGAAATGGAGGCCTGGTCCGTACTGATAAAAAACAAAGTGCTGTTTGACAAAGCTGCCAAAGTAGGAAATCTCTAGGGAATTGAAATGTAGGTTCAAAAAATACACCCCTAGTCCTTTACAAAGGCAATGACTGCCTTTGCATATTCCGACCATTGGGCGATGTTACGTAGAGCTGTAATTAGTGCCGCCTTCTCGACTTCGAGCTCTACTATGTAACTTTGCGCAGCGCCGACTGCCGATTCTGTTTGCTTCCATCGCTCTGGCACTGACGACCGCAGTATCCTACTATCCTCCTTAATATCGGCGCGGAGGCGGTCGCGCTCGGCTAGCAGTGCTGTATATTGAGGACATGGGGCGGCACCGTCTGGCATCATGCATCCAGGATGATCGTTCATATTTCCTCCAACAGAGACAATCCCGTTTTCAGCACAGGCTCGTCTACCTTGCGCAGTCTTCCGTAGTCCTTGAGTGCTTGAGAATCAGAACGTGCGGCGCTTACTGCCTGCTTCGAAGCCATACTCGATTTGGCTTTTAGTAAGGGCTGGACGATGTGCGGAACCAATCCCTGCTTTGTGCACCACTCCCTGATCGCTTCCCGCGTCTCGGGCCAGCGCTCGATACTGTCTACTGCAATTCTTATTTTGAGAATGTCGCCGCTCGTCGCAACTTTTTCGCACTCGCGCTTCGCCCCTTCAAGGGATATTGCCTCAATAAGGCGTTTCTGAGGACCGTCGCAAGGAATTGCTTTGAATGAATGCGCGTTGGACCAACCACGTTCTGTGTCTAAAAGCAAGACGCGAGGAAAGTAATTGTCTCCAAAGTCTACTGTGTAGGGAGCCCCTACATATGTAACCCGTCCGAACGTCTGAGGAACATGTATATCCCCAGAGATTATCTGAGCCTTCCCTGGCAGCAATTCATCTGGGTCGATCCCTTCCAGCTTGCGTGGACCGATGCTAGCGCCATTGAAGGTCTGGTGGGCGAAGATCAGTTCTGCTCCCTTTGTATCTATCCCGGCCCACTCTTTTTTGGGGTTGTTCGTGTGGGGTAACCAAAGGGAAGGCCTTGTAAAAACGCCAGAGCCGCTCGTAGACACGTTTTTTTCGGTTGTAGGCTGGTTGATATAGCGAATTCCTCCTACACGTCGTAGCAACATGAAGAATGGATGCGCTTCACTAACATAGTCGTGGTTGCCGCGCAGAACAATAACGTGTTCGCAAATTCCAGCGAGTTTATAGAAGTGGTCTACAATCTGATTTACCAACCATGACGAATGTCTGTCCTTGGCATCCGTTATATCACCAAGTATTATGGCAGTATCTACTTTGTGCTTGCGACATAGGTCACGGAAAGTGCGCAGGAAGAGGTGTCTGTAGTGATCTCTTACTTGGTCGTTCAAGTGAAGGTCGGCGGTCACAAGAGCGCGCATGTTTCTGCCGACCTCTTGCTTTACTTCTTGCCCATTCCAGAAAGCCAGTCAGTCAAGGCTGATGGTAGCCACCACAAAGATACCTGACTGGGAAGTTTGCCGTCCCAACGGTTAGCGGTAGTGCGCGTCGCTTCGGCTGTTGCCAGGGCCTGCACGGTCGGAGCAGACGCCTCTAACTGCTCTGCAATCTCTTTCTCACGGTCGGCGATGTACCGCCGATTGATTGCATCTTGAACCCGAGTGTCGAACGAGAAAGTATCGGCCCAACCTATGTAGTCGAGAGTGATACCCCGCGAGGCAAGATATGTCGCGACCGTTCCTTGTATAGCCAACATGATCGTTGTGGCGTCTGAATTGACCCTATCCAAGGGTCGCGCAGCAATTTCGTTGCATACCAGTGCTTGCACCTTTCCCCGACCGACGCCATCCATAACCTGAGCTAACGATCTTCCAGAGAAGACCGAGGTAAATATTACCTCAGGCTTGCTGCGGTCGCCTTGCGGAGGATTGACCCCAAACCAGTAGAGAAACTTAGCTGCATCCTGTTCCGTCACAAATGCACTGATGCTTATTCCAACAGTTACGTCCAGCCCCTCAGCACTTTGGCAGGGAAAGGATTCATCCTTAGCCGACGTGCCCCGATGTATTGAGGCAACCCACTCCCGATTGTAGGGGGTGCGGTCGACGATGATTAGGCGGCCTGTCGGCACAAAGTAGTCAGCCCAGAATGCTGATCCTGCTAGCTTGGCGTGCGGTATCTGAAAGCGCTTGGCCGGTATCTTGTTTGCGTTGAGGTAATCGACCGAGCCGAAGGACGATTGATTGTCTTTATTGGCACCGGCATCCGGTACAAAGAAAGCCGACTCATTGGGTAGGACAAAGTAGACCTCGGCGTAATCCGTCTTGTCGTAGTAGGCTTGGGGTCGGTCTGCACCAAACAGGCATAATAGAAGTAGAATCGCCAAGTTGGTTTTGGCTAACTCAACTAGTGCCTTAAGAGGTCGCCACCAAATTGCTATCAGAACTAGAACGAAGAAAATTGTCGTTACTGCTCCCAATCCGCGAAACATTGACGTAATCAAGGATGGGATCACAAAGCCTTCGTTAGTGTTGTCGAATTGCTGTCCTGCGATTTGCCCTGTAATGAGAGTTGCTGGAACGTTGATAATGAAGCTGGCTGCGCTCCACATTAAGAATGCAACCGCCGTTAGAAAACCTCTCCAAACATAGCTTGCCATTTTTACCCTCCTGCTTTTGCTCAATAAGGGAACTTCGTCTTCAGCACGTCTTCCAAGTACCGAACCTCTACAGAAGATGTCGTAACGCGGGGAGGTTCTAGACAGAACATACGTAGCCCCCTATGTCGGCAGATTACCAAGGGCTTGCGATGGTTCTCCTGCGCTATCAACAGTGGTTGTCGCATATGATCTCGTGCCTGCTTACACGCCACCTTCCAGAACTTGGTTAGTATCCCCTTGTCGCCGTCTAGAAGGAATGAAGCAATATCGAGCTTTTTGACATGCTTGTTCTCAATAAAGAATTTATTGGTGAGTACGTGACCTTCGGGAGCTACCGAGCAGACATCGCCTGCTTGACGGACATCACGTCCGGCACGTTTATGAATGGTGGCTCGACCTCCGCTCATGGCCGCTCGCCAAAACAAGTCTTGTTTGGTTCCTCCTGAAACCCACAACGAGAGTAAGACGCAGAGCTTACGTTCTGCGGCTGCGCCTTTACTTTTGCCACCGCCTCTGCGCATTTTATGCGTACTTTTTTCTGGTAGGAAGGAACTCTTTCTCGACAACGTACCAGTGCTTTTCCAACACGTCATATATTTTGTCCACGTGAAGCCAGTAGTCGTTGTCCTTTAGCTTGTCCAAATCATTGATGTAGTCCTTGACCCCCGTCGCTTTGATTCCCAGACCATTGAGTCCTTTACTGAGCTTCAACCATTCAAGGCAGGACTCGATGTCATTCACACCATAACCGAAGTCAATTCTAAACTCGGCTTCCCTGAACGGCAACGAAATTTTATTCTTATCTACCTTGGCCTTCACCTTGATGGCCACAGGACGGGTCACACCCGACCGTGTACGGGAAACACGTCCAAGCTGTGCTAAAATGATAATTTGGCTGGCATAGAAATTAAGAGCTTTGCCACCTGATCGCTCAAACTTACGTCCAAATGTAACTCCTATCTTGTCGCGTATTTGCGACACGATAAGCAAGGTCACTTTCGACTTTGCGAGCTGCCCAGTCAAGCGCCTGAACAACTGCGACATTTGCTTGGCTTTACCGGCACCGTAAGTTCCTTGATCAATATCGCGCCCCATCTCCGAACGATCTGACAAAGCGTCAAGGGAATCCAGGATGTACAATGTCGGATGCTTTGCTTTGGCACAGCATTTTGTCAAGTCTTCGTGAAGGTCTTCCACTGTCTCCAAGGGGGCGTCGCCAAAGTCAATATAGTCAATTGGCATTCCGAGAGCCTTTGCGTAGGGCTTGTCGAAGGCTGACTCGGCTTCGCGGTATTTGACTTCGCTTTTGTATTTCTTGATGAAGTTTGCAGCGGCTTCGATCATTAGCAATGTCTTGCCAGTGCTACTATCTCCGATGATATTGGCTATACGTTGCTCGGCCCAGCCCCCACCGAGGGCCAGGTCGAGCAATTTGCTGCCAGACGAGAAGAAGGCAATGTTTGACTTTGGGGAGGAAAAGTAGTTCCCCCCGTTGGTTTTCGATTTGACCCGCTCAACCACGGATTCTACCTACGCCGTTTGGTTTTGCTGGGGCGTTCTTCTTCCTCATCATCTTCGAATGGAGGTTCTTCTTCATCTTCGTCTACGCGGCTTTTCGCGCGAGTTGTGGGCTTCTTCTTGGCTGGACGTTCATCCTCTTCTTCAACATCTTCCTCAGGCTCGTCATCCTCGTCGCGCCGACTTCGTGAGCGTTTCGGACGTTCATCTTCCTCTTCATCTTCGTCGCGTGCAGGACGTTTACGTGGCGTATTTTCCTCGTCAGCATCCTTGGTCTCGTCGGTCTCGTCGAGTTCTTCGTCCTTGTCTTCGGTAGCGCCGGTGACGACCTGTTTCAGATGCTCATAGGAGTAGAACTTGAGTTGGTCCGGGATGGGATTCTCCGTAATGAACTCCCGGATATCCTCCAGTTTCTTGTCGTCGTCGATCAGGGGAGACGACTCGTGGTCGATCTGGAAACCGAAGTACTTGGTCTTGATGTCAGCGCCCTTCCGGGTGAAAGAGACATCATACCCTTCGTAGGGATGATCGATGAAAAGGATTTTGCCTGTGCGTTTGTTCTTGCACAGTGCCGCGATATCGCGATCGACCGTCCACGACATCGAGTATATCTGTGGGTCGGGATCGCGGTCGCCGCGATCAAGAATCCAGCAGATGAAACGCTTAGTGGGAGAGAGCTGTTTCGCGTCATCCTCTTCGCCAGCGCGTTTTGCTTCCAGTTGCGCTTCGCAGATTGGGCACGGCTTCTTCTTCATCTTGTTCAGACAAAGATAACTGCTGTTGTCGGCGCCGACGCGGTTGTGGATGAAAATCTCGTAGCCGTAATGACGGTGATCATCCCAGGTTGGTTCGAGAAACCTGATGGTATTCTCCCCCTGCTTTGGGGACCAGGTATCGACGTTCTGCTTGAAGATCGAGTCGAAATTGCCGCCTGACTGATTGGCGTGTTCGTCCACGTCTTTCTCGGAACGTGGAACGTATTTTCTCACGTTGGACTTTGAACTACTCTTGGCCATTGGCTTCTCCTTGTCTTGGATTGAACTTTGTCATCTCGGATGAGATACGTCGGAAGTGGTTTAACTTGTGCTCAAAGTACATCTTACAAGCGTAATCGATCCAGATCATACCAAAGAAAAAGACGAACAAACCGCAACTTACAAACATTACCAGCCAATCAAACATTTTGGTTATTACCTCTGTCTGCGCAATCGGTCCATCTCGCGGCGATTATTTTCGGCATCATGTTCTTTCATACGCGATGTCGAGCTATCCAGGTTGGCGCCAAAATACCCGGCAACGTAGAGGTCACACATGGCCTTCAGCATGTAGCTGCGTTGCATGAATGCTTCTTTGAGCGCTTGCCACTGTCCGACCTGCTTGTTGAGTTCCAGGAGTCTGTCGGTGGCTTTGATGACATCCTTGTCCCGACGCTTGTCGCTCTCGATCTGACGTTCTGTTGTCTTAGTATCCGTGACTTCGGCATCGTGACGGAGTTGCGCGTCAATACGCGCCTCGATCTCTTTCTTCTCTTGGTCGGCAGCATCGCGTTGAGAGATCAGTAGCGTGAGTTGTTTAGTTACGCGGTAAAACAGATCAGGATGGATCACGAGCTCATCATCCAATGAGTTCTCGTCGATATGTAATCCTTTTTCCAGGTCTGCGATACTAGGTGTTGTGATTGATCTGATGGTCATTTCTGCTCCCCTTGTATCTCGATGCAGTCAAACTCAACAATTTCCATGTCTTCCTTCTTCCGGTGATGCTGCTTTTCAGGGACGGCCCAAGTCCCCTCATCTGTACCTTCATAGTTAATATGAGTTTCGTTCTTGAAAATCCCTTGTAGCCAGTTGGACAGGAAGGCCCGCGCTGCCTGCTTGTTGTGGAAGATGCGTGGCTCGCGTTCGTTAGAGGGTTCCAGCCAAGAGCCGCCGCGTCGCTTACCTGTTTCCAGGCGCGGGATGAATAGGCCCGTTGATTTCTGGCGGACGGCATAGACTTTCATTATCACCCTTCCGTAAACAGTACTCGTCCGATTGCGGTAATCAATGGTGCCAGCTTATCAGACTGATTGAAGGGCTGTGAGAATGCATCAAGAATTCCCAACGCATGACAGGCGGCACGATCGGTCTTCGCTCCTTTGGCAACGCTCGCCATGTAGTTAGCCACCACAATGCGGATTGACTCTGGGTTTTCGCCATCGAGTTGTTCGAGTAGTCCCATTGCCTTCATCCATGATCCCCCCTTGACCAGGAAGCGGCAGAGTTCGATCATGGCATCGGACTGAGAAGCAGTGTGGAGTAGTTCGCTGGCTTCTTTACGAGACCTGGCGTTTCGACACAACTCGAGGTTGACAAGGAGTTGGCGTGGCGAGCCACGGGCTTCCTTGATGATGGTATCGCCGACATCTCCAGGGAGTTCCAGGTCCTCAGCTTCGGCAACTTTGTCATACAATTTGCCAAGGTCGGTATTGGGAACATCACGCAGAGTGTAGCTGGCAGCACGGGTCTTGATTGTATCTGGCACTTTCGATGGTTCGGTTGTGCAGAAGAACCAAAAAGCATGTTCCGGGGGTTTCTCAGTGATCTTCAATAGTGACTGCCATGCATTTTTCGATAAACTGTGACAGTTGTGTACAATAACATTGGCGACGCTAAATGATGGGTGCTCTTTTATTTCTAAGTCATAGAACTCAAATAGCGCTTCACCGTCCAGACTACCGCACGGGAATTGCCCGATATTTGTGAGTTCTTGAAGCGAAGGATGGTCCACCCCAATGACTGTAGTCGCTCGTCCTTGAGCTTGTCTATTTGGCGTTGTTGTCGAGAGTTGTGTGTTCCACCATCCACCTCGATACCCAATCGCTGCTTCGGAAAACCGATGTCGATTTTGTAACAGGATGGCCATCCCTTTAGCCTTCGACCATGCCCAAACGTAACAACATGTTCCAACTGCCCACCAACTAAGGAGTGTAGTAACGTTTGTTCCCGAGTTGGTCCCTTGCCATTCCCACCGCGTTCGCCTGTCCATATGTGAAGCGTGCCATTGGTATCTTTCACGCGTAGCATCTTTTCTACTGTCGCTTGATTGCGCATTGGGTTGTTGTGACGCATTCGAATACTGCATCGTTTGGCAATGCCAGCCCACATCTCTGGTTTTTTGTGTTTGCTTCGAAGCACTCCCGCACGTTGATTGTTTTTTCTTTGCTGGGAGTGAGATCGTCCAACTCGTTTCAAACCACCAAGTTTGGCTCCGCATTTTCGTGAACACGTAGTTACAGGGGATGTTGGCCGCGCTCGAAAGTATTCTCCACAAATTACGCATTTTCTCTTCAAGCACTCTGGACAGAATATTGATCCACTTTTTTTGCTCGTATACCGGGTCCCACATTGACGACAAGTGTTGTGGTATATTGGAGGCGTTAGTGGGTAACCTTTTGGCATGTAAATCCCTCGCGTTGATCCAACCGCCAAATGTCAGAAATGGATGTTCTTGCGAGGAGATTATATGATGCCCGCTTTCCAGGCGCAATCTAACAATGTGTGATAAAGGAACTAGTCGTTTGCTCACTGATGCGACAGTTTGCTCGCCGTGAGCGCCTAGTACTTTGTCTCCTGACAGGAGCTGTTCAATGGGAACATCCCCGTTAGGAGTGTTTACTAAGGTGCCTTTAACAAAGCATTCGTCCAAGATGACGGCGCGTTTCGTTCCCTGCCCGAATGGTTTGTAACGAAGCATCTCCTGGATTGAGCGCATATCGTCAACGCCAGTACGAGATGCGGCGTCAATCTCGGTGATGTTGGCATCGAGACATCCTGCTGTTCGCGCAGATATCCTTGCCAAAGTCGTCTTTCCACATCCCGATGGCCCACAGAAAAGGAAGGTTTGCGCTCCCCCTCTTAAGATAATGGCTTTCAATGATTTGATAATAGTTGTATGACCAATGACCTCATCAAAGGTTCTAGGTCGATACTTGTCGTGCAGTACCTCTGTCATTTCTTTTCCCATGGAAATACTAGCCAAGTATCTTGTTCGACTTTTACAGAGAATGTATCAATGAATTGTGTTTCCGTAGGTTTTGCGTACACCACTGCATAATGAGCAGTAAGCACTTTTTGTACGCTTTCTATCGTTTTTCCTGTACTAATAGTGTCATCAACTACTAATACGGGACTAGGCATGAGACGGGGAAACTTGGTGATGTGAAGAAGACTGCCTCGTTGTTTGTTTTCGTCGTAGCTTTCTATGCATAGGGTTTCAATCATACGAATGTTGAGTTCGTGTGCAATTATTGTGGCTGGAACCAAGCCCCCTCGGGATACTGCAATAATTGATGCGAAGCCCCGTGGCAGTTGTTTGATGAGTGCTCTGGTGTCCTGATGAAATCGTTCCCAGGTGATGTTGATGGTATTCATGATCGCTTATGTCCCCAAATTTCTACGGAACTGAACTTGCCAATCTCGGTCAGGTCACACCAGTTTTCTCCAACTGAGACTTCCACCCCTAGAGGAACATTTACCCATGGGAACTCTACGCGGGTCATCTCACGTACTACAATTTCCAAGTTCTTGTCGATTTCGTGCTTGGGCCAGATGAAAGTCAAATCATCATGTATCTCCATATTGGCTTGGAAACGTAATTGTTCATATTCGGACAATCGCGCCATAGCAGAACATACAATTTTCGATTCAAGTGCTTGGATAGGGCTGTTGATTCTTTGGTTAGGTGAGATTGGTGCACGACGCCTGAAACCGGACAGTCCCGTGATGTACCCTAGTTTGTAGTACATCTTTTCTAAGTCGTCATGCCACTTTTTGATATCAGGAAACTTACTCCAGAATGTCTCTTGTAGTTTGACGCCGATGTGTTTCGGAACACCCAACCCTCCCGATACATTTTCTGCCTGCGCGCCGAAGAACGAGGGAAATACGAACTTGTTCTTCGACTCCTGCCGGAGTTCCTTTGCAAGTTCCTTGTCTTTGAGTGATTTTCCACGCAACCATTGCGGATACATTTTGGCGAGCCGATACATCCAGTCCGAATGAATGTCATAGTTGTTCCAGAATGCATCTACCAAAGCTTTATCACATGACTCCATAGCAACATTACGTGCTTGAATACCTGAGAAATCAACTGTGACAACACGCAAATCCCCTCCCGGCTTAACCTGCTTTCGCAACTTACGGTTAGGCCCATGCTTTACTATGTTTTGGCTATTAGGATCATTACTACTCGTTCGCCACGTGCGAGTACTATGCGTGCTAATGTGAGGATGAACGCAGCCATCCGAGTATAAAGTATCCGAGCCCTTCTTGAAGGGAAGTATATACGTGGAATGCATCTTGTTGGCTTCGCGCCAATCCAAGACCAAGTTTACAAAAGGATGTTTGATCTGTTTGAGTTCGTTTTCATCCACGCTCTCGACGGGATGATTGAGTATCTTCTCAATGACGAACTTGACATCCTGATTGGCTGATGGTCGAAATTCTGTCTTTTTTATCCGAGCAAACTTCTTTACGACGTCGAGTTGTGTCAGGTCTTTCTCTATCTTGCTACGACGTTGCGTAAATTCCTTGTCAAACTCGTTAACGACATCCTGGTTTGCTGGAATGCCTTTCAATTGGGTGAGAACCATCGTTGGGATGCGCCGCAACTGATGCTCGTACACACCCATCAAATCTTCGTCACGCAGACGTTTACGCTGTGGGAAGTACAAGTAGCGATGGGCTTTGCTATCGAGTGCGTTGTAACGTAGGACTTGGTCTAATGGTTCCTTGTCCAGGTTGTTCTTATCGAGCTTCCCAAACAACGCTTTTACGTCCAGCCCAAAGTACTGGATGCAAAGGAACTCGAGGCTGTGGCATCCGGGGTTGCCTCCCATACGTTCATCCAGGATGTAGGCTTGTGAAAGCGTGTCTTCCCAGGGTTGGGCGCGGAGTACCTTCCTGCCATAGAAATATGCTGACCACTCCATTTCAAAGGAGAGTGAATGTACCACCTTCTTACAAGGAGCGGTCAGGAGAAACTCTAGCAGAGTATCTTCTACGCGTTCGATCTGACGATCAGACCAGTCACATTCTGGATGATACAAGGGAAATGATGCGGCAACCTCATATCCCGCCATTGCCACTGTGAGTATTTTTGAGGTCTTCTTGTATGGGCGTAATCCTTTTGTTTCGTAGTCATAGCCGACGATCTTTTCGTTATGCATCGCCTTGATGAACTTGATTGCGGCATCGGGATTTGTAATGATCTCTACGTCACGTGAGAGGTCCTCGACGGTGAAAACCTTGGGTTCGGGGAGTTTGTCAACGATGGCAAATGCATTACGCAGATCATTAGCAAATGCGAACTCGATGTCCGAGCCATAGCTGTTTTTATCCCTTGGCTCAAACTTGCGGGACCGTCCTACGTAGGACGGATGCATCATGGGGAAGAACCAGCAAATGTGATTCCCTACCTTGATGGGAACATGTCTGCCATTCCACTTGGTAATGCCTTGCTGCTTGAGCGCCCATTGAAGGGGCACGTTTCCAAAACCGAAGATTGCTTTTGGCTTTGTCTTTTCTACGTCGGACGTAATTGATGGACGGCAGCACTCCACTTCTACCTGGGTAGGTTCACGGTTCTTGGGTGGTCGAGTGTTGCTTACGACATGATTTTCCGCTACATACCAACCTTCGTCGGTTTCTAAGTTGTATATAAATCCTTCAAAGGGTTGGGTATCAATATGAATGACATTGTCAAACTGTATAAGAGTGGGGTTAGTTTGTGTCAACTTGAAGAGCAACTCGGAACCTCCAAGTTCTTGATTAAGAAAATCCTCCTTTCTAATGGGGTGCGAATGCGTACCCATAGAGAGTCCAGAAATATTGAAGCGGCTAAGCCCTTGTGGAGACCTCCATCCGTTAAGGAAGTCTGTGATAGGTACGTCGCCGGTGAAAGCACGGAAGAACTCGCTAAAATTTATCATGTCCGCCCGCGTACTGTAAGTAGTTTTCTCAAACGGAACGGTATTAAAATCAGAAATGTTAGTGAACAGCTGCGTGTTTGGGCAAAGCGAAATCCCAGTGTTATCGATAGGAAACGTCGCTTCGGTCAGGGTATTAGATTGGGGGCCAATCTCAGAGAGGTTTGTACTCGCGAGGCACGTGCTAGAAGACTTCAACAAACACTTTCTGTTGCCTCTGATATTGAGCTGCTGTTGATTCCCGAACTTAAGCGGAGAAGCATTCGATTTATCAGACAGTACCCAGTTGGGACTTACAACCTCGACTTCGCCTGTTCCAATATCGCCGTGGAAATTGAAGTTAGTGTCAACCATCCGTTGGCTATGCCCCACAAGAGATTGCGCTGCAAAAAGCTCATCGAGGCGGGATGGTTTGTTTTGTTCGTGTGGATAAATTCCTCCCATCCATTGGTTCCTGCTACCGTAGTTAACTATTTGATCTCCAAGAGAAAGTTGATACGCGAAAAGCCATCCTTGGGATGTAAGTATTGGGTGGTGCGGGGTACAGGGGAGTTCGTCTCCAAAACGCGTCTTGACTATTATAAGCTCACCCACGAAGTAGCGGCGGAATAACTTCTTTATTCTGGACGGTGTTGTTACTTTTACTGAACCAGGAAAGCAGCGCACTACATTGGTCCATCGAATCTTATCATTCCATTTCTCAGGAATGCGAAAGCGTAGTATCTGGCCCGTCTTCCCGACAAACTGCTTTCCTTGCTCGTCTTCCGAGGCCCCAGGGGCTTCCCCAATTACTAAAATTGTAGGATGATCGGAACCAGTTGGCTCCATGTGTGGATGTTTTAGCCCGCGCTGATGGTTGAGCGGACAGACCGCGCAGCCATGGCGATGAAGGAAATCTACAGATAGGTTTTTGGGAACCAGTGATTCATTGTTGCGAGCTGGGGACGTTGGAAGGAAACCCATACAAGCCCCGAAATCTCATTGTAGAAACGCCAGAGCCGCTCGTAGAAACGCTTTTCGGCAGAAACCATGGGTTACCATAGGAGACAAATCAAACATTGCTATGCCATTGCTGCGACCATGTAGATCGCTCCGCGCGCATTCGTCAGGATCATACATTTGTTTGTAATGAGCATCTTGGTGTAGGTGTCGAGGCCGGATTTGATATGACGGCAGTCAATCTTGAGTGATACGTCGGGATGATCCTCTTTGAGTTTCATCGAGTCCATCATTTCACCACGCAATTGTGAGTTCGTTTCCATCCTGAGACGACCATCCCCAATCGTAATCGTCGTATAGTTCTTTTCTGAAGCTACATCAGCGATGATGATTGCGCGCTCGATCATTTCCTTGAGACGTACAGGAATAACGATCGCGGACTTCTTGATATCCTGCGGGACATTGTGGTTGACGATCTTATGGAACTCGATGGGTCTATCGGTTTCGATCAGTTTCCCGAACAGGGTGACGTTACCTGAGGTGAGCAGACTGTACTCGTCATTGATCTCGATCTTGCTTGCTCCTGACTTGGCAATCTTGACGGCCTGCTTGCAGAACTCTGTCGACAGCGTCACGCGGTTCTTGATGGGAGGTACGCTGGTCAGATTGAGTGGCACGTAGGTCAATGTCAAATCGTTGGTCCCGAACATCGCCAGGAACTTTTCGGTGCGGACCAGGGTCACACCAAGTTGCTCGGGTTTTGATGGATCGGTTCCTGCCGATTGTAGGCATAGTTCGAGTCCTTCGAAAAACGTATCGGGGAAATTGGTAGTATCCTTCGCCGGCTTGGGCATCTCGAAGATGAAGGACGACGCAGGCATCGTGGGGAATGCTATGTTTACCCCACCTGCTTTTAGACGTAGATTGTTCTCGTCTTGGGTGAGATTGACCTCCTCGGCACGAAGCGTCTTGACCAGACTGGTAAACGTGTTCCCCTGGATCGCGCATTCGAAATCTGTCTTGAGGCGTGTAGAAACCGCAATGGCATCGTTGTAAGCCATTATGCCGGCCCCAGTGAACCAGATGTGGTTCAGGATGGGAATAATGTCGTGATTGGCAAGGGCTGGACTGACGAGATCGACGCAATCGACTAAGTCTGTTCGGCGCATAATTCAATTTCCTTCATGTGCTCGACAAAATCATGATAGCGTCGAATGACATAACTCTCGTTATTCCAATCATACACACTACGCCGCATTTTGCATTGAACCAATCCTGATGTCATATACTTTTCGAACCGCTCTTGTTTGGTCTCGCGGAGTTCAAAGTAAGACAACAATCTAAAATTTGCGCCACGTCGTGTCAGCGAAATGTTCTGCGGGTTAGTTTTTATCATGGTGGCAAATACTACGTTGAAATCATCTGTTTTACGCGTTTCCCGAACGTGTTTTTGTAGTCCTTGATAGTAGATGATGTTTAGGTCTTGTCGTGTGTGTGGCGTGTTGCATACGCTCTCAATGGGGAGGTCGAGTTGATCTCGGACGTACTTATTGAGTGAATGCCTGAGTCCCGCGTCAAGTCCGAGCATCCCATAAGAAATGCCGGAGGCAGTTGTTATGCGTGGTGAAAAACGTACTGAGGTTGGGCGTGAGAAATCTGGTTCTTTGTTTCCCAACGCGGGGATGTAAACCTGCCCAAAGCCTCCTTTGAGTGCCCAACTCGTTGAGTCCACAGTTGTCCAGGGATAACGCAAAAGTAGGTTGGGTCCAGTTGCGCCGAACCCGTGTGTTTTGATTGGTTTCTTCCCCTGACGTTTTGCCAGTATTCCGAAGCAGCGATCCAGCCAGCGATGAAGCTCGTTGGGATGGGAGCGTAAGTAGGGGGAAATCCCAATGTAGGATTCTTTGTCATCGATCAGGCGTTCGAGCCAATCAAAGTTTTCTCCCTGATGAAACACGGGGATGGGATTCAACCCTTTGTCTTTAATGCGCTGTAGATTCTCGTAGGAAAGGCGTGCGGAGCGTTCGACAGATTCGTGGGTCCGGATGAGCTTTCCCTTTGATCCAGGGATAACGTCCATGTTGACGTAGGCAAAGATCAACTCCTTGTTGCGTTTGATGAACTCGACGTATTCGTCGATGCTGATGGAAATGTCACGACGCCACGCCGAAAATGCGCCGCTGTCCAAAAGGAGAGTAATCATCAATCACCATTGGAACTGTTGACCAGCGCCATGAATTCAGCGCGGCATTCCGGCTCATCTTTTATACAGCCTCGCAAAGCAGACGTCGTCGTCGTAGTGCCTTGGCGTTGGACGCCCCTTGATTCGAGGCAAAGATGTCGAGCACGGATTACAACGCCAACGCCTCTTGGCGTGAGTTCTGCATTTAGGGCGTTAGCAATTTGTGTACAAAGACGTTCTTGAACAGTCAAGCGCCGCGCAAAAATGTCAACTACACGGCTCAGTTTGGATAGGCCCACAATCTTACGGCCACGAGGAATGTAACCAATACACGCAGTACCAAAGATTGGCGTCATGTGGTGACAGCAATGCGAGTAAATTGGTATTCCTGCTTGGAAGATCAGTTCGTCAACAGGAGTTTCCTCCTCGAACAACTTGATTACATCCTCAACATTCTGTTGGTAGCCGGACATCCAGAAACGCCAGGCACGTATGACGCGCGCCGGCGTTTCTCGAAGCCCCTCACGGTCGACATCTTCACCCAGGCGCGAGAGGAGTTCTTTAATCAACTCTTCGTCAGTAACGTGGGTGAGCATGGGTTTCCCCTTACAGTTCGATCTCGAGAAGACCTGCGTCGACCAGGGCCTTCATGGTGTCACGCGTATCGGCGCGCATCGAACCGATGGTCATTTCGGTCCCCTTGTAACCCTCGTCCTTGAGTTTGGACATCAGGTCTTCGACGCTGATACTGGGCTTCTTGATGACGATCTGCTTGAGGCGGCGGCGCATCGAAAGTGGCTTCTTCTCGCCACTGCCGTTCTTCTTTGAAGCCGCCGTCTTCTTCGCGGCAGGCTTATCAGCAGCCTTCTTTGCCGGTGTCTTCTTGGTGGCAGCGATTTTCTTCGTCTTTGTCTCCATTACCTCTTCTTCTCCTGGTTCATCGTTGGTATCATCTTCGGGTTCTTCTTCCCCACGTTCGTCTTCCCCGTCTTCGACTACTCCGTCATCTTCGTCGGGGAAAGGAGGTACGTCATCGGCACTCAACTCGAGAATTTCGCCGTCGGCATGTTTCTTGCCGGCCTCGATTACCGAGTTGTAGAACTCTTGGGCTTCGGTGCTTAGACTTTCCCAGCCCTCCTCATCAAGCGTTTCCGCCTTGCTGATCAGTCTCTTGATCAGGTCGGCGTCGACCTCGTTCTTTTTGGGCTTTACGCCCGTCGCTTCGAGTAGCATTTCACGGATTGACATGTAGCATTGTCCCCGTCAGTTTGCATAGCCTGTCGGATCGGACACGCCTGCTTTGGCGAATCCCTCTTTACGAGCACGGCATGTGGGACAAGCGCCACAGTGCTGCTCTCCCCCGGCGTAACAGGACCACGTTAATGACCAGTCTACACCGAGTTCTTCACCAAGTTTGATAATGTCGTGTTTAGCCAACCACTCTAACGGTGTGGCCAGACGAATCGTGTGATAGGTGCCGATGTAGATGGCGTTTGCCATCGCGCCAATCCACTCCGGCGTGCAATCGGCGTAGGCCCAATTTTGGGCATCCTCGGCATGGGCACCAAAGTAGATTGTCCATTCCGTTCCTTGTTGCAGCTCAGCTTTTACGTAATCGCCGACCACTGTGGATGTAATGGCTGAAAGAATTAAGCCGTTTCGAAATGGAACGTAGGTTGGGGAGATGCCCTTGATATCGTTGTAGGACATATTGGGAATTTTTACGTTTGGGTCAGTCAGCATGGTTGGTGGAATAATTGACGAAAGGTCTCGTACCCGATGGGGAATGTCAAGGGCTTGGCAAGTCATTTTCGCGTGTTTGATCTCTTTCTTATGGCGCTGCCCGTAATCAATACTGATTGCTTCTATGGGTTCGTGGCGTGTGTGTGCCAAATATAAACACGTCGTACTGTCAATCCCTCCGCTGAGGAGGACGTAGGCTTTTGACATGGAAGATCATCCTCGATGATTGAAGTCAGATAACCTTACATACGCGGAATTACCGGCGTGCTCGCGTACCTCTAGTTTGACCAGTCGCACTCTTGGGGAATGGCCTTTCAAATCCAACCAACTTTCCAGGCGTTCAAACGTGAGTAATGCAATTGCCTCACATCCGGTGTTCTCTACCGTGCGAATGTCCAGTGCGTTGCCTTCCGTGGCTTTGACAAACAAGTCAAACATTGGGTCGTCTTTGGCGACCAGTGTTGTGTGATCGAACATGACTTCCAACCACTGTCGAAAATCTCCCAATCCTCCGAAGTCAATTGTCCAGTTGTTGTCGTCGAGTTCTGTAGCTTCGAACGTCGCTGAGAACTCCAACGCATAGCCATGCAAATGCTTGCAATGAGAAGAGGCCCGCCACTGGCGGAACGCCGTGGATAGTCCAACGCTAGATGTGTAAGTCTTGGTCGATCCAAAAACAATGTCGGTCCGATCGGTGATCTTACGAGCCATGGTTCATTCCATTGGAAATGAGTAACTCTGCCACCCTCTTGCTGATGGGAAGTGCAAAGCAATTTCCTTCTGGGTCTTCGCTGACGATAGAATACACCTTCTTGCCGTTTTGGCGTTCCAGCCGGATTAGAATGCGTCGTGGCTTCTTATTTTTCATCTTACTCTCCCAAGCAGTGCTTTATCTCTGCTACCAGGTCAATCATACTAGGATCACATCCAGTAAGTGTGCACAGCTTCTCGTTCGTAGTCTGGCGCTTGCCATCACTGTAATGGCGTGTTGGCGCGCGGAGTTTGTCAGCCTGCTCTACAAGAGCACAAATGGCATTACGCACAGTCGTTGCTGCATGGGCGAGACCGTACAAGTCACTGACGCTGACATCGTTGCGTTCGATGAATGTCGCTTCGGTTTCTTCTGAAGACACGCAGTCAGCGATTGGCAAGTCGAGTTGGGCCGTGCGTTTCTTGGATAAATCATGTACACGGCTTGTAAAGGTCCTTTGGAATAAACGCATCACGTGAGGGCGATCAACTGCGTCGGGATAGTGGCGTATAACGTATAACCAGCATTCGTATCCTTCTTGCACAAGATCATCGAGTTCGTACCATGAAGCGACACGCCAATAGTTTTTGTGTGCGTATTTGAACATCCAACGCTGAGCGCTCTTATCCATATCCATGATTTGATCCCCGCGTGTTGAAAGAGGTTGGTTGGCCTTGCTGGCATCCGCCACCAATCCCGCGTTCGCGGTTTCTCATTCGGATTAGAATGACAGGCCCATAGAAAGTTAAGTGGGCGGTTGGCATTTAGGGGACCGCCCGGCTCCCATAGGAGAGTGATCGGAGTGCTACGCGGGGACGAGGGCGCTCGCGATCTCCTTGTTGCCTCAAGGAACTGTGTTTGTTCCCGCTGGGTCAGAATCAATATACCCTTAGTTTCTACATCGCAACTGCCTCTAAAAGTTCCTTGTGTGACGTGAGTTCTCCTGGGTCTTTTGTCCCTTGCGATAGCCTACTAATTTGGACGTTGAGATCACGTAGCTGTGCTGTGATTCTCATTGCCACATGTAATGTGCCCCGATCTAGCAGAAGAACTCGTCGCTTGAATCTTGGTAGAAGCTTGTGCAAAAGATTAACTTGCTGCCCACTTGGGGCGCTTGTAAAAAAGCATGTGCTACAAATGCCATATCTCTGACCGAGTACATTTACTTTAAGGCTATCGAAAGGTCCCTCACAGAGAACAATGGTATTACAATTACTGGTATTTAGATCGTCGAACCAAAGTAGGTAGTTAGAGATGGGACCAACTGCGATAGGAACACCGGCTTTGTGAGCCTGCTCACTATCTATCGTCAGGCTCTTGTAGCGTATTGTCAAACGAGATGAAATCGTGCGACCTGTCCAGGACACGAGTTCCCCATTGAAGTATACAGGAAAGATAATACGTCCTTTGAACGCACCTGAAACGCAGTAATGAAGATCGTAGTCGCGTGTGAGTTTTTCAGGTGAGGTAAACCCACGTCGATGAAGATAGCTAATGTAAGGTCTGGCTGAGGGTAGTTGTCGAAACGGGCGAAACGTGTCGGGGAGTTCCAGTGGGATCGGGATTGGCTTCTCTGGTGGGTCCAGAGCTTGTTGGACTCGTTCCAGAAAATTACTTGGGATGTTGGTCGATGTTACTCCTGTAATTGCCAACGCTTGTTGCCACGAGCAGTTAGTGAGTACCTGCACGAGTCGTGCTGGGTTCCGGCCACGATGGTCGGGATTGCGTAGACAACGATATCCCGGTTCGCCAATGGCGAGATGTTGGGATGGGTCTGCGTTGCCACACCAAGGACATTGAATTGCCACAAGGTCGCGGCGAGGCAGGTTCGGACTTTTGGTCACGAACGCAATGCCCCGCTGCGATAGAAAGTTGATCCAGTCGAATGAGGTCATGGACTCAGTTTAATTCGATGCATTCCCCGAATGGAACTGAATCCATTCGATGGCACAACTGTTTGATGAACATAGGCTGTTCATACCCAGCCCATAGGACCCGGTAGGGAGGTTCTGATCCGAACGAACTTGAGTCGAGATCAGTAAGGTAAACGACTCCAGCCACATCCGGAGCATTTTCAGTGAACCATGCAAATGCCGGATCGAATCGTGTCCCGCCTCGGCCTTTGGCCTTCAAGTCGATGATCTCGCCCATTACGTACTCGGTGACGCTCTGGACACGATCATCGCAGAACACGACGGTGAGCTTGTCGATCTTGCCGTCGTCGAGTGCTGCCTGCGCCTCACTCGCGAACTGTTGCAACATTTCTGACGATACCGACGCCGAATCATCGACCGCGATACCAACGTGATGGATGCCGTCAGTTGTAGTGCCCGGTGCGATGATACCAAAGGGCAACATGCGTCGGTTCGGTCTTGCCCATGTGTAATCCTTGGTCGAGGACGGCTCAATCCAGGAACGTAGTACATCCCGCCAGTCGACTTTGGGTCGATTGAGGTTGGTGATGATTTCCTCGATAAACCCAGGAAGTCGACCTTCGCCCTGACGACGTGCAAAGTTTGTAGCCTGCCGGACTGCGACATTCCATTCTTCAGCTACGTCGTCCAGAGTCGATTGGTCGTTCTGTGGAGCGGCGTCGATGACGGCGCCGCAATCGCCCGGGTCTGATATTGGCGCGTTTGTGCCGTTCGCTGAATCATCCCCAGCATTACCAGAGTTGCTCCCATTAGCAGGGCTATCAGCGTCATCAGTGCCCTGACCTGTGCTTCCTGTTTCTGCGTCCACATCGTCGTCATTCCCATCCTTGTCGCCGCTTTGGTTTTGTCCATCATCCTCACCATCACCTTCTTGGTCATCGCTCTCTTCGGGCTGTTCCTGCTGCTGGGTCTTAAGGATGCGATATACATCGTCGGCATGCATCCCCTTGAACTGAACGTCGCAGTACGCTTCTTGTGGAACAACGAATCCGGCCTCTCGCAGGGAAAGGTTCACGACGTGATCACATGCGACGTTCCACAATTCAGGATCGCGGTTACCACGCCGTGTAGTGTGGTTGAGGGCGCAGTGAAGAACCTCGTGCGCCCCCACGAATAGCAGCTTTGGATCATTGCAGCGATCGAGAAACGCTGGGTCGTAAAGCCAGCGTTTGCCATCCGTCGCCATCGTGCCAATCCCGGGTGCCGACATCAGTTGAAGTCGCGATGCCAGGAACCCGAAGAAGGGATGGTGTACTATGAGCTGCGAGCGCAGCCTTGTCATTCGTGGGTCGATGTCCATTATGTCCCCCTAGATCAAAACATGCTGATTGCGAACGGCCCACTCCGTGTAACCCTTCGCGACCTTCAAGGAAGGATCACGCTTGGTTGCAGACTGGGCGACGATCACTTGATATTCCTCAGGCAGACGCGCCAGGTACGTGAAGATCGGTCCTGACGTTTTGGCGGTCATTAGATTACCCAACATCCCTGCTACGGCATACTGAACATCGGGTTGCGCCCCACTTGGCACTCGAGCTGCTTTGGGATCAGAGATGATATCGTCGATAGAGATCATATTGGAGTAGACTCGCCAGAACGCTTCGAACTCGTCGGCCGCAGCCGGTCCGACGTAGCCCGAGAATATCTTACGGCGCATTGCGGGAGCTTCGTCGATGAACTGGAACGCATTGGTCCAGGACCGGGCCGATGGGAACGCTGTCTCGTCCTTGCCAACCGAGAATGCCGTCTGTCCCGCGATGCCGATTGTCTCGCCCGGCATGACGTGGAACAGTGCGGGGCGGAACCGGAGGAAGGCGACACCGCGATGATCGACATGTTCCAACGCGTACTGTTCAAGCCACGATGTAAGATCGGGCTCGACGCACTGCACGTTGAAGCGATTGGCGAGCGCGGTTGACATGCGCTGGGCCGCTGCACGATCAGCGACGTTGTTGCCAGATGCCATTGCAACCCAGCCGCCAGGCATTGTCCAAGAACCAATCCGTCGCTCCTGAATGATGCCGTAGGCCGTAGCCTGCATCAGTTGACTGACCACGTTGATCTCGTCGAACAGCATGATGCCATCAGGACCGTGCTTCTTCTCGTCGGGAAGATCATCGGGACAGAACCAACGCAGCTTGCCAGTCTTGGCATCGGGAATGCGGATGCCACCGACATCGACTGGGTCCCGCAACGTCAGTCGAAAGTCGATGAATCCGATCTCCATGGTTTGGCATGTCTTCTCGAACAGCGAGGTCTTACCCATGCCGGGCTTGCCGAGAAGCATCAAGGGGCGGCGTTTACCGTAGTGACTTTTGATCATCGCCGCTGCGTCGAGCATTGAGATTGAGTGTGTCATGTTTCTCTCCTATGATTCCGTAGTCTACCTTCCGCCTTTGCGCGTTCACGTCCACGCTGTTCGTGAGTAAATAAAGCGTGGCGTTCCTTTTCTCGCCGCGTTAGTTCTTCGCGTAGTTTGAATTTGTACGTGTCAGTAGTCGCAATTTTGATCAGGTTGCGAATTTGACGCGTACTGAGTTGTTGGAGTAACTCATTCATGACATGAACGCCGCGACATCGGTGAGAATCTTGTCCGCAGCTTTGGCGACTGCGCCACGGACACTATCATTCTCGCGGAGCGTATCGGCGTCATTCAGACACAACTCCGATTCGATCCGCTTTGTCAGGGCGGTGAGCTTTGCATCGCCCGTCAGGTTGAAGGCCGGCAACAACGCAACCAACTCGCGCACGTTTTCGACGAGTGAATCACGGAACAGGCCCTCGGCGCGATTGTCTTCGTCGCCGGGTTTGTAAGCCTTGAGCCGCTCCGCCATATGCCCGACCAACTTGGTGATACGCTCCTTGACGTCCTGCATTGCCGAGTCTAGTGCACCCCTCATGCGCTCTTCGACGTCCTGTTGGACCATCGAGAGATGTTCTTGCGCGATATCAACGCGGAAGTCCTTCGCATCTGGACAGGGCATGACCTTGATGTCAAAACCAAAGTGGTTCCGGATCGAGTTTGGCGAGGGGTAGTCATCCTCGTTGAACATACCGTTGAGCCGCGACTTCGCACGCTTGATGATGCCTGCGTAGTTCTTCGCGAAGGTGTCGGCCGCTGCATCGTACTCTACCTTGAGCTTTCGCATCTCATCGACGTAGCTCATGTAGAGCGCTGCCGGCAAAAGACGACTACCATCATCCAACCAGGGTTGGGTCAGCATGTAGTGACGTTGGCGGGCCGCTGTCCTGATCTGGTTGAGTTCCTTGATGTCGATTTTGTCGACCAGGAGCTTGTTGTAGCGCCCGGCATCGGGCGTCGCATGATTGCGGCGATTGGTCTCCTCGGTGACCGATGCATCATATCGACGCGCGGTCCACATTGAGACGTTGACAGCGGCGAGGACCGCTTTCTGCGCCAGTAAATTTGGCGCGGTTGTTTTTGACTTGGACATTTCATCCCTCCTTTGAGACCAGCCACAGGCCAAACCCCGCGTTTGAATCCGTGCCGGCGCGATCCGGTCCAGGCCCCCATCGTTTGATCATTGCCTTACGCCGCGCCTCTTTCTCGGTCGCGGCTTCGACGATGGTCACTTCATCTTTCGGGCCGTTAAAGGTCCAGGTTGGCATCATTTCCCTCCTATGAGTTGATCGTAGTGATCCCAGCGTGACCGAGGGAGCATCGTTGCATGTCCTTCCTGGGTCACGGCGTAGACCATTTTGGTGATGTCATTTCCGGCCGCGGTCTTGGCTTCCCACCATGACAAGCAATACTGCTTTACGCGGGTGCTCGGCGTGTGCCCTGAAACGACGGTGAAGTAGGACGCGCTCTTGACGATCGCGTCCTCCCATTCTTCCTGTGTGGGGACTGTCATACTCGTCTGCCGTGCCAGATGATCTTGATCCACAGTATTGCGTAGCGATTGCCACGTGCTGCGTCGAGGATCATTTCAGCGGCTTTGAAAGGTGGGTGTCCAGCCGCTTTGAGCATGGCGTAGATTCTCGGATATCGTCTCATTTCTTCTCCCCGATCGTGATGAATTTGTGCTCGGTGTCGTACCGAAGCAGGAAAGGACCGCGAGGCCCCGCCTTCTTTAGGTACTCGGCGACCGTCATCTTCGGCTTGTACATTGCGAAGAGATCGTAGGCAGCCGAACCGGGCTGCTTGGGATTCTTCTCGCTGACGACCGTGATGACGTGCTCGGGAGGGAAGTGCTTCCCGCGCTTGCGTCCCTTTTCCTTTGGAGCTGGTGCTTCGTCGTGCGCCTTGCCGTTTGCAACTGGCTTACGCTTTTCTTGCTGAGCGCGGAGAATCTCGCGCCCGGCCGGCTCGATGTTCTTGGGAAGGCTGAAGTCACGCACCTCGTTACGTTCCTCCTTACCGAGCGCCTTGCGTTGGTTCTCTTCCAGCTTGGCTTTCTGCTCCGGTGTCAGTGGCTTGCGGTTTTCGACTTTGAGAAAGCCGGGAATGCCGTTGTCGACGGGCTGTAGGTGCTTGTTAAGGCAGTTTACCATCTGGCCCCAAGGTGCCGGCTTGTCCCATTTGACCTCAGAGACAGTAGGACCGACAACTAGCACCGTCCCGTGAATGTCGGGGCGCAGGACGCCATCCACTTGATCGTGAATGTTGTGGACCCGATCCTTGACGTTGGGCTGGTATGCGGGCTGGTCGAGTTTATTCCACTGATATCGCGTGACGGTCTTCTGTCCCGAGGTTGTCAGTATCTTCTCCAATTCGAAATCGGCGCCTTCCTTGGCGTCGGCTCCGAGCGTGGCGAGTGCGGCTTTGATTGCGCGGTCGCGCTTGTCGAACGTCTTGGGTTGAGTTGCTAGCATGTTTGTCTCTCCTATGCAGAGCGCGTTTCTGATCGCTCCCAATAACGCCGGGATTAGCCGGCGCTACCAGCAACGAGTTCAGCTTACTTTTATGATGACACGATCTTGCCGAGATATTCCTCTCCTATGTTCCGCATGAAGCGGCTGGGACCCTCTCTTGCGAAAGGGTCCGGGTCGCGTCAGGTTTTCGCGTTCTCGCGTTCATTCATTTCGTCGCGTAGGTCGTTTGCTGATTTAAGCGCTGCCGTAGCTGTGATCTTTGCTTTTTTATCAACGTTGAAGTACCTGAACACTGCGCCGGCATCATAGCGAACGTAATAGCCATAAATGCGTCTGCCGCTTGCGTCAGCAGTTACATAGAAGCGCTTTTCCATAGCTAGCCTCCCTTAGGCTCGGCTCAGGTAAGCCGTCGTAGCAGCCCGTGTAATCAGGTAGATCAGTGCGGGAATAACTGCGCCGAGCACCGCGGCGGGGTAGACCATCCAGCCCGTCGCCTGGCAAGCAAATGCCAGCGCATTCATTACCGCCGAACCGGCCAGCGTGCCGACGATAGCGGGTCTGGCGTGCTTGGATATCTTGCGGCGAATGACCTCGCTCACCGCGGTAACTAACAGCAGTTCCAGGGAAATGAAGCCCAGGTCGATGCCGACTGCCATCGCCCAGCTTTCCCAGATGGGGCACTCGGTCATAAGCTTGATGCCCGTCGCGAGATGGTGCAGCGACAACGCAGTCAGCGTTGCCGCTACCAGCCCAGCTGTGACCGCCATCGTCGCCTGCCGCCGTACCGCCTTGGTCGCCCGGGCAACTGCCCGATGCTTGCGGGCCTGCGAGTTAGTGCGAGGCAAGTTCACCACGTTTGCCGTCATAGTCATGTTCTCTCTCCTATAGGGCATTGACGCCCGATATGCGGCCCGTAAGCGGCACGTCGCGGGTCAAGACGGATGCTTAATACGGACCACGCGGAGTGTAACTGCCGTCTCTTGGCCCAAGGGCGTCATTACCCGCAAGTGCTCAGAAGCTATGAACTCCAGGTCATCAAGACTGCGAATATCGACGCATCCGCTATGTCCGTTGTTCACAAACACGCGGTAATTCGGGGGCAAGTCCTTGGTCTTGTCGGCTTGCGCTTCTGCAGAAATGGCGCGAATAAGCGATCCGGTATGCTTCATTTTCCTTCTCCTATAGCCTGTCATCTTTCAGGACTGCGCGGGCTAATGCGCAATCGACGGGCGGCAACTTTAGCCGCTCCGTTTCGACTTTTTCATCTAGAAGCTTGCGCCTCACTAACCATCCCCCGGCGCGCCCACATCCCCGGATTATCTTTCCGGCGGTCATCGCCTTTGTGGAGGACTATGCCGATGCCTACCCGGCTTGGCGTTACCTCGGGGCGGATGGCTGGCTCTTGGCTTCAGGCCATGTCCCCTCGGGCTCTCCCGCTTCGACCCCCAGGTCGTTGGCCTCGGGCCGTTCTGATTTCCCCGATCCCATCTCCCCGTTCCAATGATCAGAGTGTAGTCATAAATCATACATATGACAACTGATTTGTTGCTTTTTTCTGACTTTTTCTTACTTATTTTTAGTTATCCCCAGGGAAAAGTAGTCATTGGCTAGTCTACGCGACTAGATGACTAGGGAATTACTCTGTTGTAGGGTTAGGTTCCTACTTGCGTAGGGATTACTTCCTACCACGTAGAATGGACTTGAGCAGGTCTTCACCGGCCGATAACGCATTGAAGATACGCTGGTCATAAGTGCCGGCTACTACCAAGTCGTAAATGAATACGCGATCGTGCTGCGAGCCCTGGCGTTCGACGCGTCTACGTGTCTGCTTGCGCATGGACGGTGTCACAGGGGATTCGTAAAATATCCCGTACTTGGAAATCTGAATGTTGAGGCCCAACCCCGAGTTGTTCTGCAACAGCATCACGCGACAGGACTGATCATTGGCAAAGCGTTTGCGCATCTTGTCATGATCTTTGGTCTTGCCGTAGATGCGTACATGATTGATGCTGCGCTCCGACAATTCACGAGATATCATGTCGGCCGAGTAGTTGAATTCGTAGAACACGATGATCTTGTGCTCGGGACGAATGCTCTCGATGAGACTCAGCAACATGTCAAGCTTTGGGTGATCCTCGAACTCGAACTGTGCTTTGGTGCCTTCATCGTCATCGTAATAACCCAGGTAGCCGGATGAAATCTGTCTCATGCGGAGAAATGCATTCTTCATCAAACGATAGTCGCCACGCGCATTGAGCAACGCCTGTTCCGTGCGTTCAGCGTAAACGAGAGCATCAACAGGAAGCTTGATTGCTTTCTTGATTTCTACGACTTTGGGCAAGTCGGCGGCGTTTGCTTCATAGCCCAGGCTACGATTAGCCAGCATGCGATTGAGAGTACCATTCATCTTCTCTTTGAATGTGTAGTCAATTCCTCCCCAGTAATTGGGTTTGCTAACAAAGAACGTCTCGCGGAATAGTCCTAGGGTCTTCCCTAGTGTCTTGCCCTGATCCACTAGGTACATCTGCGACCAGAGATCAATGGGATCGTCAAATGGGGTACCTGAGAGCGCGAAGACGATCTCGGCCTTCTTTGATATTTGTCGACAGATACGAAAAGGCAGCTTCCCACGGGTCTTCACCATGGTGGAGGCTTCTTCAAGGATGAGACCGTTCACGACCGAAAGAAGCTCTTTCAACTTGCCCTTGTCGGGAATGAGTCCATTCCTGTCTTTTTTATTCTTGCGTTTGATTACTCCTAACGTGCAGACCATGTGGAGCAGACCAGCGTAGGTCGTAATGGCAATCATGTAATTGCCATCCAGCAGCGCACGCCACTTCTCTTTTGACGATCCTTCCAGAATGCAGTAAGTGGTTTTTGGGGAATGCTTCTCGATCTCGAGTGCCCACTCGGTCACAACGGACTTTGTGGGAGCAAGGACCAACGCACACTTGAGTGTCTTCAGCTTTTTGAAATATCGAACCAACGCTACAGACAAAAGCGTCTTGCCGGTACCCGTGTCACACATGTAGTATAAGCGTTTGAGTTTCGCGCCAGCGATGAAACACACTTTCTGGTGATGGTACAGCTTGAACCAGATTGGAGGCTGTACGGGCAGCCGATCCATTCGATTGTCGAGCTGCTCGTCGGAAAGGGCTTTGTATGCATTGCAATCGCGCAGAGGCCTTTGTAGGAACGTTTTGATTGTTCTGCGGGGGATCATAGGCCTGGAATGGCAAAACCGTGTCTACGAGCGTCCTTCGCGGGAATTAGGGCGCCGCAATGTCTGTACAATCCTATCTCGCTCCCATAAATTCAATCCGAGAAGAAAACCTCGATAGTCTTTCCCGGCAATTTCGTGTCGATAGGGTATCGCTTCCAACTTGGTTGCTAGTTCTTCATCTTTTGGGTCTGTTGCTGTCATAGTCATCCTCCTCGTCTTCGTCGCCACCACTCCCCTTCATATCCTTTAGGAAGTCGAAGTATTTGGGCTCCAAAAGCATCGAGTCAATACAGAATTGTCCAACCTTGTAGTTCTGCGTAATCAGCACACCAAAGTGATCTTCTTCCGATCGGGCCTTGGCGATGTACATCCTGGCCAGCCCACGTTTGCGTTCTTCATCTGTACATGAATACACGGCAACCTGATCGGCGCTGTTGGTCAAGGCCCACGCCTCTGAGATTTGCGTCATTGACACCGTAGTTGATAATGCACTGATTCGTCCTGTCTGCTGCGCTGTGATACCTGCGACGTTACGTTCTTCACAGAGCCCTTTGAACTCTTCTCCAATACGTCCCAGTGAGTTCGTGTGATCACGTGGGTCGGTCCGGGTTACGCCTATATAATCCAAAAGAAGCATGTCCGGGATGAAATGTTCGACGACCTCGAGATGATCCAGGTAAGCCCGCAATCCATTCATGGTCAGCGAACGCATCGGAAACTTGCGAATGATGATGTTGTCAAAGCGCGTACCGACATGGCTGATACGTGTTTGCAACTCATCCGAGATCGTCGGGTCCTCCCACGCAAAGTCGGGTTCGATGATCTCTTGTTCAGCGCTTTCGAAGCGTCCCAGTTTGTCCACGTTGAGTGTCGTCGATAGAAACTCTTTCTCCTGGCGTTTTGGCATCGAGAACAAACGTTGGTAGTAGCGTTGCGCGACTTCATCTTCGGTGAGTTCAAGAGTAATGTGCGCGATCTTCTTGCGTTGGAGGAATGCACGAGCACCCTGATCGATTAAGTACCAGCTTTTGCCAAATCCCGTAGGCGCCAGAAACAACGTGACGGCTCCGCGTGCCGGTACGAAGCGCCTTCTGTCGAACTGTTCAATGCCTGAAATGAATTCGACCTGGCGGTTCTGTAGGTTCTCAATGACGCGTTCGTAGTTGCTCAGGTGTAGTCCGGGTTTGAAGTCAATCTCGCGGGTGTGAAGAATATCATTCCAGATTTCCTCGACCTCGGCGATTGCCAACTCGTTGTTGGATTCGAGGCGCTGGGCCGAGCGCAATACCGCGTCTTTCAACCGTTGCGTGCGATGAAAAGAACTGAGCTTGTTTACGACGTATTCCCCGTTGATGCTCTCGGATAACTCCAGCATTGCAACGAGGATGTTGTTATAAGTCTGCGCCTTTCGGTTGTTGGGATCATCGATGATATCGGCAACGAGGTCCTGCGTGTGCTGTTTGGGTGCCTTACTGTGCTGGCGCCAGTAATCGATACAGCGTTCTACAATGATACGTAGTTCGCCCTCGAACAACTGGGGCTCGATCAGATTGACAACAATTTTTCCATAGATGTCGTTATGCGCAATGACTGTCGCCAGGTTCTCCTGCAACGTCCTTGTCAGGAGTTTCTTATCTGCCATATCAATCTGTACTTTCCCACGCCGCTATGCAAACAGGCGTAACGCCTCTTGCCAGTTCCTTCATGGCGTCAGCGTAAACCCTTATTTCATACTGTGCATGGGTGTCACAGCGCAGAGTTAAAAATCGAAGTAGATTGAGTAGATTCACCGTTGCAAACATATGAGAGTAGGTCGCAACCGGCAATACCGACCGCGCTAGTTCGCGGGGAACATCCTGCGCCAAAAGAGAACGATACGCTGCAAATGCCGCACGGCAACTGTGATCGATCATGGATGGGACTAACATGTCGCGTTCAGTAGACAAGTCACGACCTTGTTTGTTCGATTTCGACTGTGATCCAATATGTTCAGGCCTTGGTACGTAGAACACCTCAGGCAATTCTTTGTATCTAGCACTCAACTCGTTGTAACTGAAAGTTCTGTGGCGATGCCACTGCCGAAAGACAAAGATCGGAGCCATTACCTCGAACGTAAACGTCACTGCTTCGAACGGTGTAGTGTGCTTGTGTTTCCACAAGTAGTTGATCAGGCGTGTATCAGATTTCTCATCCTCACCTGCGCGCCACGCAGCATCGTAAGACACGCGCGCAGCCCGCACTACTGACAGGTCGGAACCCATACTATCGACAAGTCGTACAAAACCGTGATCTAGCACGTCAATTTTTTGCATTGTTGCTCTCCAAGTTGGAAATCTCGCGGTTAAGATACCATCTCGCCTTTTTCAGGTCCTCAAGTGCCGAATCTTTCTTTCCGGCTCGGCAGATGTACTTGACACAGTTCCCAAGCGGGAAATTAAGACCCCACGCCTCGATAACCTTGATCGCTTCGTAAAGGTTGTCGGCACCGCCGTAGTTGTGGAGGATGGTTGATCTTTTCAGATGGGCTGTCTGCCATAGCGTTTATTCTCTAAACGCCATCTGGAACTGCTCGCGTACTAGCCTTGTAGTTTCGTACACGACACGTTGTGCCTCTGTCAGCATCTCACGGTCACCCGCTTGCATACTCATAGTCGCGGGGGCGAACTGATGGAGTACGGCAAGAGCCTCGGGGAGAGTCAGTGTCATTTCGTGGTCTCCTGTCTGACGATAAGCTTGAGTAATCCAGCTTTCGCATATCCGGGGAAGTTCTGGTCGATCACAGCAGGAATACGGTTCAGATTGCGTAGTAAGGTATTCCCTGTGGTTGGCACACGTTGGCGGGTCATATATTGCCATAACAGGTCAATTGCAGTTGTGAGTAATGCTTCTTGCTCGAGGCGGGTACTGACGGCTTTCTCGGCGAATGAAATGGCCAGGTTGATCTTGTTAAGCTGCCCAGTCTTGTTGACTGCGAACTTTGGGCATTCGATCCCGCGGGCGTTGAGCACAGAACAAATCACATTGACCACAATGTCTGGATCAAGGCCACCATTGACCTTCTTGACAACAGGCTGTGTAGACCCTTTCAAGGCTTTTATCCGTTGGTGTAATGCATCCAATTCCCGGGCAGACAGGAACGGCAATTTGGAGATGATCTCATGTAAATCGGAACGCATGCATCTTCTTCATACTACGTACAAATACAATACTACATGAGAGTAGCATAGCAGGCATACCTACCCTACCCGTATCCCCTCCCCTCCCGCAGTTTAAGTCTGCGTTTGACGTAGAGCGAAGGCAGACTTAAACGTATATTCGTAGCTCTTTATCCTGCGTTTATCGCTCCGCCATGTATCGGTGGCCAGCCGCCTCCCCACCCATTACGTATGCCGGGCCAGCATGAGGGGGTAGTACGGGATTTACATCCCAGGAGCATTTATCCCTCAGGGCAAGCTACACCCAGTCGGGCCGTCGGGTTAACCGGCGCAGGTATGACTAGAATCTTTGATGGGATGTTTATGGGCTTTGGAGGGGTTGCAACCAGGAACTCAATCGACTATAAGCCGGGTTCCGGTTGGATGCTCGCCGTCGGAAGCTCCATCCAATCAGCCCCGGCAAGGTCACTCTTGGCCGGGGCATCTTTTTGTATAGACCCAAATTGATTTGTCGACAACCCTCTGTATGATAGTCATGAATTCAATGGGAGGTTGATAGATGTATTCCTTGACCAATGTTCCCAAGAAATCCGACGATCTCGAAATCAAAGGCATCGTTGATGGTGAGAACATCCGCATTGTTTGTGCTAAGCGCCACGCAGATGCTAATGATGATTGGTTAGGTATGGCGGATAGCTATCTAGGTGACCACATGCTCACGAAACCCGCTGCTTTGCGTAAGATGTATGCAGACGATTTGGTGACTGCTATTCGTCTGGCCCGTGATGCCGGTTATGCACAAGCCCAACACGACATTCGTTTGGCGTTGGGCATTTCTCGTGAAAGGATTTAACCATGGACCTTTCAGAACTCACCCAACTCGGCAGTGTCAGCGAAATCCCTGAGTCGCCGGATAGAGCAGTCATCGAGATCGTCAACAACCCTTATCCGCAGTTGCCCTACACGTGTCGGTTCACCTGTCCTGAAATGACCTCTTTGTGCCCACGGACGGGTGCTCCCGACTTCGCAACGATCGTCATCGACTACCAACCCAAAGAGTTCCTGATCGAATCCAAATCCCTCAAACTGTTCATCGCGTCGTTTCGCAATCACAGAGGCTTCCATGAAGTCTGTACCGTCATGATCTGTGATCGCCTCTATCAAGCAGTTTCACCATGTTGGATTCGTGTCGTCGGTATGTGGATGCCGAGGGGCGGAATTCCTATCGACGTTGTGATCGAGGTCGGTTGTCCTGAAGGCGATCAGCTTCCTCCCGAGATGCCAATCGACCTTCGTGCTTATCGGGCAAGGTGAGATATGGCCAACATTGCGGAGTTGATCACACAGATTGAAACTTTTCTGGAAGATGCTGATCGTTTCGAACTTGCTGATGACAGTGTGGTTGATATCTGGCCGGCTACTAGAGCACTGGATGAGTTGAAACTCGTCCTCGCCGCGCAGGCGCAGGAGATCGAGCGGCTAAGAGACGCACTAGAGGCCTGTCGCCAACATGTCCGGCATCACAACAATTCGGGAAGTTGGTGGAACGATCCAATAGTTTGGAAATTAATGCGAGAGAAAATTGACCCAGCACTTGGAATAGAGACGCGAGAATGACTCTATCATTCGGGGCAGAGCACGAGTGGGCCGACTTCCCACTCGATGGGGTATTTCCTTATGGATTCAAGCATAACAAGAAAGATCACACCGTCGTCAATTCTAATGGCATTGCCAATGACCCGTCTGGTAGGCTCTACAAGTTTGGTGGTGAGATCAATTCCCCACCGACAGATTCGATAGGCGATCAACTCGACATCACCGAGAGATTAATTGACTACTTGGACATGGCGAAAGTGAACTATCGCTCCAACTTGCATATTCATCTACGTGTTCCCGGGTTGCGTGATGATCTTGCCATGCTCAAACAGGTCCAGAGATACACTCACACGAACATGCCTGCCGCGTTGCAACTCATCGAGCCCATTCCCAAGCCTTCTCATCGGGACAAACAATTCGAGAATCATTTCCAAGCTTACGAAGGTGCTCTGCGCCGCTACAAACGCAGGTGCGTCAGTCATCACACGTTGCTGACGCCTAAACGTCTGGCCTACCAACTCGAGGCCAGGACATGCGATGAGTTCTTCAGGCTAGAAGTTCCTGCCGCCCCCAATGGACGCGTGCTATGGCATCTCCAACCAAGACTGTGTGTGTCTTTGAGACAAATGCTGGAGACCGATACGATCGAGTTTAGGCATTGGCCGGGTACGCTTGATATAGACGAGTTATCGACATGTTTCCAATGGTGCAAACGTTTCATCATTGCGGCGATGAATGATCGGCCTATACTCGACTTGTTGGCATGGGCCAGGAAACAAACGTTCCCGAAGTTCCCGGATTACGTCCACTGGATGGAGTTACGTTATCGTGCCACGGTCCATGATGGGTCCCTGTCCAAGGACGAGATCAAGCGTAATATCGCGAGAATACTCGATGGTAAGTTTGATGAACACGGAATAGGCGAGTCATTGCCATGAACATCCTCGTTGTCTGCCTTGGTAACATCTGGCGCTCGCCATTGTGCGCAGCGGTCCTGTCACGTGAAAAAGGATTAAGTGTCAAGTCCGTGGCGTTCCTCAAAGGAGGCAGGCGTGCCGCTCCCGGTGCGAGAGATTATGCACAAAACAAATTGAACGTGGACCTATCCGAACACCGCTCGCAGCAGATTACCGCGGCTGACATTGGCTGGGCCGATATCATAGTATGTATGAACGAAAGGCACATTCAACGTTTGAAGGCACTCGTCCCGCGTAAACAACTGTGGTGGGTGCGTAATCTCGGGGATTACGCCGATCCTGTAAGATCGTCAATTCCCGATCCCAACTTCATCTCTGATCCGATCCGCCTTGCGAAAACGTTGGATTTGATCTACAAGGCGTCTACCAACTTGGGAAGGCAACTCGTAGCCAAGACGGTGTCAAAATGACCGTCGTTATTTTCCGTGATGTTCAGATTGGTGATATGATCTTGGCTATTCGAGCAGCAAAATGGTTGTTGGCGCAGGACCTAGGTCAGAAAGATGCTATACTGGCTTATGGTAAAGGTGATGATGAGAAAAGCTTCTATGTCAAACGCAACAAAAGCAGCATTACGGTGAGGTCGTGCTCCCGATCTTTGTGAACGAGATATTTGGCCCAACTATCCAAGGCGAGGGTCCGTCAGCGGGAATGCCTTGCATGTTCTTGCGGACAGCATACTGCAATTTATCTTGCCGGTGGTGTGACACCCCCTACACGTGGAATTGGATTGGTTCGGCGCCAGGAAATCATCCAGACAAGTTCATTCGTGAGAATGAAGTTCATAAGATGACGGTTGATGAGGTGCTTACCCAGTTGGGGGAAGTTTCAACTTCAACAATAAGAGTACTTCCTCCTGTTCGTTCTTTGGTGATCTCGGGTGGAGAACCTATGCTGCAACAGCGCCGACTCATGCCTGTAGTTAGTATGTTGGTGATGGCAGGTTGGTGGATCGAGATCGAGACAAATGGGGCGGTCATGCCCATCGCGGCATTCACGGGGATGTTGGATCAGATCAATTGCTCCCCCAAGTTGTCCAACTCAGGAGACTCGCTAGAGCGGCGAATCAAAGAAGGACCATTGCAGGCTCTTGCGAAGGACGATAAGACAATCTTCAAGTTCGTAGTAGGCTCGGAGCCGGACCTGGATGAGGTCAATGCATTGGTCAGACAGTTCTGTATGAGGAACGTGTGGCTCATGCCGCAGGCGCGGACCAAGGAAGAGTTGGAGAAGAACTATCCGTTGGTCTGTGCATGGGGGAAGCAACTCGGGTACAATGTGAGTTCGCGTAAGCACATTGAATTGTGGGGGTCAAAACGGGGTGTTTGATGGCAGGATTACTTGAGCCACAAAGACTTGACTACTGTAATTGGTATTACGAATACCCGACGTATATGCTACTTGTTCATGAGGTAAGGGATAAAAAGGGCAAGCTGCTCACTACTGATAGCATTAAAATTCAGTGGCGTAAGATTCAGGCTTCATTGAAGCGCAGTTACAAGCCTAAGAGAAAGCCGCGTTGAAGCCTCTTGCAATTTTATTGCGCATCCTCTATTGTATTCGACCCATGACAGGCGGACGTTGGATAGTCGCGGTCACACAACCCAACCGGGAGGGCTGGGCACTCGAAAATATCGAGCGCCAGTCCTACAAATATTACTTCCCGCAAGTAGCCGAACGCGTCAAGACATCCCGACATTTGATGGAGTTCCGTGCCCGCCCATTATTTCCCAGACACGTGTTTGTCTACATTGAAGACAAGTGGCATTCGCTCCTGAGTACATTTGGTGTCAGGAGTATTATTATGTTCGGAGGCAATGTCGCTGTCGTTCCAGAGCGCGACATACAAAGAGTCCGTGCCATGGAAGATCAGATGGGATTGGTAATACTTCCCAGACTCCGTGAAGGTCAAGAGGTAATCCTCAAACGTGGAGCCTTCTCAGGCCAACGCGGTATCTACCAGGGTCAAAGTTCGAAAGATCGTTGTAAAGTGTTGCTTGCTTACCTGGGTCGTGTAGTTCCGGTTTTGGTTGATAGTGACATACTCAAAGCAGCTTGAGTATGATAAGATGCAAGGGGCACCAAACGTCGGCCCTTGACTGCCCAGCAACCGATTAGGTGCCTAAGCTGGGAATAGTAAGATCGGTCAAGGCCGCCGCGGTCAGGCCTAGCAGTTCTAATAGAACTGCCCTTGCTGAGGAGGCGTTATCCCAGCACCCGGACGGTAGTGCACCTTCAAAGTAGAGATGTGGGCTGGCCAGACAGGACATACGCCGATGCGCGCAGGGTTTGGCGACGACGCAGCCCACATCTGTACTTTGGGATGAAAAGTGGGAATCCTGATTACGGGTCTCAACAAAGGCCCCTACCCGCGTAAGAGTTGGATCATTCTAACTTGTGATGCACGCCACTCTGGATTTCTTGGCGTACCAAATCAGAGATTTGATCAGGACGGCTTCATCAAACAGTATTCTGCCGCGATGAAAGCGGGTTGGAAAGACACATTTCGTAATGGTGACCGTGTATTTCTTTGTCCCGGTTGTTCAGGAAAATGAGAGATGGTGAATACGTTCCGTCCAATTCGAGAGCGTGCAGAGCTGTTGCTTGTTAAGCAAGCCTTGGCCATCAAGGCCGGTTGTGTTTACGCCTTATGCGATAGTAAAGGCTACGCATTCTACGTTGGCAAGACGATACGCCCAAAGCGGCGATTTGCTGAACATGTATGGTCTTTGAAAGGAGGTCATGCGAACGTTGCCTTGCACAAGAAGGTAACGGAGCTTGGTGATGATATTCGTGTTGCCATATTGACTTACGGTCGGACATCAGAGGAATTAAATAAGTTAGAAAGAGAGAACATTGCCCGCCGTCCCTGGACATTGAATTTGATTGGAGCGGATCATTGGGCATGGAGTTCCCGTCATGACACCAAGCCTTGGATGGCGGGTACTGGGGTACGAATGCCGTCTCAGTTACTTTTAGAGGGTTGCAGTAAAGGTTTTCGACAATTCGTTGCTCGTGACCTAAAAAGAATGAATGATGTCGATCGCTGTCGTATGGAAATTGGTATTTTTCAGAAGCTACCATTTTTTAGACAGAAAAGAGCAGAGAAGTGGTATGCTATAGTATATTGGAAACTCCTTAAATTTGTGGAAGCGGCTGCTAAAGCAGGTATTGGTTATGGCCCAATCATTGTTTCTGGGAACTGATACCATGGCGGCTCCGAAAGGGAATAAGTTCGCCGTTGGCAATCGTGGTGGTAGTGGTCATCCGTCACAGTATAAGCCGGCTTACGCAGATCAAGCTAAAAAAGCCTGTGAGGCCGGCTTCACTGATAGTGAGTTGAGTCAGTTGTTTGGTGTGTCAGAAATGACTATCAATAATTGGAAGTTGGCTCATAAAGACTTTGCTTTAGCCCTAAACGCTGGAAAGGGTGTTGCTGACAGCCGCGTCGAGCGCAAGTTATATGAGAGAGCTTGCGGATTTTGGGTCAAGACTGAAAGGTTGTTTGTGCTCAAGGAAGATACCCTCGATAAGAGGGGGAAGGTTGTTGGATCGAAGCAATACGTGCATCACGAGCCAACAAAAGACTATTATCCTCCAGAGGTAAGTGCCATGATATGGTGGCAGAAGAACCGCCAGCCCGATAAGTGGCGAGACAAGCACGAGATCGACGGCACGATCCGCAATGAGCATGTCTTCACCTTCAATATATTTGAGAACGATCTAAGCGCCGGTATGAAGACGATAGAAGGTAAGAAATCGGAGCGCAGACCGTGAGTGAATTTGAGCAGGACGCAAAACGCTGGCGTGAGTTCTGCCGCCTTGCATCGTTTCAGCGCGAGGGCTTCAACAGCCGCGACGAAGAGGGATTTACTATTCGTGTCAAGGTTCCATTGGATTGGGACTTATCGTTCGTCCAGGCAATTGATGCTTCGATAAGAGCGCAGATCGTGAAGAGGATTCTAAATGAAACTGTTGTGGTGGGAACAGATAGGGCAGCAACTAGGCCGTCCGATGAAGATGCTGCCGCAGGAACTTGAAAAGGGAGAGGCGCAGTTCAGGCGCTTCCTGGAAGATCAGGATCAGGCTTTCCAGATAGCGCTAGCCGATGCGGTGCGGAAGGGATTAGAGAATACGCCCAAGTGCCCGAGCCTCGACGAAATATTAAGCTAAATCCGATGCGCGTCTTAGTCTGTGGGGGTCGCAATTTTAATAACAAGGATTTGGTTGTGCAAACTTTGAATGCGATAGCGGATGAGTTCGAGCTTTGGGCGCCTCCGGACGAATACGGCAATACGCTTCCTTTAGGCTTAACGATTATTGCTGGAGGGGCTTCTGGCGCCGATCGACTTGCTGCTGAATATGCCGCAGTAAATTGGGCGGGGTATAAGGAATTTCCTGCCGATTGGGTTAAGTATGGGCGATCGGCCGGTCCCGTCAGAAACCAGCAGATGCTGTTTGAAGGCAAGCCCGATATGGTTGTGGCTTTTCCAGGAGGACGGGGGACTGCCCATATGGTTACGGTAGCCCGACGAGCAGGCGTCCCCGTTCGTGAGATTGGGACCGATGGCTAGCGAAGCTGAGGTTGAGGCGGCTGCGAAGATTATTGAACGGCTTCTGCCTCGCGATCTTGGTCGTGCAAGGCAATATGCCTCTGCTGTTCTCGAAGCTGCCGAGCGAGTGCGTGAAGAAGAATTTGCCCGCAAGACTGATTGCGATGAAGCGACTGAGCGTGTTCGCAAGGTGCGCGCCAAGTTTGGTTAATGCCAGAACCGCGCCGTAATATTAAGCTGAGCTACACTCAGCCCTATCTCTATCCGAAGCAGAAAGCGGCGATATTTGATGCGCACCGTATCTCCGTTATCGAAGCTTCCACGAAGTCGGGCAAGACCTCGGGATGCATCGTTTGGCTGCTTGAACAGGCTTTCGCAGGTAAATCAGGACAGAATTATTGGTGGGTAGCGCCGATCTCCCGAGTAGCACGTATCGCTTTTACCCGAGCCATGCGGGCTATGAACAAGGACCTGTACGTTGCCAACCTGGGAGATCACACTCTTACTCTTGTTAATGGGGCCATCGTTTGGTTTCTTGGCGCTGACAATCCTGATTCCCTCTTTGGTGAAGATGTTCACGCGGCGGTCATTGACGAAGCCTCCCGAATGAAGGCAAGCGCCTTCCATGCTATTTACACGACGCTTACGGCGACCCGAGGCAGGCTGAGAATTATCGGAAACGTGAAAGGCCGGCAGAACTGGTTCCACGAAAAGGCGAGGTACGCCCAGCAAGGGAAAGACCCAGAATATGCCTACCACAAGATCATCTCGCACGACGCAATCGAAGCCCACGTCCTTACCGAGGACACTGTCGAAGCAGCAAAGCGTTCCTTGCCTGACTCAGTATTTCGTGAGCTCTACCTCGCGGAGGCTAGTGATGATCAGGGAAATCCCTTCGGAATTGAGGCAATCCGAAAATGCATTGGTCCTATGTCTACGGCCAAGCCTGAAGTGTGGGGTTGGGACTTAGCCAAGAGCCACGATTGGACGGTGGGGATTGGGCTAGATAGTGAAGGTCGGGTATGTCGGTTCGAGCGCTGGCAGTCTCCTTGGGAAGCTACCCATCTACGTATAACTGGCCTTACGATGAGAGTGAGGGCATTGGTCGATAGCACAGGCGTAGGAGATCCCATCGTGGAACGCCTCCAGAAGGTTGTTGGATCGAAATACGAAGGCTACAAGTTCACGGCAGGTAGCAAGCAGCAGCTTATGGAGGGGTTAGCGGTCGCGATTCAGACTAAGGCGATTACGTTTCCTCCCGGCCCGATCGTTGAAGAACTAGAGGTTTTCGAATACACCTACACGGGGCACGGTGCTTCTAGGAATGTGAATGATGAAGAGTTTGAGCCAAAAGGCCACGGTATTCGCTATAGTGCTCCTGATGGTTATGACGATGATTGTGTTATGGCGCTTGCCCTTGCTGTCTATCATCGCTCTCATTCCGTGCCGCGCTTGCATGTGACGCGCGATATTGTCAATAAGTCGAAGCTGCGGGTATTTGGTAATCAAGGCTTTCATATCTCTCAGATGGGGAGATGGTAATGTCAGAAATCTGGCTAGCGGATTTGGAAGCCCGGTTAGTACAGCAGGAGAGAATTACAGAGCAATTGTTGACCACGATTGAATACCTGAATATAAGCGTAGCAAATTTGGACAAAGCCTTGCAGCTGTTGCTGAAGCGGCAAACTGCTGATCTGCCTAACTGAAGGAAACTTTGGATATGACCTACAGACTTCGCCAACTCGATCGCGATCCCGGTAAATCTGTATCTCCGATAGGAGGACGTTTCGGCGGACGTGCGAGCGAGAAATCTGGCCAGCGTGATAGTGCAGTGGCGATGGATGAGTGGTCTCCTGAGGCAAGGGAGGCTGCTGCAAAGGCTCGTGGGTCAAAGTCGAATTTTTCAACCCGACATCCCGAGGCAGTTAGCCATTCTGAGCATCAAGCGATGGTTCAGAAGATGAATCGGGAAATGTCTCAGCGTAAAGCCTTGAAAGCTGGAGGCAAAGATGCCCAAGGCTCCTCCGAACTCGAAAACGAATACAACGAGGGCACCGACGAATACCGCGACGAAGCTGCCGAAGCCGCTGCGGAATCTCGCGGCCGTCAAGATGATCGTGAGCAGGTAGCGACTGGTCCCACTAACGAATTCAGGGAACCAGTAGGTATCGCCGATGCGCGGACAAGGCGCTTTGGTGGTCGCGGCTCGGATAAGGCGGGTGGGAGGGATGTAGAGTTTTCAAGGGAAACCCACGCTAAGCTTGCCAAGCATTTTGAGGAAATGGCCGCAAAGTCGCAGAACTATCCAGACGCGCAGAAGAGGCATAAAGAGTTAGCTGAGCATAATAGGAGAAAAGCGGAAGAATTGGGTCGCGATCTTGCTATGGACCCGCTGGAGAAAGGCTCTGGCAAAGAAACGATTTCGCACAACATTAGCGAGATGGTACACAGCGGCCATCCACAGAACCAGGCTATTGCTGCCGCGATGCATTCTGCGGGCAAGTCGCGCTAGTGACTATTTCAATTACTGCTATCGGTACCGGAACCACCTCCATCTCCATAGGCGCGGGCGGTGTGCCTGCCGGATCGCAAATTGTTCTTTGTTGCTGCGATGATGGAAACGGGAGCATTGCGCAAGCTACCGTTACAGACACAGCAGGGAACACCTACGTCTCGGTTACAGGCTCGACGCTGGCTGCTCCTTACGTTGATATCATTCGTGCCCGCACAGGTCTCGCTCTAGTTAACGGCAATACGATAACCTACACGCGTAGCAGTGGCGGAACGCATTCCAACATTGAAGCCTTCTACGCAACTGGCCTCGCTAATGTCGTTGCTCAGGCTCAAGCTACGAATAGTGGAATAGCTGGAGCGTCGCCTACAGTGACTTCAGGAACTCCTAACGATGTAGGCTTCTTGTTTGTGGGAGTAGTGGGTGGTTCTGCTGCTATTTCATCCTTCACTCAAGATAGTACAAATGCGGCTTGGGGCTCTCCCCCAGGACAAGTATCGATTGCATTGCCCCCGCTGGGGGGCGGTACTGTGATTAATAGCAACAAGTCGGCGTTGACATATAATCCTGCTTTTGGAACGCCTACGAATTGGGGTGCGGTGATCACCGCTCTGCGCGGCGAGTTTACAGATATGACCAGCCGCGCTTTAATGATGTCCTGAGATGCTCGACCGCGTAACTAAGCCAAAACCCATACGTAACGCTTCACCTAAGAGGGTGAAAGTTACTCCATGGATAGTCGCGCGAGATAGGCTCCACGCTAATCTGCTTAAGCAGCGCGAGCGCAGGCAGTCTAGTCAAACTAAGTTATTCGAGCCCGCACCTAACATCTTTCCTCCCGAGGTCGGACCAAAGGTTGCTCCCAATATGCCTAAGCTGGCGATGGACGACAATATGTCGTCTACGCTGTCGTGGGCGCAGAATGCGATACAGTCTACATTTGCGGAAGGCTTGACATTCCTCGGCTACGCTTTCCTTGCACAGCTTGCTCAACGTCCAGAATATCGCCGAGCCGCCGAAATCCTTGCGGAGGAGATGACTCGCAAATGGATCAAGCTGCAATCGGTAAGCGACGATATCGACAAGACGGATCGCATCAAAATACTCACCGATGTCATTGATAAGTTCAAGATCAAAGATCATTTCCGCAAGCTCGCCGAACAAGATAACTATTTTGGTCGCGCGCATCTCTACGTTGATCTTAAAGGAGCGAAAGACGACCACGACGAGCTGAAGACCTCGATTGGTACGGGCCGCGACGATACATCTAAGCTCAAAGTCGGTCAGGGGAGTTTGCTAGGCTTTAAATGCGTTGAGGCTGTGTGGTGTTATCCGACTACTTACGACTCCTACGATCCACTAGCGGGCGATTGGTACAATCCCACTCTGTGGTACGTAATGGCGAGGCCTATTCATGCCACCCGACTTCTCAAATTTGTCTGCCGAGAGGTCCCCGACCTCCTCAAGCCCGCTTACGCTTTTGGAGGGTTGTCGCTTTCGCAGATGGGCAAACCTTATGTCGATAATTGGCTTAGAACGAGACAGAGTATTGCCGATCTTATCCACTCATTCTCCGTATTTGTTCTTAAGACCAACTTATCTTCGTCTCTCCAAGACGGAGGCGAAGAGTTCTTCGAGCGATTGAACCTCTTCGTATCCAACCGCGATAACCAAGGCGTGATGGCGATCGATAAGGATACGGAGGATTTTGGTAATGTCTCGGCCTCGATTGCTGGCCTCGAAGGACTGCAGGCGCAGACGCAGGAACATCTGTGCGCGGTTTGGGGTATCCCCGCTATCAAATACCTCAACATCCAGCCAGCGGGCTTTAATGCAAGTTCCGAGGGTGAAATCCGAACGTTCTACGATACCATCTTGGCTTTGCAAGAGCGTTTCTTCCGACCTAACTTGACGCGGGTACTCGATTTCATAATGCTCCATCTGTGGGGCGAGGTCGATCAGGAGATTACATTTGCGTTCGAACCGCTATGGTCGCTCGATGAAGAGCGTATGGCGGCTAAGCGCAAGACAGAGGCGGATACGGATGTAGCGCTTATGGATGCGTCCGTACTTTCTCCGGAAGAAATACGTAAGCGCGTAGCGGCTGATCCCAATTCTCCTTACTCGTCGATTGACGTAGACGACTTGCCTGAGCCGCCTGCTGAGGAAGGGATGGGAGGCGAAATGGAGGGAGAAGGTGGTGAAGAAACCGAAAACTCTGAGGCCCCTTCATCCGAACACAGGGATCGAGGCGGCGTATCGCAAGAAGATAATGGCCCTAGTAGAAGAGATGAATGACTCTATCCGACATTGGCTTGAGGCTTCTTATCGCAAGAATGAGCCAATACTGGCGCAGGATGCCTTGCCGGCAAACAAGCTGCGCAAGACTAGGCAAGAGTTGCGCAAGCGCTGGGAGAAGCGTTTCGATGATATGGCGCCGAAGCTGGCTGAGTATTTTGCGAAGACTGTTTCACGTCGTTCGGATTCGACGCTCCAACGTATCTTCAACCAAGGCGGCGTGTCCGTTAAGTTCAAGGCAACAAAGGCGCAGAACGATGTATTACAAGCCTCGGTACATGAGAATGTATCTCTTATCCGATCGATACCAGCGCGACATCTGGACGAGATTGAGGGCTTGGTAATGCGTTCGGTACAGCAAGGCCGTAACCTGGGCGAGTTGAGCAAGGAGCTAAACAAGCGTTTTGGAGTAACGAGGCGTAGGGCGGCTCTTATCGCGCGAGATCAAAACAATAAGGCTAGCGCCAGCTTCCATCGTGTAAGACAGCTTGAGTTAGGAATAACTCGCGCTTTGTGGGTTCACAGCGGCGGTGGTAAGCATCCTCGTCCTACTCATGTAAAAAATAATGGCAAATCTTTCGACGTAGCCAAGGGATGGCTCGACCCTGCTATCGGCAAGCGCATATGGCCTGGTACTGAAATTCAATGCAGATGCGTCAGCCGCGCAGTAGTTCCTGGATTTAGTTGATGCCTGGCGGCTATCCCTTTGGTATAGAGTGCTGTAATGCGCAGGACGTGGGCACGATATCCAGCGGCTCGGTTGGAACGTCCGTTACTTGCGGTACGGCAAACGTCAAGGGCGGCTGGACACAGCTTATCTCGTCTTTAGGCGCCGATTGTTGCTGGACAGTAGTAGAATTGGCCTGCTTATCGCTTGCCAAAAGCGTGTTGGTGGACATCGGTATTGGCAGTCTTAATAATGAACAGCCTGTAGTAAACAATTTATGGTTTAGAAGCCCGGCTGGGGTTGGATCAATTGATGTTGTTAAGTACTGTTTCCCTCTACAAATACCCTCGGGCTCTCGGATATCTGTAAGAGGTCAGTCGAATACTGCGGCACAGGTATTTACAGCGAAGATGTCCTGCTATGATGGCGCTTTTACTATGATGGAGGGCGCTGCTAGGATCGATATGGTAGGGGTCAGTACCGCCACCAGCAGTGGTACTGCAGTTATGCCAAACGCAACGGCTAACACGAAAGGGAGCTTTGCCCAATTAATCCTTTCCACAACTAAGGACTATTGTGGACTAATTGTGGTAGTAGGTTTGATAGGTACAGTATCAACTGATTACCTTTTCGATATTGCTATTGGAGGGGCTGGTAGCGAACAAGTAATTATTCCAAATATACACGGAATGCCGCAGACCTCTGCCCCTATGATGACCGTTTTTGTGCCAATCCCTGTACCGAGTGGGTCGAGACTATCGGCTAGAGCCCAGGCAAATGGAGCTTCTGCTGCCAACTGTCAAATTGCGGCGGGAGGGATTTATATATGACTTGGACACTCTCCCAAAGCGGTACTACATCGGCGCTTTCCATAGGCGTCGAAACAACTTTGGCTACAGATACCAATAACGCTACATTTGTGTTGGAGGTGGATACGAGCAATCTGACGCTTGGGGATGAATTGGAGATACGTATTTACACCATTATGTTGGGTGGGGGTTCTCTTACTCAGGCGTGGAAGGGTGCGTACCAACACGCACAGATAAATAACCACAAGATCAGCCCCCCAGTTGCTAGTGACCAGTCGATTAAGTGTACGCTTAACCAGACGGCTGGGACTGGACGAACGTTTGCTTGGAAGATGTTGAGAATATAGCGAAGATGTTCAATTTACAGAATTACGGACTGACTACGGAATTGCCAGCTGCTAGTACTTCTTCGAATACTTACGCTCAGGGATTTTTCATGGTCCCATGCTTAACTTGGTTTGTGTTGTGGATTAGCGTCGTGGGTGCGGGCGTATGGCTCTGATATTTAGAGGAGGGGGTTTTATTCCTCCAGCAATTGCGGGTGGCCTTGTTGTATTAGATGCTGTCGGTACTGTAACTCAGCATACAACAACTTATACTGGAATGACAGTTGGTTCTGGGTTAGTTGGTGGTGCACTGGTAATTGTGATAAATACTGCGACAGCTCAAACGGTTACGTCTGTCCCTGTGTGGGGTTCACAGACAATGACGTTGATAGGCTCCGTAAATCTTGGTAATGTTGGGGTAACTGGCGCAACAACATACATGTATGGATTATTAAATCCCCAGTCTGGTAATCAAACTGTGACGTATGCATTAACTGGTAACAACGCTAGTGTTTGTGGCATCTCATTCAGCGGAGTCAATTCGGTATTTGGAACAGCGTTCCAACACTATAATTCTAACGGTGCTATTGCGTCGTCAATTTCTACGTCCATTGTGAGTGCTACCAACCATATGGTTTTGGGTGTGGCTGGAGACCCGCAAAACAGCATCAACACCATTTCTGGTACGCAAAAATGGCTTAGCAATGCTTTCATTGTTGATACTGCAGGCTGTATCAATCCGGGTGCGGCCAGTGTCAATGTTTCAGCAACATTCAGTGCGGCAGATCAAGTCGGCGTAGCTGGTGTGGACATAAGCTTCTAGGATGTCACTCGACGCTGAAAATGTTTCAGGCCAAGGTGGCGGTTCCAATCTTGTGTATAGGAACCTGCGTTCTTCTGCCTTTGGGGATTTTCCATCCTATAACACAACTGACAGGCCGGCGCGTAGTTCTGCCGATTGGTTGCATATGGATGGGTTACTATTGTGTTATCCTTACGACCTCACTGCGATGGGGACGTGGGGAACTAACATATCGACAGCGAAGGGTTTTCGTTATGTATGGTTCATAGCCCCTGACCATGATTCTGAATATGCGTGGGGCCTTGACGCGGAAATGATTTATCGTGGGTTCAGTAATGACCCAACAATACTGCCTGATCCCTCGACGCTTGTTCCTATCGTTTCAGTGCTCGGTACCACGCAGACGGGCACGGCTGCTAGTTTTACGGCGTCTATTGCTGGCGATGGAGTAACATTGAATGTATCTGGAATCTCGTCGGGCATTATTGCTTTAGGCTATCAGATTGCTGGTACAGGTATTACCGGATCACCCCATATTGTGTCTATGGGAACTGGGATGGGAGGTACGGGTACTTACGTCTTATCGGTTAACCAGGGTGGAGCTATTGGTAGCGAGGGGATGACGGCCACTGTGACAGGCAGTGGGCTATTTAATGGCCACTTTTTTCCGTGGTTTGTGTTCAATGCAGATACCAATCAGGGTCATCTCTATCTCCAATGCATCGTCACGTCCGGCATCAATGATAACGCTTGGAACGAAGGCTGTTGGACGACAACAGATATTGATAACTACACTTTCCAAGGCATTGCGTTTACTAACAGTCTAAACCCCGGTTTCGGCTTTGCCTCGGGGATGACGGTGTATCGTCTCGGCGTCAATAATTGGATAGCTTTTGGGTCGGCGGACACGGGTTCTAACGACGGCAAAAAAGGCTACTGGACATCAACAGATGGCCTGCGCTTTACGTTCCAGGGGCAGATAACCGGCAAGGTTGGGTCTAGTGTTTATACTATCCAGGGGGCGCCTAAGTTCACGGTCGGGGGGCAGGATTATGTTCTGACGTGGGAGGACGCGAGGGGCAATGCATGGAGTAGTTCGACGACTTATGCTATTGGAGATCGCGCAAATATTATAACTTACAGCGGACCTCGCAACGAGCATTATTACGAGTTTCAGACTTACCAGTCGTTGACTAACGGTAATCTGAATAACAACCCATCTACTAGTCCGGCGAATTGGGTCACTGTGACTGATGGTGGGCAGTTTCTCGCGCAAGTCGTAATCGATTCACATGGCAACGTTTTAGCCTCTCCTGCTCCGGTTAGACAGTCGGCTATGTATACGGGAACGTTTCCTGGCCCTACTTACGTCAGCTATGTTAGCGGCATCATGGAGAGTGGTTTTTGCGTTGCGCTCGTTCTTCATGGATTTTACCCAGCACTGAATCCAGCGACACTTCCTGCGCCCTATATTCAGGGCGGTGGGTTGAGTGAAGAATACCTAGACGTATATCCGGTTATTGTGGACGCAACAGCAGCACCTAACGCTGCTCCATTTGGAGTTAGGTGTTCATGCGCTGGTGGCAACATCCTGATCCGTTGGTTTGATATCAGCCCTGGACACAATTACCGCGTCAAGCGTGCGACGAGTCTTGGGGGCACCTACGCGAACCTCGCTGACGTGACAGTTGGACAATACATTGATACGACTGGGACGCTTGGGACGGTTTACTATTATAAGGTCGTGACGCTCAATGGTGGTGTTGAAAAAGATTCGCGTACTGTCAGCACTTATTGCGGTCAGTATGACAGCTTCACTTGCGCTCATGTGACGCGCGCTCTGGCGGCTGGTGCGGATGCGACAACGATATCTGAGTGGCGCATTGCCAAGGTGGTGCGGTGGCTCATTGAGCATGATAAGCTCAAGCACCTCCGTGTGGGGACGGCTGCTTGGATGGGCGTCGTTCAGGATGGCAGTCACAACATCAGCAGGATATTCGATCTCGGCACTACTCTCTTGCCCCGGATGGGCGACCTAACACCAACAACGGCTACGGGGACGACTTACAGTGCGACAGCGATCAATTCAGTAACACCGGGATGGATTAACGCCAACAATAACTCATTTGGAATGTACGGTAATTTTGGCAAAGGGACAGGATCGCAGGGGCGTTTGAATAATATCCGTAAGTGGGATGCCTGCACGTTCTTTGCCAGCTACCAAAAGTCAAATGCTAATCAGACAACATTCGTGTCCACTGGGGAATTTAACAGCGGCTTGACGCTTCGAGTCGCAGCAGGTTCACCCGGCACGCCGCAATTCCTGATGGCAGACAAGGTGACGAGCCACACTGCAACGGGGCCGGCGTTGTCTGGCGCAACACCCCACATCATTGCCGGCACTTACGACGGGAATGGTACGGCCAAGTGCTATACAGAAGGTGTGGCCGGCACTCCTGTTACTGGGATTGCAGACAATTCGGTATTGCTTGGGCAGACAGGTGTGGCGGTTCTTAATTTTTTCTTAGGGACTGGGACTACGAGCCTAAAGTTTGGTGCCAATTCCTCTCCCCCAGGGCCAGGGGGAACCTATGTATTTGAGAACAACGAAGCTCAGTATAACGGGCATGCGAATTTTGGATTCGACGTACTGTTTACCGATCCCGAGATTGCTTCGTTCACCCAACTACTTCGCGACGATACGACGGCCACTATAGTTGACGATATTAAGGCCACCTACGGCGCGAAGGGTGATGGCCAGAAACTGCTGTCTACCTGGACTACTAGCGGGATGACGCTGACGTGCAATGGCACCAGCCCATTTGTTTCCGGCGACACTGGCAAGTATTTTGCGTTGAGTGGTGCTGGCACTGCTGGCGGCATATTAAGTGGAACGCTGACTTTTGTTAGTTCCACTCAGGTAACAATGAGCGTCAGCGCTATCACGCCTTTGACTTCTTCGTCGCAGACATTAGAATGGGGAACGAACGATAGCGCCACTTTTGCTGCTTTTAATACTGCGAGGGCGGGCAGCACATCTCCGGTTGAATTGGATATTCCTGCTGGGCGGTATTGCTTCATGGGGGCTGGGTTGGGGATTGGTTTTACTTGGAACGTAAAAAATCTTCGCGTTGTTGGTAGCGGAACTGCGGTGTTCACGGATATGTCCGGAACAGGGAGAGGATGGTTCTTGGGCGGTTGCGCGGGAGGTCAATCGAATAATAACACGAGTCAGGCTCGTACCAGTACCGCGAACGCCGGTAGTTCGATGATCACCCTGAAGAACTCCTCCGATGCCTCGCGGTTCTCTCCGCCATGTTGGGCATTGATGACCGGATTAGATATACAAGGATTCGGATATCCGAGTAACCAGCAATTTTATGAGTGGGTATACGTTACGTCGATTGTTGGCGCGGCTGTTAATCTGCAGTCGCCGCTCGTCAACACTTACAAAGATACGTGGCCGGTATTCAACGCCGGCAATGCTAGTAATGTAGACTGTGGGGGTCCTGCTACGCTCTACGCGATCGAGGCGGGGTGGGATTGTGACCATGAATACGTCAACATCCAGCAAGAATCGACTGGGCAAATAAATAGCATCGGCCGTAACGTCACTTATACTGGAGGTGGTTCCATCGCCGGCAACAGTGCGGGATGTTGTGTCTACCCTTCGAGAAATAAGGTGTGGACGTGCAATGGCGTGGACACGACGGCTGGTAGTTCTGAGATCGATAAGTTGATTGCCAACGTGGTCGTGAATGGTGGTCATTGGAGTAGACCAAAAACCCAGAGTCCATCCCCAGATAGTATGACGTTTGAGAACGTTGTCATGAACAGCAATATGCTGGGGTCACCGAAGAATACGAGTCTCAAGGGCTGCTACCTCAACGGCGGCGCGTCATTTGGGCCAACTGCTTTTGGCTACGGAACGTCTGTTTATTCCGAGGCGTGTTCTTTTGCTAATGTGGGTGCCAGTAGCGGTTTTATCGGCGGAGTAGCTGAGAGCGACGTGTTGGGGGCTGGGGCGTACCAATTCATTGGCGGCGGGATCATCAAGAGACTTAAGTCTGGTGGATCAGGATCGCCCCCTCAATGGGGAACTTCTAATGGAATTTGTTTCATCGGCACTAATTCTCTGACCACAGAATATATATTTCAAGTCACAGATATTTACGAGGATGGGACTTATATTTACATTCGAACTACACTGGACGGATTTCCGACTATTCCTGGCCCCACGTGGAACATTCACACTCACCCGTGCCCGCAGCTTACTATGGTTGCGTGCGTAGGCTGCGTTGATGCAATCGATATGTCGGGGGCACCGACTGCTAGAGCACCGATATACTCATACACCAAGCGGACGTTCTCAAACTGGGCTGCTCAGCAGCAGAGCACATCTTGGATTTGGGGAAGGTTGGTATCGTATACGCTTGGCGGATATCCAGGAGATACACCTTATACGGGTGTGTTAGGTACGCTAAAGCTGGAGCCTGCAGCACAGTTGGGAGCGGCCTGCGTTTCTCCTACGGGAGGAGCCTCTATATTCTATGATCCAGTGTTAAACATGATAGTTGGAGGGCAGCGTATTCTACTACCTGGGTCTGTTTCTGCACAATCAGGCGATGTCCTTGGCGCAGCTCCAGGAGCATTATGGTTTACCAAGAGCGTGTCTCCATTTCTAGACAGTAGCATTTCGGGAGAATCCTCTTCTGTTTGGCCAACGATTACTATTGAGCTAGTAACTGATCAGACTGTTATTCAAGTTCCTTACCAAACTAATCTACCTAGCAGCCAGCGTGGTTTTTTCCGTCATGTCGTCTAAATCAATCTTTAACGGCTCCGGCTACTTCCTCAGCGACAACCGCGCTTCGGGTGGAAAGCTCGAAGAAGATGATCTCTTAGGGTGTGGGCACTGCCCCCGTCCTGTCAAGAAGCGTAAATGGTCTCTTAAAGGGGGAATGTGTTTCGTTTGTGCTAACGCGCTGTGTTTCGAATGCTATTCAAAAGTTCACATAACCGGTTGTACGGGGCCGGATGTAGACAAACTCCTGCGGGCGGTTAACGAAGAATACCGCAAGCAGCAGAATGCCAAAGTGCTTGGCATTTGAAAGAGGCCTGGAGTGGTGACTAGGCATGACTAAAGGAGCAAGACAATGCCTACGATGACTTCAGGTAACGGTGCTTTCACGCCGAGCACCAGCACCGACAATTGGACTTGGGATACCCAAACCGCCAACGTATTTGGCAAAGTGGTCGCGATTGGTTGGGGTGGTCGCCTTACGACCTCGACCGCATATCGTACTCGATGGACCCGACCGACCACCGCCGCTGCCGGTACCTTCACGGCCTTGACCTCTGCGTTCCATCAGCCGAACTACACTTCATTCGGTTCTCGCGTTGGTACTTTCAGCAACGCTGCGACGCTCGCGTCCGATCCTAGTGGCAATCTTTGGGCGCAAGATTGGAACGCGCAAGGCGGTGTCGGCATGATCGTCATGCCCCTTGCAAACCCCTGGTGGTGCGTTGGTGCGGCGGGTGCTGGCGCTTTGCAAGGCCAGATTTCATGCCGCAACATCGCTGGTACTGACGCTTCCGGCAGTAGCTATGAAGTCACGATCGAGGAGTAATTGCTATGGCAGTCAACATCAAGTTTAGAGGCGTCAATCGCGCCGATGCCTTCGACGAACTGGCACACGCGGATAACGTTCCTTCGGGTCTGCGCCAACTTGTTCACACTGCAATCGACCAGCTTCCCGAGTCTGAACTGGAAGTCGAGATTGCCTACGATAGAGACGATAGCGGCGTGACGGCGAGTGTTGCTGTAAAAGTGCTGGGCCTTGCGCGACCGATGCCAGTGACTTTTACGCGTGATCAAGTGGTCGAACAGCGTAATCGAACCGGCACGATTATGAAGGGCTGACCGTGCCGGGGTTTAGCTTACAAGTGGGGTCAGGCGCACGTCGCCTGACCATCCATTGTCGTTATTGCGGGGCGACGTTACCTTGTCCTCCTGAAGAAGCTGATTTGTGGGTTTGGATGAAAAAGGACGATGTAAAGGAATTCTATCGTTCTCACAGAGAGCATGCTGGCGTCTTTGCGGACAAGCTCGTCGGTGCTGAGATTGAGTTCGATGAGGATTTGGTTCCCAAGAAAAAAGAGGACTTACCACCTCTCATGAACTTACTGAGTCCTGAAGGCATGCAAGCTATCGCGGCGAATAAGTAATGTTTGTTTTATCATCAACTCGCCAGATACCGCAAGATCATCCTCTGCCGCGGATGTTTGCTGGGGTGCAGGGGCCTAATGTCGCTCCGCCCCCACAGATTGGCTCGATTGTCCTTAAACAGGAATATCCAGAGCGTCTGAGCTCAACATTTGCGAGTGGTGTAGCTCCGGTGCCGGCAGTTGTGTTGATGAACGGCATATTTGTTGATGCCGAACAGCCTACTTTGTATACTTCAATACTCAATACTTTAGTAGTAAGCTCTGTAGTACTATCACCAGTAGGAAAGTTGTTTACATCTCAGGAGCAACCTTTCCATCCGCTTCCACGCTTTAATCCAGCCGTTATCCCCGGCAATGTCGCAGCAATACCTCAGATAGGTCGGTTGGTAACAGTACAAGAACTGCCTGCTCAGCCTCCATCTATATTGGCGGTCGGTCCTCCCGCCCTACCTTCCTCTGTGTCCCCGGTTGGGGGAATACTTGTACGAGAGGCAGAAGTCGCTCCTCGACCCGTTCTGAGATTTGTGTTCGGCGTATTTCTGACGACGCCAACTCCACTAGTTACATCTCCTTTACTAGTAAAACAAGAACAGCCGATTCAGCCCACATCGTCGTTAGCGGCTAGTGGTTCGTTCGTTGCTCCGGCAATAATTCCGCCGGTATCTACTCTAGTATTGACATTGCAAGAGCGACCCATTCAATCCCCGTCGTTCGTTGCTCCAGGAAGATTCTTGGGCGCGGCTGCTATTACGTTGCCTAGTGTACTGCCAATTCTGGTTAAGCAAGAATTTCAAGATCATCCAATTCCTAAGATATTTAGCGGTCTGCCCCCAGTACCAGCCTCAGTCCTGATGAATGGCGTATTCGTTGATGCCGAGCAGCCTACTTTGTATACTCCAATAACTAATGCTGGAGTTCAAACGCCGGTTATTGCGACTTCTCTCAGTCCCGGTTTCGTTTTTGGTAAAGCAGAGGTTCCAACCTACTCGCAACTTGCGTTGGTGTTTGGTGTTCAGGGCCCAGATGTAGCACTTATTCCCTCTCCGCTGATTTCTGTCCAGGAACAACCACCCCGCTCTTATTCGAACTTGGTATCTAGCACTATATTCTTACCTCCGATTACCCTACCACCGTTCCGCGCCCCTATTCTAACTGCGCAAGAGGGACCTTTCCATCCCGCACCTCAGATGCGAGCTAGCATTCAGGGGCCTAATGTCGCCGCTCCCCCGCAGATCGGTGAAATACTGATAACTCAGGAGCAACCTTGGCATCCGTTGCCTTCGTTGCGAGCTATTCTGCCGCCCCCCATAGTCCCTGTAATAGGAACGCCAGAGACTAGGGTTATAGTAGTAAAACAAGAATTGCCGTCCCACCCTTACCCGCAAATGAAAGCGAGTATTCAAGGGCCGAATGTGGCCCAGCTGCCCTTGGTCGGCAGGATACAGATTACACAGGAATTGCCGTTCCATCCCGGTTCAATATTTACGTCTGCGGTAATTCCTGGCAACGTCGCCGCGCTTCCGCAGGTAGGGCGCTTGGTTACGGTGCAAGAGCTTCCTGACCATCCGAAACCGTCTCTGCGAGCGCCCGCGCCGCCTTCGGTCGCTCTATTGCCTCAAGTAGGGGCAATAGTCACAACGCAGGAAATACCGTTCCATCCGTCCTCCAAGATAAGTCCTGCTCTTATCCCGGGTAATGTTGCTGCGCTGCCCCAGGTAGGTCGGTTGGTAACAGTGCAGGAGTTACCATTCCACCCCAACTCGCAGTTCAACCCAAGCGTATTCCCGCCGCCGCCTCCGGTATCGCCCGTCGGACGTACGATCGGTTCACAAGAGCAGCCATACCATCCGGGTCCGAGGTCTTGGTCTTATCCGCCGACTTCAGTTCCCTTTACTGGAACCGGCGGTCAGTTGATGCCAGTGCAAGAATACCCGTACCATCCACCTTCAATGTTGTTCTTTACGGGATACGATCCCGAGTTCGCATCTCCCGGTCCTAACTTTGCGCGGCTGCTATTCAACACTAAGATTCGCGTTCGTACCCTCGTCAATAAGACCCCGCGCACGATTAGGTACAACTGATGTACTGCGGTCAGGATTGGGACCCGATCGACGCCAACGAGACGGATGTGTTCTCGATGGATTTTCGTAACGACGTTAATCCCGGTGAGGGCATAGTCTCGGCGAGCTGGTCCATTGGTGTCAGCTACGGTAACGATCCCGTGCCTGCTATGCGCCTAGTAGGTAATCCCGGTGTATTAGGTACGATCACGTCCCAAACGCTGACTACGGCACAGTCTGGCGTCATTTACTGGTTGGCTGCACTTATAGTTACGACTACGGGCCGCAAGCTTGAGTTGTGGGGGCATGTTCCCTGCGTTATTCCGATGTGAGGTGAGACATATGGAAGCCCTAATGCCAAAGATGCGGCCCAATCAGAAATTGATCGAGGCGCTTAAGACGATGCTTGCGAAAGCGCAGTTGGGTGAGATTACTGACGGCGTTTTGCTTGGAAAAGGCTATGCCGATCCTGGCGGCCAGGAACCTTGGTTTCATCATTTTTCTATTGAGCGCGACGAGGACGTTGTGACGTTCGTTGGTGAATTGGATATATTCAAGGATGTGATGAAAGCGAATGTTCACAATACTCGCAATCGCGCTGCTGGCGTCGGCCGTATCAAGTCGATTGGTGGTTTGTCATGAACGAACCCGAGGAATATCTGCTTCAGTTCTTTGCTTACAGCCATCTTAAGCCTGAACTACAAGAGTTCAGCAAGCCATTTGGGGAACTTGCAAGCTCGCTTGTTGTAATGCTCCCCCGCAATCCCGAGCGAACGACAGCGCTTCGCAAGCTGCTAGAGGCCAAGGACTGCGCAGTTCGGGCTAAATTGTATAAGTAATGCAACCTGCTTTAAGTACCCTCCCCAACTCTGGTCTTCCACTTGCTAGGAAGCCTGTGGAAGACCAGCTTGTTCGCGCGGCGGGACTTATGGTCGTAACGCCGAACGGCGAGGCGCTATTTCTGCGATATGCGCCCGACCACGATCACAGCGGCGAGTGGGCTTGGCCGGCAGGAGGGCTAGAAGGCGATGAGGAAGCACGTGACGCAGCGGTCCGGGAAACCCGTGAAGAAACCGGGTGGATACCAAATGAAGAAATCAAGGAAGTCGATAGCTCTCAAGACGAGATCGATTTTACGACGTTTGCGACAACTACAGGCAACCAGTTCATCCCTGAATTGAGCAGCGAACACGATAGCTGGTGCTGGGCGCCTCTTACTAACCCTCCTGAGCCTTTGCACCCCGGCGTAAAGCAGCTGTTGGCTAACGATCAGGCGCCTATTGCTCATCCCGCCGCTGCAAACATTGCCTCGCGCTCCGAACTTAATTCTATTGGACCACCTTCTAAGCAGCCCAAAGAGACGCGCGCCATCAACGTCGCTTACGCGCATGGCGGGACTACTGGGCCCGAAGCTAAGCAGTCGTCTCAGGCAAATCGCTACATAGACTCCGGTGGCTTGACGGAACACGACCGCGAGCGAACAGGAAAGAGCAAAGCCGTGTTGGGGAAAGATGCAGTGAAGAAGGAAGCGAGCAAGGGCCGTTTCTTTGATAGTGCGAGCGATGCTGGCGTTATTAACTACAAAGGCTATGAGATTCGTGCCGTACCTGGTGGCGATTTTCGTGTCTACAAAAACGGACGCGAAAAAAAGAATATGTACAGCCTTTCATTAGCTGATGCTAAGCAAGGCATTGATTTTGTTGCTGGCGTCGAGAACGTAGAGCGAGAAGAGGGGCCGCTTCAACGAAACAAACTTAGCAGAGACGCCGAATACGTCGAAAAGCCTCATATTGGCCGCCTTCCGCCTCGCGAAGCTGAGCGATTGTCGCGGGATGCGGCTGAGGATGCCTCACAGCAAGTCGAGGCTTACAAGAAAGCTTTGCATGAGGGGAAAATTACTCGAAAGGAATTCGACGGTTTTATGGAAGCTCTCGGCGAGAAAAATCTGAGTGAGCAGCACAAGGAAGCTTTCAAGAATCGTCCTGCCAAAGACGCTGAGGACTACCGCTCTGAGCGAGGTTTTGTCGCTAAGCTTACCGACGAAAAGGGCAGCACAATTGAAACCTCGCCGCTAATGATTTCGCGTAATAGTGCGCAGCGATGGCTCGACGAAAAGGCAGCAAAGTTGAAGCGCCTCGGCCGCGCGGTGCAAGGTACTATCCGCGAAAGTTTTATGGACCCTGCTTACATTAATGCCGACTCGATTGCCTTCGATGAAGGTTCTGTCCGCACTACCGACCCAGACGGCCGCCTTCACGTCTCGACTACCAACATCTCCAAAGCAGTAGTCAATCCTTACAAGGGCAGTGAAATACCGGATTATGAGAAGCTCGGCTTAGAGCCCGACAAAATTTATCACCTGTATCGCGATCCGGACGAGTTAGCGAAAGCGGCCCCGACGTTCAATAATCTCCCCCTGCTCAAGCAGCATGTCCCTATTACTGCGGACACCCACAAGCCTGAGCTTGTATTAGGCTCGACGGGGACAGACGCTTCTTTCGAACATCCTTTCCTTAAGAATAGCCTGGTTCTGTGGAGTAAGGACGGTATTGACGATGTTACGTCCAATAAGAAAAAAGAACTGTCGTCGGCATATCGTTACATAGCAGATATGACGCCTGGTACTTGGGAAGACCCAGAGACCGGCGAGCAGAAACCCTTTGATGGAATAATGAGGAATATCGTGGGCAATCACGTCGCCCTCGTAAAGGAGGGTCGTGCGGGTCACGACGTAGTTGTAGGAGACAGTGCAGCCGGATTGGTGGCCGGACGTAAACGAAAGAGGCGGGTCATGAGCACTATGACAAAAACGGCCGCCAATACGGTACTCGTTCTGAGTTCGTACATTCGGCCCAAACTGGCCCAGGATCAGAAGGTGAATCTGCTTCCTGTGGTTGAGGGCCTGACGGCCAAAAACTTTGATGAGCGTCGTTCCGGTATTATCCGCGAGGTCCGGAAATTGACGAAAGGAAAGCTCGCGAACGACGCTTCGATTGGTGAGATCGCAGAAGTACTCGATTTGCTCGAAGCCCACCCCGATACTGGCGAGGACGCGCCTGTTACGGATGTACAGGAGGCAATGATGTCAGAAATGACGGATGTGCCTGGCGCCTCTAACGTTAGTGGTCAGGGCAGTCCAGGCGGCGACCGGCGCGCGCGTGATACTCGTCGTGCTCGCGATACTTACGATCGTAAAGCACGGGATCGGAAAGCGCGAGATGCTTTCCCCCCTCCACAGGACCGGGAAGATGATCGCGATCAGGAAGGCGAAGATCGTCGCGCGCGCGATGCTGATCCTACTGCCGCAGTCGAGTCCTTCTTGAAGGACAAGGTTAGCGGCTCCGATCTCCAGCACGTCTGCAATCTCATGCGCGGGGGCGCTACTCAAGACGATACGCTTTCGGATGGGGGTGACACTGAGCCCCATGCCGAGGGCGAAGAGGTTCTCGAGGAGCTAGGCGCTTCGCATGGTGCAGAGGACAATCCCGATGATGTACCGGATCGCAGCGATATTGATCGCTCTCGCGAATGGCACGTCGGCGAGGGCGAGGAACCTGGTGCTGGTCATTCCGGCAAGACGGTTCAGGACCGCAACGCTTACGACAAACGCGGCGCGAAGGATCGCCGCGCAAAGGATCGCAAACGGGCTCACGACGAGCCGCCTCCGTTCAAGGGAATGCCGAAAGTGGGTGAAGGTCCCGATAAGCGAGCCATGGATACCGCAGTAAAGATTGCGGTCGAACAGGCTACCAACAATCAGCGCGAAATCCGCAAGGCCGAGCGCGATGTGCGTCCGTGGGTTGGTGAGCTCGCGATGGACGAGGCCAAGTGCCCCGAAGATGTCTACGCCGCTGCTCTCAAGGCGCGTAACATCAAGATCGATGGAGTTCATCCGTCGGCTTACTCTGTCATCCTCAAAAACCTTCCGCTGCCGGGTCAGGGCGCAACTCGTAGTTCGTCGCCGCGTGTGGCTATGGATGCCGCAACTCGTGCTTCGTTCAACGATCGCTTCCCGAACGTTGGCCGGATTGGCCTGTTGTAAAGGAGGGCCAAACCATGCCTGATTTCCCCAACCAAGTTAACACTGTTCCGGCTCCGGCCGTAGAGGGCGACTTTGCCGACACCAATCCGCGGTTCACGGCTGCGGCTGGTCCTGGCGGACTGGTCGCGGGTCCTAGTGGCGTTACCATCGGTCGTTTCTGCTGGTTCTTCGGTAGCACTTTCGACCCCGATCAAACGCCTCAGCAGGTCACGAACACTTTGCAAGGTGTTCAGCCGTTTGGTGGTACCAATGCGACGGCTCAGACTAACGTCGTGGGTCTCGTGGGACGCGCTCAGCAGGGCCTGATCACTACCTACCTGACGGCCTCGGGAATGCTCATTCCTGCTGGCTTCCCGGTCACGGTGTTCAGCGGTGGCGATTTCTTCGTTAAGAATACTGGCACGGGTGCGGCTATCCTTGGAATGAAGGCTTACGCCAACTTCTCCAATGGTGCCGTTACGTTCGCTGCGACGGGTTCTCCCACAACCGGCTCTTGCACCGGCTCTATCGGCCCGCAGACGGTCTCGTTCACGGGCTCGATCGCCGGTAACGTGCTGACGGTCTCAGCCGTTTCGTCGGGCACGCTCGTCGCAGGCGCCGTCCTTTCCGGCGGCACAGGTATCGTAACGAACACTACGATCGTCTCGCAGATTTCGGGAACGACGGGAGGTGTTGGAAGCTACGCCGTCAACATTCCCGAGCAGACGGTGGCTTCAGCGGGTCTTACAGGCTCCTACGGCCTCCTGACGGTCGCTACGATGACCTCGGGCACCCTTGGGGTAGGCGATACCCTGACAGGTACGGGTGGTGGCGGTGTCACTGCGGGCACGTACATCTCGCAACTCGGGACGGGTACCGGCGGGGCTGGCACCTACTACGTCTCGCCGACACAGACTGTGTCTGTGGGCACGGTAATTACGTTCGCGTTGAACGTTGAAACTAAATGGTACGCCATGAGTGGTGGTCTGGCGAATGAACTTGTAAAAATCAGCTCGCACCCGTTGGGCTGAGGCCAGGAGAAACCACTATGAACTTCCAAGAAGCTCGTGCAGCTTGGCTGGCCGACGCGCCTGAGTTTGCGGCTCGCGGTGTAAGCCTTCCTAACGTCCTCGCCTATCTGCCGGAAGAGTTCAAGCGGGATGAACATCTCGCCATGGACGCGATGATGCAGATCGGTATGGACGCGCAACCTACATTGACGACCGCGGTCAACTCCGCGGTCCCGGCGTTCCTCACTACGATGATCGACCCTGCGGTATTCAAAATCCTGTTTGCGCCAAACAGGGCAGCGATCATTATGGGCGAGGTCCGAAAAGGAACGTGGCTGGATGAAACAATCATGTTCCCCACCATCGAGTATACAGGTGAGGTCTCATCCTACGGTGACTTTGCCGACTCGGGTCGTGCTGGCGTCAACACCAACTGGCCCCAGCGGCAGGCCTACCTGTTCCAGACTATCAAGCAGTACGGTGATCGCGAACTGGAGCGTGCTGGTCTCGCAAAGATCAACTACGTCTCCGAGATCGATCAGTCCGCTGCTTTGGCACTGAATAAGTTCAGCAACTTCTGCTACTTCTTCGGCGTTGGGAATGGTTTGCAGAACTACGGTCTGATCAACGATCCCAACCTGACGGCTTCGCTTACGCCTGCAACCAAGGCTGCTGGTGGTACCAAGTGGATTACAACTGGCGGCGTCATGAATGCGACGGCCAACGAGGTCTACGCGGATATTCAGGCGATGTACTACCAGCTTATCCAGCAGACTGCGGGTCTCGTCGAGGCCGACAGCAAACTGGTGTTGGCGATGTCGCCTGGATCGGAGGTCGCGTTGACGATTACCAACAGCTTCAACGTCAACGTGTTTGATCTTCTCAAGAAGAACTTCCCGAACATTCGCTTCGAGACGGCGGTTCAGTACGGTGTTACGACTACCGCCAACTCTCAGGGCAATGCGGCGGGCAACATCGTCCAGCTTATCGCTGAGGAGATCGAAGGCCAGCAAACCGGCTACTGCGCGTTCAACGAGAAGATGCATGCACAACCGATCGTGCGCTTGCTATCGTCCTTCCGGCAGAAGGTGTTGGCTGGTGTTTGGGGCACAGTGATTCGGCAGCCTCTAGGAATCGTAAACATGCTGGGTGTGTGAATTCTTGCGGCGGCGTTGAAAGCAGAAACGCCCCCATCACCAACTACGATGGGAGAAGACGCGCCCGAAAGGGAATATGCAAATCTTTAGTCGGAGTAGCGCCCGGCCCGCAAGAACTTTTAAGAGGAGTAAATCATGGTAGCGCGTGTAAGTGCGAAGAGGCAAGAACCAATCGAGGACCGGGTCAAGCCAGTCCCGCAGCCTGCGTCAGGTACTGAAACGGTAGTCATTGGCTGCAAACTGCCCAACGGCATCATGTTGCGTCAGTTCCGCATGGTGAAGAAGACCCGCAATATCGGCGGCCACTACTTTGATGAGCAAATGGCTGAGGATACGGGCCGACGTTTTACTGTCCGGGGGCCAGCCGTACCTTTTGGCCAAATTCCCAACATCCAGATTGTCGGGGGTTACGCCTTGACCCCCGGCGTTCCCCAAGACTTGGCTGAAATCTGGTTCGATCAGAACAAGGATGCCGATTGCGTCGTCAATCAGCTTATGTTCTGGGAAAGTGACGTGGATCGCGCTGCGGCTCGCGCTCGTGAACTCAATGCAGTCAGGTCGGGCCTAGAGCCGGTCGATCCCAATAAGACTATTCCTGGTTTGGGAAAAGTCACTAAGGCCGATTTGAGCGATAAGGATATGGGTCTTGCGAACAGCTAACCGCACGCGTATGATTAGGTTGTAGCGGGTTCAAGGTGTAATAGCTTTGTACTAATGTGGTGTCCGGCGATGTCGGAGTTAACACTGACAAAAGTCTTGGTGTGCCCAACGGCAGGAATTGCAAACGGTTCGCCCATGCAAAACCTAACCAAGAGCCCGCGAGGATTTAGATGGGCGTTCAAGTAGGCTTCAACCTAACAGCGTGGCGGGCGCGTTATCCGGAGTTCGATGACGTACCCGATCCGCTGATTCAGCAGTACTTTACTGAGGCCACGATCTTTCATCGTAATGATGGTGGTGGTCCTGTGAGGGATAGCAATCAGCAGTTGGTCTTGTTGAATATGGTGGTTGCTCACATTTGTAAGCTGAATGCGCCTGTGCGTGGCGAACCTTCTCCTGATATCGTCGGTCGTATCTCCAATGCAAGCGAGGGTAGCGTGAGCGTCGCTACGGAAATGGACTTGCCTCCTGGGTCTGCACAATGGTGGGGACAAACCAAATATGGGATTGCGTACTGGACTGCATCCGCGCCGTTCCGACAAATGAGATATAGGGTTGGTCGTCAGCGAAACTTCAACCCATGGTATCCGGCAGGTTATTGATTTTTCTGTGTTGGGGTTAGCTGGGATCGGGCTAGGTATGTTATGTTTGAGGTACGGTATGGTCTTTTTCCTTAGTCAATTTTACCTTTGTGTTGAGTTGTGGCTAGCTAAGGTGTGGTATGTTACGTTGAGGTGAGCTGCGGTAGGTTTCGTTTTCGGGTAAGTTGAGTTCTGCTAAGCTCAGGTTTGGTACATTCTGGTAAGGTAAGTTTTTGCTTCTCGTATGGTAGAGATATCGCGGCGACTAACGCGATAGAAACGCGGCACCAATACACGAACCTCCTTCGCGTTCGGTGTCGCTGAAAGGTGACCCCTGTAACTCGCGTTTCCGGGCTTAGTCGGCTGGGCGCGAAGGAGACACAGCTATGGTAGCCAAGGCTAAGGTAATTCACATCAATGAGCCGACTGATGGGGGCAACGAGGCAATCGGCTATTCGGAACCTTACTCGGTTCGCGTCGCGCTAGAAGGCGCAGCCGATTACCTGTTTCATCGGTACAACTGCGAATCAGTTGAGGCTAAAAGCAACGCGGCAAAGGGTTCGAAGGCCAAGAAGACTGACGACATTGAGAGTTACGTTTGGCGGACGAACGACGGGCAACTTGCCATTCCTGGCGAACATCTTCGCGGAGCGATCATCAAAGCCGCTAAGTTCCGCCAAGACCCGCGCTCTCCGCGTAAGTCGGCAATGGATTTGTTTAAGGCCGGCATCGTGGTTACGACAGGATTAGCCCCAGTGGGAAAGAAGGATTGGGATTACCTCCACAAGGGGCGGGTAGTTGTGCACGGAAGCGCTATCCCCCGCGTCCGTCCTGCGCTTCGGCAGGGTTGGAAGGTAGCTTTTGATGTCTCAGTAATCTTGCCGGAGTACATTGATAAAAACTCTCTGCGAGAGACTATCGAGGCTGCGGGTCGTCTTTGTGGCCTTGGCGACTATCGACCAACCTTCGGCCGATTTGGGATTATTTCTTACCAATCAGCTTAGGTCTGGTGTGGTTAGTTGGGGTCAGGTGGTGTTTGGTAAGATTTGATCGGGTAAGGTAAGGTCTTTGCGTATGTCTAAGTTAGTCTAGGTTCTGTTCCCCCAGTCCTCCCCCCGCAGCAGGGCCTAGATGTACCCGCGTCGCTCCCTTCCCCCTCCCCCCGAGCCTGGGAGCGACGCGGGGAACTCTTTCGAGAGGACCAGCCCATGATTACAGGGTTATTCACCGATGGGCAGTCCGTTGAACTTTCGCTTCCTTGTGACGCGACACTTGCAGTGCGTTATCTAGGGAATGAGGACGACGTTCTTGTGCCGAACGGCTCTTGCGGTGTTGTGGTATCAGTGCTTGAGTATAATCTAAATACGTTGGCTACTGTCAAATTCGATGGACTCAAGCGTGATCTTGTAATCCCCACCAAGTATTTGAAGGCATGTTGATATGAGCGAGTGCCTTTTCAAGCTTTCAGAGGCTCACGGAGCATGGTGCTACAGTTGGCGGCCTGTTCCTATGGTCGAAGGTGCTCCACGCCTCAAGAAAGTTCCATTTGGCTACGTTTTGATGCGTTACGAAGGGAAGCGTTTACATGGCTGACCGCAAATACCTCCCGACTTTCGCCGATCTCGTTGATAGGCTCTGCATTACGCAGATGAAAGCGATCTTCATCCCTGAACGGCAGGGCGAATACGTTGAAGAAATGTCGTTGATTATGCATGACATCGATCTTATCTTGGAAAGTCAAGCTAAGACGATTGCCGCTACTGACGTTCGTGCGATGCTTGTGCTTATGTTGAGCAACCGTTTCATATGGGAGAATGAAACAAAAGCGCGAGCGGGCGGGACGGATCAGGACAAGCTTCTTAAATTGACTCATAGTATAAATGGCGTGAGGAATACAGCTAAGAATGCATTGGCCCATATTGATGGCGGTCGGAGAGACTTCAAAACGGATTGCTTTGCTGCGGAGTTAGTTGCTGACTTCGGTAATTGGAATGTATTTGGAGTGCAGAACGGCGAGGCTCGATGGGAAACCGATCAGAGAAATTATACTCAACTGGCGGATAGACGGGATAAATCTGTGCATGGTGGGGCTGGGCGTGTTCTGCCCTCGTCGGATTATTAGGCAAGATGCTCCAAATCGTAGCTAGAAACCGAATAACGCGCAGCGACTTGCAGGAGTTTACGCAGCGCGTTGCCGACGCGTTCAATGCTGGCGAAATCCACGCTCCCGTCCACCTTAGCGGCGGCAATGAAGATCAGCTGATTGATATCTTCTCGGAGATCGCTCCAACCGACTGGGTATGCTCAACATGGCGTAGCCATTATCATGCGATCCTCAAAAACATTCCTCAAGAACAACTGATGTCGGACATTCGTGCGGGACGCTCGATCTCATTGTGCTATCCAGAACACCGTCTTATTTCCTCGGCAATTGTTGCGGGCTGTTTGCCCATTGCGGTGGGTCTTGCCTGGTCCATCAAGAATGCCGAGAAGGATGAGCACGTCTGGGCCTTCTGTGGTGATATGGCAGCGACAACCGGAATATTCTCCGAGTGCACTCGATACGCTGAGAGCTATCGCCTTCCCGTTACGTTCATAATTGAGGATAATGGCAAGTCGGTCTGTACGAATACCAAACAAGTTTGGAACGGACAACACGATAATTGGCAAAGCAATGTGCGGTATTACTCCTACAAACTGCCATGGCCCCATAGTGGTGCCGGCAAACGAGTGAACTTCTAACCGGCGAGTGGTGACGCCCCTCTTCCGGGAACAGGAACATGAACCTTAACCTTTGGGATTCAAGCAGAGGCACCGTTACAATCGGATTGCCGATGGACCTAGCTGCGGGGGCTTCGCAGACGGTGGCCGGTCAGGTACAGCTATCTTCTGCTGGGGTAAGCCCCGGTGCGACAGGCGCCGACAACGTGCTGGCTGTTTTCTCAATCCCGCCGGGCTCATTTGCGGCTGCTGGGAACGGGCTTTACATTGCGGCCTATGGCACATTTGCTAACAACGGCAACAACAAGCGGGTGAAGATCATATTCAATCCTGCAACTGCCGTAGTTGGAGCGACTGTTGGGGCAGGCGGCACAACTATCGCTGACACAACGACTTACTCCACCTCTGCGCTGTCCGCTTTCACGTTGGAGGCTACAGTTTTCAAATATGGTGCGGCGGGGAGCAATACGCAGATAGGCATAAATGGTGAAAACACCGTAGCAGCGGTTAGCGAGACCCTCATTGTGCCTCAGCTTATTACTGCAAATGAGGCTGCGGTGATTCTCATTGCGGTTACTGGGAATGCTGGATCGGCCGTCGCAGACATCCTATTGAATGCGCTTGCGATAACTCCTATTTCGTAGAGAGGCAGTCATGGCAAGTTCACTTCCGCTCCAATTGAATGAAGACACTATTCCTGTGCTTCTCGCCAGAATGGGGACCCCCCTCAAAGGCGATGGGCAACTCCACCTTATGGCGGGCATGGCCTTTCGCGTTGGCGACGTACTGTCTGAGGCGTCTGTTACTGCCATAGTTCCGGCTGTTGTAGCTACTCCCGCCAAGAACGGCATTCCTGCTCAGAACTTTACGGCGAGCGAGGCTGCTTTGCTTGTAGCGGAATTGCACAATAGAGGGGCGACTGTGGAAAGTAAGGGGAAGAGCAAAAGGTAGTGGGCTACTTTTCCAACCTCTGCGCTGCGATGCAACTAGTCAGCGAGCATCCGCAGTCTGTCTTTATGGGACAAGCGGTTGCGTGCGAAGGAACGGCTATGTTCCGCACGCTCGCTGATGTTCCAATAGAAAAGCGCCTTGAACTACCAGTCGTTGAAGATATGCAGATGGGGATGGCAATTGGCATGTCCCTTAGCGGCCATCTCCCCGTTTGTATCTATCCAAGGTTCAATTTCCTGCTTCTCGCGCTGAATCAGCTTGTTCTGCACCTCGACAAGCTGCCTTTAATGGGCGATTACAAGCCGAAGGTGCTTGTCAGAACGGCTGTAGCAACCTCGAAGCCGCTTTACCCTGGGCCGCAGCACATCGGAAACTACACGACTGCGCTCGCACATATGCTGGATACAGTAGCTATTGACCGGCTTGAGCACGCAGATGATATTGTCCCCGCGTATGAAAGAGCGTTGGGGCGCGACGGTTCGACGCTCTTAATCGAATATCATGAGAAATACGACGCTTAGGGAGGTGCTTGGTGATACCTCGGAATAAAGACACGCTCTTCTATTTCAATGCGCTTAGGCTGTTGCCGCGACGCGCCTATGGCGTTGTATACTTACTTACGAACATAGACACGGGGCGATCTTATGTAGGGCAGACTACACAAGCCGTTCCTTTTGATCGAATATTTACACATCGAAAGAGCGCCCTAAGCGGGAATAGCAGTAACATCCTGCATCGGGCCATACGAAAGTACGGTTGGTCGGCATTTCGAATTGAAATTATTGCCAACTGCGATAACCGAAAAGCGTTGGATGCTGCTGAAGCGTATTTTATTGAACTATACCAGACGATGTCCCCAAACGGCTATAATATGAAGCATGGGGGTGCCAAAGGGCGATTTTCTGAACAATTTAAGCGCAAGCTTCGAAGAGTCCACTCTGCTCCTAAAGTCAGCCAAAAGCATCGAGAAACTATCACTGCATGTTGGGCCGACCCAGCGCATATGGCGAAGCTAAAAGTAACTTGGAAGGTCAAAAATGCTTTGTCGGCTCCCGCACGCGCAGAAAAGAAGCGTGTTAAAAGGGAAGCGTGGATAGCTACTAAGCCCGAGCGCCTTGCTAAGAAAAATGCAGCTATAAAAGCTGCGCATAGCAGGCCTGAGGTAAAAGAAAAAGTCGGACGTGGTACAAGAAATAGCCGATGGATTTGTAGGGGGATAGCGTCGCAACGATTAAAGCTGGGAGAACCCCTTCCTAAGGGTTGGAATTTCGGAAGGGGAGCTTCTTATGAGCGCTCGTGAATTTTGGTTTCCTACTGGGTTCAAATATTGGGGAGTGGAAGAAGACGAAGCCATTGCTAGAGTGATATCTAGCGGCTGGTTTACATACGGCAAAGAGGTTGCAGCTTTTGAAGAAGAGTACGCTGCTTACCACAAGCGCAAGTATGCGGTTATGGTGAATAGCGGCAGTTCCGCTAACTTGATTGCTGTAGCTGCTCTTTGTAATTTGCGATCTCGAAAGCCGTTATCCCGCGGGGATACGGCCCTTGTTCCCGCGGTTGCTTGGTCAACAACCTATGCTCCCTTAATACAGCACGGTCTAGAATTGCGGCTGCTTGACGTAGACGATACTTGGAATGCATATCCTTATGGGGGTACTGAGTCCTTTAGGCTAATCGTCGGGTGCTCCATATTAGGTAGTCCTGCTCGACTGGAAGAATGCCAAAAGTTTGCCAACCGTAACGGAGCGTATTTCATCAATGATGACTGCGAATCTCTAGGTGCCTCGATTGGAGGACGAACAACCGCATCTTTCGGTTTGATGGCAACCAGTAGTTTCTTCGCTTCCCATCAGATATCTGCTATCGAGGGCGGCGCTATTTTGACAGATGAGGATGAATGCTATAGACTTTGTCGTATGCTGCGCAGCCATGGGTGGACGCGAGACGTTGAGCCTCCAAAGAACTTTGATGAAGAATATTCGTTCGAACTTTTCGGTCTAAATGTTCGTCCAGTCGAGATGCACGCGGCTATAGCTCGGGAGCAGTTGAAGAAGCTTTCACATATGATCGATGCACGTCAGAAGAACTTGGATCATTTTTGGAGGCTGATGCAGGGCCTACCAATCGCATTGCAGGGTCATTATCTAGGGACTAAGCGATCGTCCTTTGGCATCGCCTTTACGGTAGCGAACAAGAACATTCGATCTAAGCTGGCCGACGCGCTACGCGCTGAGGATATTGACTGTCGCTTACCCACGGGAGGGTCATTCCGTATGCATAAGTATGGTGAGCGGTGGAGAGCGCAGGCAACGCCTAATGCTGACCGCATCCACGAGACTGGGTTGTTCCTTGGGCTTGCGCCGTTCCCAATTGAGGATAAAATCGAGCGTGCTGTGAATGTTATGAAGGGGGTATTGTGATGTCTCGTCCTAAAGCATCCTACCGTGCCGAGCGACGACGTACTTGTCGCCAAATGCGAATGATTTGGAGCGAATTTCAAAAGCGCCACCCAGTAGAATCGCTGCGACCTAAGAAGAAACAATACAAAGGGACATCAGGCTGATGTCTCTTATGCAAGGTGTCGTTGTAGGATTATTGATAGAGGCCGAAGCGGTAGTTATTACCTTGCTGATTTTTCATCTTTTTGGAGCTTTGTGGTGATGTTAAGCAGATTTTGGTTTTGGGTTAATCGTATTGACATAATTTCGGAGGCTGAGGGCGAAGACTGGGCGCGTGAGTGGATGCGAGAACACGGTTGTAAGTGGAACGGGTTTTGTAGTTACTGGTTCAAATGGGAAGAGGTGCTTAATGATGAGGTTCGACAAGGATTAAAGCCTGAGCCGCTTTTATGGCAAATTCAACGCGAGAGTACGCAGCGAAAACGTAGGCGTCGCGATAAATACGATTGCTGGGATCGGCTAATCGGTAACGACCTCTTCGATACCATTCACGGTGGTATTTTCTGATGCGCTGTTTGATAACTGGCGGCGCTGGCTTCATCGGTAGCGTTCTCGTCCCCTCCCTTCTCAACGAAGGCTTCGCTGTTACTGTCGTTGATAACTTTATGTATGGCAACTCGCTATCGCTAGCGGCTTGTTGTACCCATTCCAAATTCGACGTTATCCGAGGCGATGCGCGCGATCCAAGGGTAATCGGCCCGCTGCTCGCTAAGCACGATGTAATTATTCCCCTTGCTGCGATCGTCGGCGCTCCTGCTTGCGATAACGATGTGTGCGCTACGGGGACAACGAATGTCGTTGCTATCGAGAATATGGTATCGAAGCTTTCCGCCGACCAATGGATTATCGCGCCTATCACTAACAGTGGCTATGGGATCGGTTCGCAGGACGAGTGCACCGAGGAATCGCCTCTGAACCCCGTCAGTCTTTACGGAAAGTCAAAGGTCGAAGCAGAGAAGGCAGTTCTCAGCCACAAGAATGGGATTAGCCTGCGCCTTGCGACGGTGTTTGGTATGTCGCCTCGGATGCGTCGTGACCTGCTGGTGAACGATTTTGTCTGGCGTGCTGTAACCGACCGCGCGGTGACGTTGTTTGAGGCCCATTTCCGCCGTAACTACGTGCACGTGCGAGATGTGGCTAGGGCCTTTTTGCATGTATTTAGCTGTTTTGCTGGTGAGGAAAATAAGTATCTAGCAGTTCTTCCTCCTGTGGGCCTTCCGCTTGCGTCAGGCGCTTACAACATTGGTCTTAGCGATGCCAATCTGTCCAAGCTCCAGCTTTGCGAAAAGATCAAAGAACACGTTCCCGGCTTTGTGTTCTGGGAAGCGCCTGTGGGTGAGGATGCGGACAAGCGCGATTACGTCGTAAGCAACAAGAAGATCGAAGCCACTGGATTTCGATGTGAGTACAGCCTGGACGACGGTATTCGCGAGCTAGCCAAAGGCTATCGGATGATGCGGAGGGAGTACTCGAATGTATAAGCTCGTATTCAAAGTCATCGATGATGAAACAAAAGAAGATGTCTTTCCCTATCAGCAGACATTGCTTGAATTGTCCGAGGACATTTTACGCAAGGCCGACGAGAAAGACGCCGATGCGATCAAGAAAGAAATTGAACTCCTAGGCGGGCAAGAGATGTATGCTACCTATGTCCGTAACGGACGAGGTAGAGTGGTTAGAGATATTTGCCAAGCTGCTGGGATCATCGTTAGCAGAGTCATTGAGAGGCATTTAGCTACTCGTCTTGGTTGTAAGCACATTGCGCTGCTTGATAAGGCGAAGGAGCGGTGAGTTCGTTTGGGAAGGGACTGACGAGAAGGTGGGGGCGTGAGTATTAAGCTAGCCAAGCCTGAGCACGAGGTTCTTTATCAGGATTTGTGTAATCTTGTTGGTAAGCACGGGGATAAAGTTGATGCATTTGAAATGCTGGCGATTGCGGCGAATATGATAGGCAAGCTTATTGCTATGCAGGACCAGAGGAAGATTACAAGGGAAATGGCGCTAGATTTGGTAATTCGGAATATTGAAGAAGGGAATAAACAAGTGCTGGAGCAGCTACATAATACTGTTGGGCGAGGGTAAACAGATGTATGAAGCAGACGCTCTCGTCGGTGACAACTACAGCTACGATCTCGCTATTATTCACCCGTGGCCTCGCGGTATTTATAGTCACCTTGAAGACGAGTTCGCAGCGGTCGAGCCGCCTTTGTGGGTGCGACTTATTGGGGGATACATTCGCGACCAGCGCTATTCGGTTGCAGTCATCGATCAGGAAGCCGAACAGCTCAACGATGTCCAGGTAGCGGCAAGGGTCTTTTCCTATCGACCTCGTGTCGTCGCTATCGTCGCTTACGGCCATCAGCCTTCGGCCTCTACTCAACAAATGGTCGGAGTTCGCAGTGTTGCGAAAGCCGTGCGGACCGTAACCCCCGCGAAGATCATTATTGTAGGAGGTCACGTTTCGGCGCTTCCCGAGCGCACGCTGAAAGAGGAAAGCGTTGATTATGCTTGCGTGGGGGAAGGTCCGTTGACTATCCTTGGACTTTTGCAAGAGAAAGTCCTTGGCGAAATCCCTGGGTTGGTATGGCGAGATAGCGAGCAGAAGGCTGTTAAAAATATGCCAGCAATGCTTTTGGAGCCCTACTTTCTCCGCGGAAGCCTGTGGGACAAATTACCGCTCCAACGCTACCGCGCCCATAATTGGCAATGTTTCGGTGATATCTCCGCGCGCCAGCCCTATGCTTCAATCTACACAAGTCTGGGGTGTCCCTTCAAATGTCACTTTTGTTGTATCAACGCGCCCTTTGGGAACAGCAGCTACCGGCTCCGATCTCCTGTGGACGTAGTAGAGGAAGTTGACCGTTTATACAGGTATGACGGCGTCAAGACGTTCAAAATTATTGACGAGATGTTTGTTCTTAATCCAAAGCACTACGTCGCGATTGCGGAAGGCTTATCCGCCCTGCCCTTCGCAGACGATCTGAATTTCTGGGCTTACGCTCGCGTCGATACCGTTAAGGAAGGGCATCTAGCGCTCTTGCGAAAAGCAGGCATCCGTTGGCTGGCATTAGGTATTGAGTCGGCAAGTCAGTACGTCCGCGACGGCGCTGACAAGCGCTACTCCAACGAGGATATCGCCGAGGTCGTACGTGCGGTGCAGAAGGCTGGGATCAATGTCATCGCCAATTATATTTTTGGCCTGCCCGATGATGACCTCAATTCGATGCGAGCCACCCTGCAAATGGCGTGCGATCTCAATACCGAGTTCGCTAATTTCTACTCAGCGATGGCCTATCCTGGCTCTCCGCTATACCAGCAGGCTTTGTCGGAGGGGTGGAAGCTACCGGAGACATGGGCAGGCTATTCACAACACAGTTACGAGACTTATCCGCTGCGGACGAAGCATGTAGATGCGGCGACCGTACTGAAATTCCGGGACGAAGCATTTGACATCTACTTTACTCGTCCTGATTATCTCGACATGCTCTTGGATAAGTTCGGTATCGAAGCTGTTGAGCACGTCCAGCGTATGACCAAGAGTAAGCTGAAGCGTCGCCTGTTGGAAGATACTTACGCTCCGAAAGAGCGAGTGTCGTCGCATTGACCCCCGTCTACCAAACGAAATCGGGTCCAGAGGTCGGCAACTGTTATCAAGCCTCGGTTGCCAGCCTTTTGGGCCTTCCTCTCGAAGATGTTCCTGACTTTGGGCAAGAGGATGATCCAGAGCGATCCTATAAAGACTTTGTCTACGGGCTCGGTTTTGTTGTGCTCAAACCACCGATTACTCTTAAGCCGAATTGCTATTACCTCGCTTTTGGACCCTCGATTGTTACTGGACGGCCGCACGTTGTCGTCTATCGCGCCGGTCGTCTCGAACACGATCCCCACAAGGGCCGTAACGGATTGAGTTCGGTTGAGGTAATTCACCTATTGGTTCCGATGGAGATTGATCTGTCGTGAGCTTAGCGACTGACGGAGGCTTTTGGGAATTGAAGGACGGCGATTGGCACGGTCCTGACGTTATCGAGCATTTGATAGATGCCGAGACTTGCGTCGTTGCTTTTGCCTCAAACGAGGGCGAGTTCTCTGTCGAGATGCCTCATTTTGAATTCGGTAAGACGTTGCGGGGAATGGGCGTTGCTTACGTCCTAGTACGAGACTCCACAGGCTATCGGCAGCATTACGGTATTCAAGGTATTGGAGATCGCGCAGCTGTTGTAAGTTACCTGCTTCAACTTGGCGATAAGTATCAACGCTTAGTCCTAGTCGGTCTGTCCTCCGGCGCGCTAGCTGCAATGATGTACGGTCAGCTGATGGCAATGGATGCACTATTTATTCACGACGGTTTAGAAGTCATTGCGATCTCGCCTTATAGCGACGTAGGCGATCCTCCTGGCGCGTATGGTAAAGATTGGCAATCTCGCGGACCTTGGGACGTGTTGAGTATGAGTTTACTATCAGACATCAAGCCTATCTTCGAGGGCGGTCCCAAAGTAAAAATCCGAGCATTCTACAGTGACGGCATTGGGACGGAGTATGACTTTGAGCAGGCGCATCGGATTGGAGTTACTGACTTGACGCTAGTTCCTGGAGCTTCCCACTCTGGACTAGGGAAGCTTATGCGCGACAAGGGCTTGCTGCAAAAGGTATTGCTGGGGAAACAGACTTGAGAGTTGTCGTCCTTACTACTCACACTAACAACACGCCGATCTTGTATTCGGCGCTGGCGGCAAGTCGTAGTGTTTCCGTCATCACTTACGATCGAATGCACTCTTTCGACTATTTGTCGGAACAGGTGGAGCAACTCAATCCCGACTGGGTTCTCTACATCGGCGCTATTCCCGAACACCATCGCTTGCGTGTTCCGTCTATTCCCGAGTTGAAGGCAATCCAACGCAAGAAAGTTCACTTATGCTGTGATGGTGCTGACGATGCGTGGTGGTCTCTTCTGGGTGATTACCATACCCACAACGTCTTCGATTTGCAGATCAATATTGATGGTGTGAAAGCCGGACCTATTGGCGATCACGGCTGGACGACTATCGCCCCGATCGATCCTTCAGGCTTTGGCGAGCCCATTCCCTGGTCGCAGCGTAAGACGTTCGCAGGCTTTGCAGGATTAGTGATGGGGGGTGACCGTGCTGAGACGTTACGAGCCCTAGTCGCCAAAGATTTGATTACTTACCGCTCTCGCGATGAAAAAGGCTCTGGCGATTATATCAGTTGGTTGAAGGATTGCTGCGTAATTTGGAATCATCCCGAGACCGGGGGAATGAAATCTCAGCACGTCAAGGCTCGTGTAATTGAAGCGGCGTTGGCTGGATGTCTTGTGCTGGAGAAATTGGGTTCGCCCTTAGAAAATTGGTTTGAACCGGGAATTGAATACTTTGAATGGATAGACGTTGAGCAGATTGTCTTGATATTGGATTGGGTTAAAGAGAACCCCTCCTATGCTGAGAGCCATGCGCGTAGAATGCGTAATAAAATACTTACTCAGTACAACGTCGAGACTTTCTGGCAGCGTGTCGAGCGGCGGATAGGAGTTAGGGATTTGGAATGCGTGGCTTGATTTTTACGACCGGTTCTCGCGATACCGAGAAGATGTATCAATCTTTTACCTACCAATATCCAGACTCTATGGTTGTCCAATACGACAAGCCTAACCTTGATATGGTGCACATTGCTCAGTCGTTTAGGCCGGATATTATCGTTTGGATTGGCGCGCATCGCGGCTCGCATCACATTCCCGGCGTGCGTCCAGTTCCCGATACGGCAGAACTCGTGCGCGTTGGACGGGTTGCGCCGATGGTTCATCTGTGTCCGGACTCAGGCGACACGCCTTGGTGGCCTGAGATCGAGGATTTCCATCGGGCCGGTGCTTTCCGTCTTCAAGTAGGAATTGATGGGTGCCACGACTCGCCTATCGCCAGCTTCGGGATGGTAGCGCTTACCCCAATTGATCCCGCTTTCTTCCCTGATGTGCCTTGGGAGCATAAAATCTACAGATGCGGTTTCTCTGGCGGCGGGGGCTTTCGAGAGCAGATGCTTAATGGTCTTCAACAAAGAGGCTTTTTGACCCGCTTTCAGGATAGTTCCTACAAGGATATGTGCATTTCCTACACACAGTGTAAACTGATCCTTAACGATGCACGGACGGGCACAGGCACCAAGCGCCACGTCAAGGGAAGGTTTGTAGAGGCTGCATTAGCCGGCGCGGTTCCTATTGAGCCCCACGATGCCCCGACGCATAATTGGTTCAAGCCCGGTGAAGAGTACTTGGTGTGGGCGAACGAAGGCGAAATTGAAGCGCATATTGGCAGAGTGCCTGAGTTAGACGAACAGTATCGCGCTATGGCTGCGAACCTGCGCAAGCGTATGATAGAAGAGCACTCGGCCCCCGTGTTTTGGGGCAAGGTGCTTAAAAGGATGGGGTTGCAATGACTCCTTACGAACGAGCGCAGATACGCTTGCAGGCATTTAAGCTTTTAGCGGGGTGGGGCACCACCTTTCCTGGTGCAGAAAAATTGGAAGATCGATTTAAGCCCTGGGAATTGGAAAAATTAAAAAGTGAAGCCACTGTGCTCGCTGATTGGGCGGTTAGTCCTTGATCTTCAACTTTTCGCTTTACAACTACACTCCTGGCGGCTTTGGGACGTATGAGGATATCATTCGTCCAATCAAAGCTATTCTGGAGGATTTGGGGCACGTCGTTACCCGTGATAATACGCTGCATCCGCCCCCGATTATCAACATCCTGTTTGAAGGCTTCGACCAGCCAGTTAACCTAGATGTTCTTAAGCGGGCTCGCGCTGTTGGGTACCGTTTTGTGCTTGTGGCAACAGAAATGCCTACCCACAAGACAGACCATTCATTCTATTGGAACGATCATCGCATTACGTATTGGCTGGATCGAGCGAGCGGGTTCGTTGTGGCGCTGCCTTACGCTGATGCTGTTTGGTGTGTGGTTCAAGGAACTGCTGAGTACCTTCGCAAATTTCATCCCCATACGGCCGATATTGAGTTGGGGTATAGTCCTCGACTGGTAAATTCAACCCGTGTTGAACCTCATTACAACTTTTGTATCTATGGCTCGCCTTCTGAACGACGTTTCGAGATTACGGCTCAGCTGCGTAGTAGAGGGCACGGAGTAATTGAGAACTACACATTTCCCTTTGTTGAAGAGCGTAATCGCCTAGTGTTATCATCGCGGGTTGTTTTGGACGTCAAGCTTAAGCCTCACCTAACAGTTGTTTCTACGTCACGCATCGTTACGTCACTCCATCTGGGCCGGCCTTGCATCTCGGAACCGCGCGGACCAGAAGCTACCCAAGTGCAGCGGTGGAAGCGCGCTACGAGGTTTGCTTACAGTGACGATACGTTTATCGATGAGGCTATTTCTATGTTGCCTCACTGGAGAGAGGGCCATCGCGAGCAGTTCGAGGCTCTAAGAAACATGCAGGCGATTGACATTCTCAACGACGCAGTCAAGATTATCCCCGACAAATTCCCCGACGTTGTCGAGGGTGTATTTCAGATGCCGTTGCCTGGGAAGGTGCTAACTATCCATCAAGCTTCTGCGCCAGATAGCGCAAGTCCATATTTGCTGTGTTCTTACAACTACCACAATATAGTCGCTTATGGGCACGAGTACTTTGTGATACCGCAGGGGATTGGTGAGGTCAATCTAGCATTAGCGATTGATCGCGCTCGGCCTGGCATCCAGCGTTTTCCTTCCGAGCACGAGGCTAAGATGGCTGTGGGGGCGATATGAAGGTCGGGTTGGCAAATCAATTAGAACCTACTCGGTTCGACGAAGCGGTCGCTTTGGGCGAGCGGATTATTGAGTCCGTAGAGACGCGACCTCAGCTTATTGAAAAACTTGGCGTTGATCCTAGGTTTGGCTTTCCTGATGCAAATTGGCATCCTAAAGAGCAAAACGATTTCCGCGAGGGATACAATCTTCTTGCTACGCTCAAATGGGACGAGGTCAAATACTTGCGCTTTCGGGCGCAGAATTTCAATGGGTTTAGCTTACTGCATATGGCCTATGGTGTTGGGAGTTCTAGTGAGCCAATACCTGTTGACTACGATACGCGGTTGTCAGAAGAGTGTTTGGATGACTTGGTTGGACGTTGGCGTGAGAGAATTACGGGGCTTCCTCTTCAATTTATATTTCGTCCAAAAGCAATGCTTGGCGAGGTTGGCTGGCAATGGTTTGATGCTTCGGTTACGGGTGTACTGATCAATGCCGACACTGTTGCGTATCAGGAGCGGATGTTTTTACTGTACAATGGTGCATTGCTGGAAACCCCGGATAAGGTATTAGAGATTGGTGGGGGGTATGGAGCACTTGCCTACGCCATAACTAACGGCCTTCCTGAAACCGAGTATTGGATTTGTGACTTGCCTGAGTCGCTTCTGTTCTCTGGCTTGTACTTGACGATGACTACGAATCGAGATGTAAAGCTTTGGCCTGAACGCGGCTCAATCACGCTAGTCCCTAATTATCTATTCGGACAGATCAAAGACAAATTCGATTTGTTTATCAACACACTTTCTCTAGCCGAGATGACTGAATATCAGGTTAGGATGTACGTGCAAGGAATACGCGACCTGATGAGCCCTGGAGCTAAGTTCTTCGAACAGAACCACCTCAACAACGATCTACCGGACGGTACTCACCAAGCTACAGTGAAGCAGATTTGTGCTGAGACATTCTCGGGAAGGACTAGCCTTCTTCATACGCCTTTTGAGATACTCAACGGTCCTGCCGACGTGTGGAGTACGTAATGGCTGACGCTCCCGATCCGCTTTTCCTTTTGCAGCAGGACGGCATTTACGTGCCGTCTGAGCCTGTACTATCTCTAACGCAGGCTTTCGAATTCCGTTCCTATCTCAGCAGCGTCCCGGTTTACAGGCATCACATAGCGGGCAAGGCGACGGAGTCAGCCCCTAATTTTGCAACGGCCTGGAAACAGGGATGGTCAGTGTTCGCTCCTAAGACGGAAGACGTCATCAAAGCGCCACACTGGTTCGAAACTGCGCTATCCTACATGTCCCTTGCCAAAGCCTATTTTCGTCAGCAGCCGCGTATGTATTCGATAAGCGCCTTCTGGACGACGCCGGCTGAAGGTCCGTTGTATGGCGATACGCAGACTTGGCATCGCGATCAGGATGACAAGTTCCAAATGACGCTGTTTATGTTGGGCTCTGATGTGCCCGATCCTTCTGAGGGGGCGCACTTATATCAGCGGGGTACGCATAGGACACCTGACGCAGACTTAGGGCGTGACCCTCCTTCGCCGCCCCCCTGCGGTATCGTTTCTACTGTCTACGGGCCTGCTGGAACGCTCGTCGTTGCAGATACCTGGGGATTACACAAGGCCATTAGGCCAGCTAAGCTGCCCCGCTTACTTGTGTGGGCACGGTATGCAGTCGCCAATCCGCCCTTCACGTATGTTAACGATGGGCTCGCTCCGGTGAGTAGGGATTTGTTGGGCGACCGCTATCCGACCGATCCGGAGCTTCAGGAAGCAGTGAGGCTTGTCGCGGTATAGAGCGGGAGAGGCCCTACAATGGGACCGACAGAACTTAATAGCAGTATTTCTTTTCTTGAGAAATCAGTTAGGAACCTTATCCAAGAGGTTGTGCGGCTAGAAAAACGTATTGAAACCTTGGAAAGGGAACGCCGTCCTACAGACGCGATTTCTCCAACTCATTGGATAAGCGGGTAAATGGCTACGATCCACGGTGGTGATAAGCTTAGGAACGCGCTAGTCAAGTTGACGCGCAACATCTCTAACGGCGCGACGCTGCATGTGGGCTTCTTGTCTGGTGCTACTTATCCCCAGCAAGCAAGGGCTGCGCTGCGAGCGCGCTATGCTAAGCGACGAAAGAAAGGTGTACAGGGAGCAGTAAAGGGTTCTGCTGGAGGTGTATCTGTAGCAATGATTGCTGCGATACAGGAATTTGGTGCTCCTAGCCGCAATATCCCCCCGCGTCCGTTCTTTCGGAACATGGTAAAAAACAAGAGTAAAGAATGGCCTGCGGCGATAGCTGCTCTGTTGAAGGCAAACAACTACGATGCAAAGAGAACATTGGAGTTGACAGGGCAGGCGATTGCCGGTCAATTGCGGCAAAGCATAGTTGATACGAATAGCCCGCCGCTGAAGGCCACTACAGTTAAACGGAAGGGGTTTGCCAAGCCCCTTGTTGATACTTCGCACATGCTCAATTCAGTTGACTATGAGGTCAAATAATGGAGGAGGTTGCTATGGTGTGTGAATATGTTTCCGCCGACCTCGGGCCGTGTCCGTACTGTCATCGGTGTGGAGATGTTTTGGAGAAGAACGGAAATACTTTATCCTGTCCCGGATGTGGGGCAGTTCGCGATTGGGCGGATAAAGTCGCCGCCCGGCAGGCAATAAGAAAGTTGGAGCGTCTGCGATGATCCCCCGCAAACCAACTCCGACCGAGCCTGACTATCGCGTCCTCCGCGGCTGCTGGGTAGGCAGCGGTATGGCCTGCCGCGTATGGTATATTCAAGGCGGTCAGGTCCGTATGGTTTTCTCAAGTGGTATGTCGGAATGGGAAATCCACAAAGCGATTATGGAAGCGAGACGATGAATATTTTTGGGTATTTTGTAATGCTTGTGGTAGGAGTAACGTGGATTTTAGTACTTGCCTTAGCTGGGCGAGTGATTTTGGATCATATACCCAAAAGATAAGATACTATGAACGAGCGCAATGGAAATACCGATACGCGCCGACCGAGAATGGTAGCGCAGGCGACGCAGACATATGAAGATGCATTTCCCTATCCCTCGCCTAGCGAGATGCGCGATTTGCTGTCTAAGCTTCTGACTGAGCAGATCAAGACGAATTTGCTTTTGGCGAAGATCGAGAAGCTTTTGGTGGATGGTGCCTAAATGCGCGAATGGCTTGTGATTGAAAAGACTATTAGTCGATCTCCATTTGCGAGGGACGAAGAGCGCAAGCCGTCGGGGTACATACCCCGCGACGCTGCTGAGGCGTTGTTGGGACGCGATCTTGGTAAGGTGACTTTCTTTCGGCGAGACGAAAGTGAAAAGATGCGTCAGCATCCTGAGTGGTGTGAGGCTTTAGACGAATGAGCGTCTTTCTCGTTTGGTTAGGAAATCACACTCCAACGGGCCAGCGCTCGCTTGAAGATGTTGTCGGAATTTTCGGCCATCAACTTCGTGCTCTAGGTCACGAATGCATTTGGGACCCAAAGAACGATCAGTTCCTTACTCAGGATATGGGCTACAATATCATTGTCGAAGGCTTTACTGATGCGTCCATCTCCCTTATCGGTGCAGCTCACCAACAAGGCGCGCGTTTTATATGTATAGCTACAGAGGAACCGACGCCAAAAGGCTTCAATCACGGCCGCGACCGCGAGATGGTAATGCGCCAGGAAAAGTTCCCGATGGCGGCGCAGTTCTTCGATGCGATATTTCACCTAGTCCCGGGGAATCATATAACGAACTGGTACGCTCAATATGCGCCTTCGGCTTACGTTGAACTTGGTTACGCCCGAACGCTCTATCGCCCTGATATTTGGCCTTTGTCTCTGCAGGAGCCTGTATACAACTTTGGGTTCTTCGGTTCGCTCACCCCACGTCGCCTTAAGATACTCAAGCGCCTAGCGCGGGCGATAGGGACGAAAGATGCTGTACGAATAGAAGCAACTTTCGCTACGCAGGAAGAGCGCGATAGAATCATGCGCGAGGCACGGGTAATCGTCCAGCTTCGCAAACATGAGGAGATGGGCCTTGTCTCTAGTTCTCGTTGCAACACTGCTCTGCATCTCGGTCGTCCCGTCGTTGCCGAGCCTCATCTTTTGGCTGATCAATGGAATAGCATCGTCAAATTCTCGCAACATTGTGACGCCTGCGCCTCCGGACAAACAGTCAAACGGTCGCGTAACGAGGTCTGCGACCGGTGCGTCGAAAACTTCATTAACGATTGTCTCCTGGCCCAGGCAATGTGGAAAGGCTTGCACGGTACGCAATTTGCGGCGTTCAAAGAGCGCATGACACCTGAGTACTGTGTCGGTCGCGCGTTGAAGGAAGTAGGACTGCGTCTGACTGTAAATTCACCGTTGAAAGTCTTCGCGGCCTAGCGTATGATTAGATGTCTGAGTGGCTTTTCGCTTAGGGGGATTGATGCCGGTGGCGAATAGGCGCGTACAAGTCAATCCCCCACTAACTTATGGAGGTGCCAGCCGTGAAATCGCATCGCACTGGAATGTAAATTGTAGCTTTTGCGACCGGCCTGTTTTGTGAATGATGATGAAAAGGCGCTCCGCCTTTGAGGAGATTGGACTAGGGAGGCTGTCATGTAGTGAGGATCGCGGCGGTGGGTTGATAAAGCCAGCCTTTAGAATGCCCTTCAGCCCACCCGCCCCCACTGCATGATTTGATATGAACCTCCACAAAGTCGTTTCCGGCACTATCTCTGCGGTCAACCAGAACCGGCGCGCTACGTTGCAGATTTCATCCGGCTATACGACTAATCCCGATGGCTCTCGCACGCCGCAGTACAGCAATCCAATTATGGTGACAGCGCAGATACAGGCTTTGACGACGCACGACCTTCGGCATCTTGAGGGCTTGAATATTCAAGGCTCCCAGCGTTCGATCTATCTTAATGGCGCATTGAACGGCGCGCAGCGGCCTAGCGCTCTTGGCGGCGACTTGATTACGATCTACGACGGCACGCTTTGGCTTACTACGGCCGTTTTGGAACAGTGGGACAGCTGGGTAAAAGTCGCGGCCACGTACCAGAACAATGCGTAAGAAAACATCAAAGCGACGTTGGAAAAAGCGGCTGCATCTTGGGCGCCTCATTCCCCGCTTAGTTTTTGATCAGTATCCCGACTTACAATCGCGGTTAGTTGGCGGTGTTTGGGACGATACATTTCTGGTTTGGCGAAGGTGCCTTCCCTTTCCGTAACCCAATCGGCCGCGCAAACGGTCCTGCGTTCGTTTCTAACGACGTTGCTACCGAATGCTGACGTTATTGAAGCTCAAAATAATCGCGTCCCTGAGCCCGCTAATGTCAACTTTATCGTTATGACGGCCATACGCCGCGACCGCATCGAAACCAACACGGATAGCTATGTCGACGTCCTCTTCACCGGTTCAATTGCAAATACTGTGCTCACCGCGAGCAGTTTCAACTTTGGTTCCCTATCAAACGGTAACCCTGTGTTCGGTATCAACGTTGCTCCCACCACTAGCATCGTCGGTCAGCTATCCGGTCCGGTTGGTGGGCCTGGAACCTACACCGTCACACCAAGTCAAAACGTCGCCTCAGAACTCCTAGCCTCCGGAACCCAATCGCTCCTTTCGCCCACAGAACTCACTTATCAACTCGATGTGCATTCCAACACTGTCGATACCGCTGCAACAATGGCGCAGATAATTACTACGGCTTTTCGTGACTCCTACGCCTTCGATTTCTTTACAGCCCAAAATCCTAACGTTGTCCCGCTCTATGCTGATGAGGCCAAGCAGATAGGGTTTATTTCGGGAGAGGACCAATGGGAGACACGCTGGATTATTGAGGCTCATCTACAGGTGAACGCTGCGCTCATCAATCTGCCGCAGCAATTCGCTGGTGCGCTAAGCGTCGGTTTGGTGGACGTGAACGCTACGTACCCTCCGTAAGCGAGGACCAATACAATGCCTACCATTCCGGCCTCCACACTCGTCGCGATCAATCCTAGCGTTGTCAGCGCTGGCGGCACGGCGCTCGACCTGTCGGGATTGATCCTTACCCGCAGTACTCGCGTTCCTATAGGTACGGTGGCGTCCTTCCCAATTGCGGCGGCAGCCTCGGCATATTTTGGCGCCACCGATCCGCTTGCAATTGGGGCTGGGGTGTACTTCTCGGGCTTTGATGGGTCCGATGCTAAGCCCGCAGCGATGCTCGTCGTTCAGTATCCTGCGTCTGCTGTATCTGCGTATCTGCGGGGCGGTAACATTTCAGGAATGTCTAACGTCTCCTTGCAGGCGTTGAGCGGATCACTGAGCATAGTCGTAGACGGATATACTCGGACCAACGCCTCTATCTCGCTGTCCGGCGCCGCCAGCTTCTCGGCTGCGGCTACGATTATTGCGGGTGCTCTATCGGTCCCGACTATCGTAACGGGCATTACAGGCTCGATCGGCCCAGGCACGGCTTCCTTTACAGCCTCGATCTCGGGCCAGACGATGTACGTAACTGCCGTAGCAGCTGGTACGATTGTTGATGGGGGTACGGTAGCCGGTTCTGGGGTTCTGGGTGGCACAATCATTACGGGCCAGCTATCGGGCGTAGCGGGTGGGGCAGGCACCTATGCGGTAAATCTCACCCAGGTCGCGGCCAGCGCAGCGATGACAGAAGCCTACGGGATATTTACGGCGTCTGTCGTCGGTGCCGGTGTAATCGCTATCGGGCAGACGGTCAGCGGTACGGGCGTGACCGCCAGTACAGAAATTACCCAGCTAGGAACCGGAACCGGGGGTACTGGCACTTACTATGTCGCACCATCGCAGACGGTACCCAGCCAAGCGATGACGATGACGGCGACGCCTATCACAGTGACTTACGATTCGGTCAGTGGTGGGTTCCTGTTTACGTCGGGAACTATGGGGTCAGAGGCTACCATAGCCTTCGCAACGGGCACTCTCGCCGCACCTTTGTTGCTTACCCAGTCTACAGGTGCAGTCCTCTCGCAGGGCGCGGAGCCGACTACGCCGGCAGCGTTCATGAGTTCGATCGTAAACCTGACCCAGAACTGGGCTACCTTCATGCTTCACTGGGACCCTGATGGCGGAACAGGCGGTGGAAACGTTCAGAAGCAGGCGTTTGCAGCTTGGAAGAATACTCAGAATAATCGCTTTGGCTTTGTGTGCTGGGATCAGGATTTGTCTCCGACCACAACTGTTCCTGCAACGACCTCGCTAGGGAATATCTTACAGAATAACTCCGACTCGGGAACATGCCTAATCAATACCACAGACGTGCTCAAAGCATTCTTTGTCTGCGGTGCGGCGGCTAGCATCAATTTCCAAGGGTTGAATGGCCGTATTACGTTCGCCTTCAAGTGGCAAGCGGGATTGACTGCCGACGTAACCGACCCAACCGTTGCATCGAACTTGATTGCGAATGGTTACAACTACGGTGGCGCTTACGCGACTGCGGCTACGAACTTCACCTTCTTCTACAACGGACAGGTTACAGGACCGTTCAAATGGTTTGATGCCTTCGTCAACCAGATTTGGCTTAGCAACGGAATGCAGCTTGCCTTGGTTAATCTGCTGACTCAGGTCAAGTCCGTGCCTTACAATTCCACAGGCAATGCGCAGATTGAGGCGGCTCTGTTGAGCATCATCAACCAGGCCCTTAACTTTGCTATGTTCGCGCCGGGCGTAGCTCTGTCGTCCTCGCAGATTGCGGCAGTTAATGCCCAAGCGGGAACTAACATTGCTACGACGCTACAGAACCGGGGCTGGTACTTGCAAATCCTGCCGGCCACTGCCCAGGTACGAGCGGCGCGCGGTACACCTCCGATGTCGTTTTGGTATTCGGATGCTGGATCGGTTCAAAAGATTAGCTTGTCTTCTATTGCGGTGCAGTAAGGATAACGTATGGTAATTTTGAAATACAGGGGGGAGGGGAGATGGAAAACAAGGTATTGGGTAATGCTAAGCAAGCCGGTAAGGATTATTTTTGCGATAGTCCAAATTCTAGCTACGCAACGGCCGAACGCGCCGCTCGCAAGAGATACACAGTTCTCATTGAGCGAGAACTTTTTGTGGAGGGCTGGAATCAGGCGTTTTGGGATGAGCAGGAGCGCGTACTGAAGGAGAGTACAAATATGCAAGGTCGATGGGGCGGTAGAGCTTCTAATAAATCGGGCGGGAGGGACGGCGGTCCTGGAAGCGGTCCTCGCGAAAAGACTGCTGCGGACCCTGTGCCAAAACTCGACGTTCTAGAAAACAAATACATGAATGCCCTCTCAAATTACAGGCTGCTTAAAGTAAAAGCCGAATACGACCGTTCCGTTGCGCCAAAACTAATTAAGGCCGAACAGCAGATGAACGCCGCTAAATCTGCATTTGAGGCAGAAAAGACAAAACGGTAGTCTGTTGGCACGCAAGGAAAACGACTGCTCTCCTGAAACCGACGAGCTAATCAAAGAGTTCTGTCGAGAGAACGACGTTGGGAAAATGGCGGGATGTCCTAAGTGCGGTATGACAGGAAAAGATTTGACGCTGTGCTTCCTTTGCTTGCATGAATATTGTCCGATAAGGGAGTGGAGAAATGCTAAAGGTTCCTGACAAGCAATGGCGTAATTGGGGCGAGCGTATTCTTGCTGGCGAGCACTTGGAAGAGGAAATGCAGAACGCAGGCGTTCTCCCAAACGCCAATACGCCGCTCCCGCCGACGAATGCGACAATTCATATTCTTGGGGGTGAAAGCGGATATGGTACTCCCGAACGGGAGTTTCTCACGATTTGTGGAGTTACTTGGAAAGCGCGAGAAGATACCGGCGAACACAAGCACGTTATGCAAAGCGAGCCCCATTGGTTTAAGCACGTCAACTGTGCTAGCTGCCGTCGCTTATACGGCTTGGAGCTATGATTGAATGGGCCTCATCTCGTTTTATCGCGAGGCAAGCATAACGTTGTCAAGTACAACGACCAATACTACGTCGTCCCGCAGCGTTATGGCACGTTGCACCTCGACGTAGTTCAAGACCGCTGCCGCCCAAACATAATCTGCGTCGGTACTCTCAACGAAGCCTTAGCACATCTAGGAGATAAAGTGACAATACCTGTTATTTTTGTAGTAGGTGCCGACAAAGGCGGAACGGGAAAGACCACGCTATGCCGCGTCCTTCTCGATTGGTTGGACGAGCATCTTCCTCCAGGCAGCATCCTTCGCACGTTTGATACGCAGCTTCCTCTAGGCAACCTCAAGCGCTTCCGATCCGGCGTCGATGTTGTAAATATCAACGATGTTGAGGATCAAATGAAGGTCTTCGATAATGTCGAGGACGCGCAGGCGACCGTTGTAGACGTTTGCGCCGGCAATCTGTTCTCTATCTTGGAAACCTTAGACAAGGCTGGACTGCTAAAGGACATCGCTTCGGGCGCAGTACGAATGGTCGTTATGCATGTGGTTGGTCCTAACATCGCCTCGATGGAAGAGATTGGCGAGGTAATGGCTAGGATTGGTGGCGGCGCGGTTCGCCCTGTCCTAATCAAAAACCACTACACCAAGACTAAGTTCAAGGTTGCTGAAGACCCGCGCTATGCTGAGGCCCTACGCCTCGCCGCTCCCGGAACGATCAACGTCCCGCAGCTTGCATCCGAGGCGATGGAAGAGATCGAGATGCAGGGCGTTGGGTTCGCGCAGTTCATTAAGGGGCTCGATGTAAACAATCAGCCCTTGCCGAAGCGCAATTCGCGTATGCTGGTAGGTTACACAGCCCAGTGGCTACAGAGTGTGTGGGGTGAGTTCGATCGTGTCAACATTGCAAATGTCTTCTCAAGTTAGAAATGGCCGGTGACGGGGTCGCGAGGCCGCGGCAGGAGCCAGATCGATATGCAGTGCTGCATAATAACGCCACCCGCTGCATGTTGAAGACGAAAAGGACTAAGTACAATGGCTAGTATCACAGACGCAAACGCGCAAATCCTGATATCGATCCCCTCCCTGTTCCCTGTCCCACAGAACCTTCAAGGGTTTGCGGTGGAGGACATATTCGACGTCGATCCTATCGAGCCCGTCGAGACGCTGATGGGAGTGGATGGCATCCTTTCGGCAGGGTTCGTGTTCGTACCTATCAACCAGACCTTTGCTTTACAGGCCGACTCGCCCTCGATCGTGATCTTCGATACGTGGTGGACGGCAATGCAGATCGTCAAGGATGTGTACTTTGCGTCGGCTACCATCCTCCTGCCCGGTCTCAGCAAGAAGTGGGCGATGAATCAGGGAGTGCTGACAAACTATAAGCCAATGCCTGATGCTAAGAAGGTATTACAACCTCAACGCTTTCGGATTACATGGCAGTCCGCCCTCCCCGCGGTCGCATAAGGTCCAAATACCAGCCCTCACGAAAAAAGGATACGTTGTCCCCCGAGAAGCGCCAGCAGGTTGACCGCGCTCGACATTGGCTGCTTAGGGCTTGGGAAGAAGGCGACGAGAACTTGATAGCAAGCGCGACAATCCTACTACAGAAACTGATACGAGGTGACGGTGCGTAAAACAACGTTCGTTCAAATCTCACAAGAAGAAGGCAATCGTGACTCAGGAAAGATATTCTTCATCAAGGAAATGCCAGCGCTACAAGCCGAGAAATGGGCGCTAAGGCTTATATTGGCATTGTCACGAGCGAACGTGGATATTCCCGATGACGTTGCTAACGCAGGTATGGCGGGTGTCGCTACCTTGGGTTTGAAGATGCTGGGGCAGATGTCCTTTCCGGATGCGGAAAGTCTCCTAGACGAGATGATGTCATGCGTGCGCCATATTCCCGATCCTAGCCGAGTTGAGGTTACTGTTCCGCTTATTATGCAGGGAGGTGACGGAGATACGATTGAGGAGATTACGACACTTACCAAGCTCCGATTGGAGGTGCTGCAATTGCACGCTGGTTTTTTTACCAGCGCACTCCAGTCGAATTTTGGGAAGCCGAGTTCGACGCCCCCCGTGGTCTAAAATCCTATATAAACGTGCCCCGCAGTATTGCAGCAGTGGTTTCATCTGGAAAAGCGACATTGCACGAATGCTCGACGATCTACAGCGTCGAAGACGTATACGACCTGCTGGAGATTATTCTAGTGGATGCCCATAACAAATACGTATGCGAAAAGCAGGCGAGGACCAGACTATGACTCTCGACCAGCTCGTCATCGAACTGATTTTGGACCCAAAGAAGCTAACGCGTGGGCAGCAGCAGGCTATTGCGTCCTTCAAACAAACCCAAGAACAGTCAAAGAAGATCGCCGAGTCGATCGAGGAAGCCGGCAAGCGCATCATCGATGTCCTCTACAAGATACGTAGTCAATTCATTTCATTTACTGCAGCGGCTTTAGAGGCGTCGGGCGTTGAGCAATTCTTTTCGAACATCGTTAAGTCCAACGCCGATCTTGGCCGTCTAGCTCGCTCACTGGGCCTTACAGTCGAGGAAATGTCTCAGTGGCGGATAGCCATTAAGCTTTCGGGTGGGGCCGCTGAGGATGCGGATCAGGCCATTGGGAGCCTCGTAGATCAAATTCAATTGATGAGGATTGATCCAACCCAGGCTACCCACCTGTTGACGTTCCTACGCGCTCTATCGGGGGCCTCGGGGGTTTCCTTTGCGAAGGAATTGCAGGATGTACAAGAAGGCAAGGTCAACGCTCTTACAAACCTGATTCTTAAGATCGCTCAAGCCGGGGGAGGTCGTAACGTCGCACAGATGACGACGTTCTTCCGACAGATGGGATTTCCCCCTGGATTTATACAAGCCCTTACTCAGGGTGAAGGTGCGCTTCGACGATATCTTGACCAAGCAGCGAGGTTGCGTCCACAGACAGAGAGCGACATCAGGATATCGCGCGAGTTCGAAGCATCATGGGATCGCATATCGACTGCCATGATCCGCTTTGGCGAGGTGCTCGTTATTCAGGTAGCTCCTAAGCTCGCTTCATTCTTTGACTGGCTGTTGGATAAAGTCCACATTGTAGGTGGGGTAATCGTTGGTAGCGGTCTCGGCGCTTTGATTGGCTCGGTTGTTCCTGGTGTGGGAACTGTAGCGGGCGGCGTTATTGGCGGTCTGATGGGAGGGGCAGTTGGTGCGTTGCCGGCAATGCGCGGCGGCGGTCTAAACCAGGATTTCCTGCGACGCCTCGACGAAGCTCGTAAGGCGATGCCTTCGGGTATGTCTTTTTCGATAGGTAGTGGCTTTCGTACTTACGAGGAACAATCGCGTCTCTATGCTAATCGCGGTTCTAACCCCTATCCCGTGGCTCGCCCCGGAACCTCTGCGCATGAGAGCGGATTGGCTGCCGATCTCAAGTTTAGTTCGCCCGCCGCAGAAGCCTGGTTCCGCTCCCATATGGGACAGTTTGGTATCGGGGCTCCGGTCGCCAATGACCCCGTTCATTTTGAGCTGGCCAAGAAATACGCAGCTATGGCGGGGGCCGCTTCCTCGATGTCGGCAGCAACCGGACGTACGACAAACAATAACGCGTCGTCTGAGGTCAATATTGGCTCTGTCAACTTTAATGGCACTAACATTAGAGATGCGCGAGGCGCCGCTCAGGAGTTTGGCCCATTCTTGACTGCACAGCAGCGTCGTGCGTTGGGGATAGCCGCAAATGGCGGATCAAATTAATGGTGGAGTGTGACTTTATCTAACACCGACCGTGCAAGGCTGCTTGCTGAGACAGTTTTGAAGGTAGACGCAGAACTGCGAGAAGAGGAGCGTAAGACAATGGACTTCGCACTCGAACTCGAAGAGCTTGTCAAGGACTACCTAACCTGGAACTCGACGGTTCCGGTTGAAGAGCGCCGCGCTGAGATCATCAAGACATTAGAACAACAGATTGAGTCGCTGAAAAATGGCGTTCCCTAACGTCCCGTTCGTTCCTGGCGTGCCTGCGGTCCCGCGTCCGCCTGGGTTTGTGCAGAGTTCGCTGTCGTTGCTCGTCAACGATACGATCCAATCATTCCTTACCAACATCTACGCGCTTCAGTGGGGCATTTGGAAAGACGGTAATCCCATCATCATTCCCAACAGTATCATCTCCCTGGATTTCAAAAAGGACTATACGATTTCGTCTTATCCGGTAGAAGGTGGATTCAATACGGGCGGAACGACTGCCGCTGGCTTCCAAAGCTACGATAAGGTACAGACGCCTTTCGAAGCGCGGGTGCGGATGTCCTTCAGCAGTGGCATCTCGCTTGGCCCATTTTTGCCCAGCATCTCTGGCATTCCCGGAACTGGCGCTGCGGGACGCGCTGCCTTCTTGAATACGCTCGAGGCGATTGCAGGTGACCTTAACCTTTATGATGTAGTCACGCCTGAGAAGACTTACGAAAGCGCCAATATCCATCACTACGATTATCAACGTACTGCTGTCAATGGGGCTGGTATGATCGTTGTGGATGTTTGGCTTACGCAGGTCGTGCAGGTATCGACTACAGTGTTTTCCAATACACAAAACCCAGGCAGCGCAGATCCGATTTCTGGTGGCCAGGTAGAGGCCAAGCCTCCAGGTTCGAACTTGCCCACGCCCCCATTGTTGGGTGCGATAGCAAATTCCCCCACACTTGCACGTAACAACATTTTTTGAGGGAGGTAGGATGCATCTAATCCTTATTGTGGCAGTTCTCTTCTTGTCCTCCAGCGCAGCCGAAGCAAAGCGGCATCACCAACATCATCATTTGCACAAGCAATCCCAGAAGCCCAAACCGCGAAGACACGTACCTGTAATTAAACACGCACAGCACGATGTGGACGAGCTTCACGATTCGCCTGAGCCCCAACCCTTGATTGAGACTGCGCGGCAATTCCTTGGAGGCAATCCTACGGGTTGGGCTCATCAGTGGTGTGGTGCGTTTTTGCGGCTTATTGTGAGGTCTGTGGGGTTGCCAGATTTGCCCGATGGGAATGCCGCAATTGCCTGGGCACGTTACGGGCGCGCAAGCGAGCCAAAGCCCGGGGCTATATTGGTTTACCCGCACCATGTGGCCTTGATTACAAAAGTTCTTGATATGAAGAAGGTTGTCGCAATTAGTGGTAATGACTGGGATGCAAACCATCGTCCGAGGGTTCTAGAGCGTGCGCGGTCTCTTGCGGGCGCTGTGGCTGTTCGGGAGGTAATAGTAGCAGTGTTGCGTCGATTTGAGTTAGCTCCAGCTTTCACATTCCGTGCATAAAAATGCAAGTCGTCCCGCTTCAATCCGTTCCTAACCAGATTGTGAACGTTGGCTTGACGAATCAGCAGTGCACCGTTTCGCTTCATCAGAAAACGACTGGTTTGTTCTTTGATCTATCAGTTGCGGGCGGGGTTATCATTACAGGGGTGCTTTGCCTCGATCAGAATTTGTTAGTACGCAATACCTATCTTGGATTTGTAGGCGACCTGGCCTTTTTCGATACTCAGGGAACCAATGATCCTGACTACACAGGTCTCGGCGGGCGCTACCAATTGGTCTACCTAGCGCCCGGTGACATTACGGGCCTTCCGCCTGGGGTAAGTTGACTTGGTTCTCAACGTAGGAACCATAACTCCGACTCGTCTTCTAGGAGGACAACCGTCTTTCGTCCAACGACTACTTAGGTTCACGTTTACGCTTGCCTCACAGCAAGTATCCGGCAAGCTCAACACATTTACGAGTTCTGGTGGGGCAAATACAGCAGTCGTTTCTAACCTCAGGTCCTCTGCTAGGATCACTGGCGCAGGCAGTCCCGTTCCCGGAAGGCTCGACTTACAGATTTGGGGCATGCCCCAGAACTTGATGGATAATCTCTCGACGTTGGGAATGATTATCAATATTGGAACTCGTAACACGGTGACGATAGAGGCCGGCGACAACGTAAATGGCTTCGCTACTGTCTACATTGGCCAGATTGTGAACTGTTGGGGCGCCTACGAGAACGTCCCGGAGGTGCCTTTCCATATAGAGTCACAGACTGTCGTGGGCGACCAAGTAATCCCAGCGTCTCCCACGACCGTCCCGGGCTCGGCCGACGCGGCAACTATCTTGTCTGGGCTGGCCCAGCAGATGGCCCTGCGGTTTGAGAATAATGGCGTCAGTGTCAAGCTATCCAATGCTTATTACTACGGGTCGCCCTGGGATCAGGCGCAGCAGGTTGCTCGCGACGCAGGCATTGGTATGGTCCGAGAAAACGGTGTTTTAGCGATCTGGCCCCAGAATGGTTCACGCGGCGGCGCAATTCCCCAGGTAGACCCAAGTCACGGACTAATTGGTTATCCAACTTACGTTGCGAACGGGATAGAGATCAGGACCGTATTCAATCCTTCGATTACTCTGGGCGGGCAGATTAGTGTGGAGAGCACGTTGAAAGAAGCGAGCAAGACATGGCGGGTATTCGCCCTTAACCACTCGTTGGACTCGCTCCTGCCTAATGGCCTGTGGGAATCACGAATAGCCTGCTCGCCGCTTGCAACAACGCCCATCTTACCACCATTCTAAAATAGACTATGACTGGGTTCTATCTCAATGAGAGTTTGCTCCTGGGAATAGCTATCGGAGTAGTGTTATTTGGCATCTTGGTATTGAGCTTCATGCTCTAACTCGAAAGGACAACGAAAATGACCGGCTCAGCTCTGTTTGATTTCTTCATCGCTCTAATCTTGTTGGCTGGGGCTGTGACCTTGTTCTTCTACGCAATCGAAGGCATGTCGCCTAACGAGCTCTTTACAAGAATTGCGCGACTAGCCATTGGGTTGGTCGCGGTTGTGGTGTTTCTATACGCGATAAAAGGGGTATTCTTTGGAGGAGGTGGCGGCGTCAGTATTACGCCTTTCGGCGTAGTGCAATTTGCAATTGGAATTATTGTAGTTCTGGTAGTAATATACGTAGTGAAATGGGGTGTATCGTTTTTCTTACCTCAATTTTCAGAACCTATACTGTACGTGGTCGGAGCAATAGCCTTGATCGCACTGCTGGCGCTGTTCGCACAGATATTTTTCGGAGGTGGCCTGACCTTTGGGAATGTTGGCAGCCGCCCGGCGATTAGCCAGCAGAGGTAAAACTGTGGACCCTACCGTCCAAGTCGCGTTGATCGTAGCCATATTTGCGTTTGTTGGCCCAGTAGTTATGGCTGCTGTTACGTATTTGGTTCATCGTAGCGAAAAGAAACAGGATTACGCTCGACAGGACGCCGTGGCCGCCAACGCGGCCGAAGCCGCGCGTAAGCTATCGATCAGGCAGGACCAGACCGCGGCGAAAGCCGACATCGTTGCTGAATCCTTGTTGGCTTCTAATGAACGCGTCGCAGAAACTGCAAAGACGGCCGCCGATGGGCTTGTGGTCACGAACACCAAGCTCGACCTGATCCACACGCTGGTCAATAGCCAGATGACTGCGGCTATGGAAGCCGAATTAATGGCAACCCAGCGTGAACTAGCAATGATGCGGGAGGTGGTTTCCTTGAAGACTGCTGCGGGTCACGAACCAAGTACAGAAGCTCTTGGAGAGATCAGTGCGACTGAGAAGAAGGTCTCGGAACTGCGGGCAAAGTTGGCGGATCGTTCAAAAACAGCGTTAGGTCTAACGACCTAATCCCTTCGACCTAATCTTCGCGCGACTTTTATTCCTGAAGGTGTCAGGGTAAGGTATTGAAAAGGAACAGGAAGGTGGTGGCTTCTAAGACGACAACCGTGGAGCCCAAAGTGGCGAATGGAAATGGCAATGGCACAAGTCAAGTGCTGCCTTGGGTTTTCGCGGGTGTTGGTATGGTGGGAGCCATCGTCGTATTTGTGTGGGGGCAGATCAATCCGAAAGTTGATATTGGGAATGTTAAGACGGACCTCAGCGAGCGCATATTGCAGGGAGAACAGAGAAACCACGATACCGATGCCGCTCTGAAGAAGGACATTGAAGAGGTAAAACGTTTGGTGGATTCAAGGCTAACAATAGCTGAGCACAAGGAATATACGCTGCGAGTAGATAATGAATTGAAGCGGATTGATGACGTAGTTCGTATGCTAGCTCAAACGCGTGTCCACAGAACAGAATACGAGAGAGAGAGAGCTGACGAACATTACAGATCGGATGACTGCGTTGCGAATGGTAGTCGAGAAAGTTCAATCTGACATATTTGGTAGCTACAACGTTGGCAAGCAACTCGACAATCTTCAGGCACAGCAAGTCAAGCAGGCTGAAATTACGGCGGCGCAGATTGCGGAGTTGCGCCGCTCATTGGATATGCGGCAACCAGCAGTAGTTTCACCTACAATAAGAGTGCCGCAGTGAATGAGTTCGGCTATGGACAGCTACAGCCGGTCGATACGGCCGACGAGTATTCTGTTATCTCGTTTATTGTCCGCCAACTCATCAACAAGATCAGTACCCTTATCCCTGTTAAGATTGTGTCCGTTCATGTTCAAGGCGGTGTAGCGCCTGCGGGAACTGTGGACGTACAACCGCTTGTAGCCCTCTTAGACGGCGCTGGGAATGCCTCGCAGCACGGGATTGTCTACGGCCTGCCCTACCTTAGACTACAAAGCGGTACTACAGCAATCATTATGGACCCGGTGCCTGGGGATATTGGCTTCATCATCTGCGCCGACCACGATATTTCAGCCGTAAAGAGTACCAAGGCGGCAGCGCCTCCAGGCTCTCGCCGACGTTTCTCGTTGTCGGATGGCATCTATTTTGGGGGCTTCTTAGGTCCGACGCCTCAACAATACATTCAGATCAGTTCTACGGGCCTGACACTTGCCGACAGCAGCGGCAACACGATATCTACCGGACCGACTGGAATTACGCTTTCGGGAACGAACATCATTGTAAGCGGAAATTTGCAGCTTATCAATGGCACAATCCAAGGCGCTAACGGCGCGACCTACAGTGGCAATATTACGACTACAGGAACAGTTACTGGCAGCAATGTTCAAGCGGGAAGCATCGACTTGCTAAACCACAAACACAGTGGCGTTACGGTGGGTGGGGGCAGTACAGGACCAGCATTCGGATGAGAAAACTTTTGCTTGCAATCTCGTTTCTTCTTGTAGCGGATGTGGGGCATTCTCGTACTCTCTATCCCGGTCAATGGGCTCAAGTCGATCCTGCTGAGCGCGAATGGTTCCGCTCGCAGAGGGCGCCCAATTCCAAAATCCCTTGCTGCAACGAGGCTGATGGGGCCTATGCCGAGGAAGAAATTCGTGGCGACCATTACTGGGTACGATTCACGTGGAAGTTCCTGATGAACGGCGCTTCTCACGATATGCAGACTGATTGGGTCGAAGTACCTGAAGATGTAGTGATTAAGGACCCGAACCGGCACGGAGCGCCTGTCGTGTGGTGGGCTTGGGAAACCGGGACAACGCTAGAGACGGCTAAGGTCAGGATCAGATGCTATGCGCCGGGAGCGGGGATTTAGGGTATGGCTTCGACCTTGCTTCTCGACCAAAGTACCTGGGACCTCGTTGTTGACGCTTCAGGGAATATCGCGGCTGCGAGTAATCCCTACTCACTAGCCCAGGATGCAGCCAGTGAGTGTAAGACGGTTCAGGGCGAGGTTTACTACGATACAACGCGAGGCATCCCGTACTTTAGTCAGATACTAGGGCAGCGTGCTCCATTATCCCTAATCAAGGCAAAATTGACGAGCGCAGCGCTTCTGGTCCCCGAGGTTACAAGTGTGCAAGTCTTCATCTCGGCTATTTCCAATCGTACTGTGTCGGGGCAAATCCAAATCCCTGTGAGTGCTACGGCACAGACGATTGCGATTAACTTTTGATGAAGGATACCCGCTCACTGTAGTATCCGTTGGATGATCCATACCACCTTATGTCAACACTTCCTTTGATAGTCCTCAACTTATAGAAAGTCCAGGTTTGGCTTTCGTCTTCATATTCTCGTTTGAACCCCGGCGGATCGTCTTCGCTCGTCGCTTCTTCGGCAGATAAAATTGGAGTGCCGACTAGATCGGCGAGGTCGCCTGTGATGCTTTCTACAACTACCGATTCGCAGCAGTCTTGATCGTGGTAGAGTTTGAAGTGATCGCCTTCTTTAGTGCTGAATACGATCTCTTCATTATCGACGTTTCGTACGTCTGTCAGAACCTTTCCGACAAGACTTGAGAATGATAACTCTTCTTCCATTTTGGTTTCTCCCATAAATGACAACCAACGTTCCCCCGATCACTTTTACCATTACGGGCTTCACGGGTCCGAATGATAGTACCATACTATCCGGCGTACAGGCGGATATCAATGCCGCGTTCGGCGGTAACCTTAACCCTAGCCTTACGACGCCACAAGGGCAACTTGCATCGTCCTTTACCTCGATCGTCAGCGAGGTCAACGCTACCTTCCTCCTATTCCAGAATCTAGTAGACCCATCATACACTTTTGGCAGGTTTCAGGATGGCATCGGCCGTATTTATTTCCTCAATCGTAATCCAGCGCTCCCAACGACGGTTCAGGCAATCTGTTCGGGGCTCGCAGGCGTTACAATTCCAATCGGTGCCCTCGCACAAGCGGCAGACGGATCAATTTACGCTTGTACTGGGTCTGGTACCATCCCCTCTACTGGATCAATTACATTATCTTTCGCCAATAACGCTGTCGGACCAATCCCCTGTCCCGCAGGAACTCTCAATGTCATTTACCAGGCCGTCCCCGGTTGGGATTCCGTCAACAACCCCTCCGATGGAGTACTCGGCCAGAACACAGAAAGCCGAACCCAATTTGAACAGAGACGTGCTGCCTCAGTCGCTGGCAATTCACGAGGGGCCGTCCAGTCTGTGCTGGGAGCCGTCCTTGCTGTCCCGGGAGTACTGGGGGCGTATGTCACAGAAAACCCTAACGCTACCTCGTTAACGATACAGGGCTTTACGCTTGCTCCTAACTCTCTCTACGTAGCTGTTGCGGGAGGCGCAGCATCGGCCGTAGCGCAGGCGGTCTGGTCTAAGAAGGCTCCAGGGTGCGCATACAATGGCAACACGACCTTTACGGTACAGGACACTTCCACCGGCTACTCGCCTCCTTTTCCGTCTTATACTGTTACTTGGCAGACGCCGACCGCGCTCCCAATCGTCTTTTCCGTCAATCTTGTATCCACACCGCAAGTCCCTTCTAACGCTAATACGCTAGTACAAAATGCAATTGTTAACGCCTTTGCAGGAGGGGACGGTGGCACAGTCGCAACAATTGGCTCAACGATACTCGCGAGCCGCTATTATCCTCCTGTGTCTGCGCTTGGCCCTTGGGCGCAGATACGCTCGCTCCAGATTGGTTCGGCTAACACCGCCTCAGCCTCTGTCCTCGGGTATGTTCAAGGAACAACTCTATCCGTTACGACGCTTCAGTCTGGGCTGCTTGCAGTCGGACAAACTCTGGTTGGAGGCTCCGTCGGGGGTTCCAGTGCTGCTGGCGGCTCGGGTATCGTTGCAGGAACTACAATCACTGCTCTAGGTAGCGGCGTAGGTGGGACCGGCACTTATACAATCTCAATATCGCAGAACCTAGGCGCATCATTTATTGGGACGAGCGGGAGTGGCGCGACGCTGACTGTGGCTTCAATCAATGGGGCGATAGGAATAGGAGACACGCTTTCCAATGGCACGGCGGTCGGGGCAGGGATAACGATTACGGGGCAACTATCCGGTACGATTGGTGGCAATGGGATTTACACTACATCCTCGCAATTGAGCTTGTCTGGGTTGGCGATGCAGGCAAACGTTCCTATACAAGGGGTGCTAGCGAACCAGAACTCGGTAAGCGTCAACATCAACCAGATACCGACAATCAACATCGCGAATATTGCTGTGACGGTCACCTAGCGCGTATGATTAGATATTACATTGAGGACAATAACATGCGGGGTGAGCAGGTTGGTAGCCTGGGCAGGCTTTGGAAGGCATTCAAGATGCTTTTCACGGCCTGCTTCTCGGAAGAGACTTTTGGTTCGAATCCAACACCTCCGCACCATTTTTCAGAAAACAAGTCGGAGCGAGAAATCCGCCTCCGACTTAAGGAAGCTCGTCGCCGCTTTCGAAGAAGGCTTCAAAAAGAAAAGCCCTATTTGAGTCAACGGGAGCTGGACGCGCAAGCCAAGTTTAGTAATTTGTCATGACTAAGTACCAACTTGGAGTTCTGGTGTTTGTTGTAGCGTTTGCCTACTCGGCACTTCTTTGGAACCTGGACCTATACAATCTGAGTGTTCTGCTTATGCTGATGAGCCTTGTTTTGTCCGTAACGATACTTTGGGAAATATGCCGGCCTAAGAAGACTAGGAAGAAGCTTCGCTAGAGTATGATTTAGGTATGGATAAGAATCGCATTGTGATTTGGTGGTCTACGGGCGCGGCTAGCGCAGTCGCGGCGCGTATTGTTTTAGCTGAAACGCCAAAGGCGATGCTGGTTCGAACTGAAACAAATAATGAAGACCCAGATAATTACCGATTTGAGAAGGATGTCTTGCACTTTTTAGGAGTACCGCTGACAATTCTCCAATCTGATAAGTACAATAGCGTTTACGACGTTTGGGTTGGGGAAAGGTATATGGCAGGAATCCACGGAGCGTCTTGCTCTCGTGCAATGAAGGTGCGGCCTCGCTTAAGCTTTTCCAAGCCCTACGATCTTAACGTATTTGGCTACACATTCGACAAGAATGATAGGAATAGATTTCAAAGGCTGAAAGACAACTACCCAGAAATGAAGGTCCGCGCTCCGCTGATTGAGCAAAAATTTACTAAAGCCCACTGCCTTTCGTTGATAAAGCGCTGGGGAATTGAACTTCCTCGGTCTTACGCAATGGGCTTTCCTAACGCTAATTGCTTGCAAACAGGTTGCGTAAAGGCGGGCAGTCCGGATTATTGGTCTCTATACCGCAAGCATTTCCCCGAGCAGTTTGCTAAGACGGCTGCTCTTGCGAGAGAGTTGGGGATTCAACTAGCCACAATTAAAGGCGAGCGCGTATTCATAGACGAAATTCCTGCGAACTGGCCTACAACTCGGCCGATAGTTCCCGTTTGCGATTTCTTGTGCCAAGCCTCAGCCTTGGAACTCGACTTTTTGACGTAAATGGATCGTTGAATTTGTCCGGCCCTCCATACCCCCCGCTGCCAACCGACAACAGCCTCGGAAACTTTGTTATCGGCGTCAGCCCGCTCGGGACTATTCCGCCATTCAACTACTGGCAGACAATCATTTCTCAATACTCCAACTCGCCGATCCTTACGACCCTCATAGGTAATTTCTTTCAGTACATAGATCAGACCGCGAACTTGGACTCATTCTTTGACAACATCTGGAACCTTACGACTGCGACTGGCGTTGGCCTCGATATCTGGGGGCGGATCATTGGCGTTACCAGGATTTTGTTCATTCCCGGATCGCAGCGTTACTTTGGTTTCGACGAGGGGACGCTAGCCTATGACCCTTGGAACCAGTCGCCGTTCTATGCGGGCGCTCCGCTGACCCAGAACTACCTGCTCAATGATAGCGCCTACAGAACGTTGTTATATGCCAAGGCGCTGACTAACATCTCGGACGGTAGTATTCCCTCGATCAACACTATCCTGCGCACGTTGTTTCCAAACCGGGGCAATTGCTTCGTGACCGACGGAAACAATATGACGATGACCTACACATTCCAATTTGTGCTTACTGCCGTCGAGCTTGCAATAGTTCAGCAGACTGGGGTGTTGCCTAAGCCTGTAGGCGTTAAGGCAACGATTGTACATCAGTAAGGGGTAATCATGGCCGACGTAATCAATTTGACTGGAAAGCTTCTTGAACGCATTGCCGATCAAGACGACGAGATACAGCGCCTTAAGGAAAATACTCCTGGAATTGTGACTACAGAACTGCCTCCTGTATTTGGGATGGGAACGTCGGAAGGGGGTTTTGAGTCAATGGATGTTGAAGCCTTCTTTAATATGCGAGGGTGGCTGCAGTCTGCTTGCGAAGCTAAAGGCGCGCGAATGACTGGAGGGGGAATGGGCTGCGGCGTTGCTGATATCGATATCGAACTTGACGGCCATCACTACAACATAACAATTAAGCCTCTGCCCGACCGATAGGCCCTCTCCATGCAAATTAGCAACATACCCGTTAAATTCCCTATACCTTGGGGAAGCGGCGCCGTCTCGCCGACCTACATCCGTACCATCCCAGTCGCATCGCAGATTGGTATTAATCAGGGCTTTGCTTCGCTTACGGATGGGTTTCCGCCGCTCTGCTTCTCGCCTATCAATGTTGGCGGCCTCCCTCCCTTCGGGCAGGACGCTAACGGCATCCTTAAGCAGGTTACGCAGTGGTTACAGTGGCATGAGGCCGGTGGGCCTGTTATCTGGGACAGTTCCTACTCAACATCGATAGGCGGCTATCCGCAGGGCGCCGTAGTGCCTGCTGCGGCCGGGTCGAGTAGTGACCATTGGGTATCGCTAGTCGATAACAACGCAGGAAATCCCGATGCCGGTGCTGACAATTGGAATACGTTTGGCCGTTTCGTTACTGGCGATCTCAAGTTCCGTCCTACAGGAGAAACTCTATCGGGATGGGTCAAGTGCAATGCTACAACGATAGGGAGCCCGTCATCCGGCGCGGGGCAACTAGCTAACAACGCATGCCAAGCCCTGTATGTCTATCTGTGGGCGAATTTCTCTAACACGCAGTGCCCCGTTACAGGTGGGCGAGGTGGGAGTGCGGCGGCGGATTTTGCAGCGAATAAGTCTATCCAAGTGTTGGACCTGAGGGGCTACGGAATTATTGGTATGGATACGATGGGAGGCGGCGCGTCTACGAGGTTGACTGGAGTACCAGTAACCTCTGGGAATGCGACTACGGCTGGATCGCTGCTCGGGGAGAACCTCCACGTGCTGACCTCTCCTGGAGAACTGCCTGCACACACCCATGGGGTAACTGATCCCACGCATACCCACAGCTACAGCATTTTCGTACCGCAAGCGAACACTAATGCTGGCCCTAACGCTCCTGGCGGTTCGAACGGTGGGGGAACTACTGGAGCAAGCACTACAGGCTTGACCGTAAATAGCACAGGTTCTAGCGGGGGTCACAATACAGTTTCGAATGCGATCACAGGAACGTGGTACCTCAAGCTTTAGTATCTGATAGCTATTAAATCTGCCTGAAGCAATTTTCCTAGGTCCACTAATGAACTTGCTATAAGCTCCGTGTCACTCAGTGAAAGAAAATCTTGTGGATATTCTTTTCGATAATCCCTCACCTGCTTAATTAACTCATCTAAGGTTGAACCATTATTACTTTCTAACAGGTGACCCACGAGACCGTGATCTTTCCATACGTTTTTTAGGTCGGTTGATACAGGTCGAACCTTACCGTAAGTATCGTGAGTATTTCGATAAAACTTAATCATATCTGTTTCTCCTCGTATGTACGATATCATACGGAGTTACCATGGTACACAAAGTGCTAAGGCGTTCGATCCTTCCTCCGCTTGGCCGAGGTGGGGACGCATTCGCGCGGGCCGTGCAGATGTATGCGTCAGAAATGCAGTCTTATCGTACCCACCTAGCGAATGTGGCCGCTGACCCTGTCAATTTCCAGGCTTACCCCGCGCCTACCGCATCTCCGGATATTGCGGCATCGATCAATCCGACCACGCTTCAGCCGGACTATGAGATCGTTGATTATCTGCCCGTCGAAAAGGGCGATATCCGCGCCTTAGAGCTACGTAAAGACGAACTACATCACCAAGTTCAGCAGATGGAAGCCGTTGCTCAACATAATCTCCTGCCGGCGCGAAAGTGGCGATTGGCGGGATTGGAGTACGAACGGGCTGTCAATGTTCCCGTATCAGTTCGCACATTAGAGGATAACCAAGTCATTAAATTCCACACTGAAAGGGCAGATAATCTTCGAGAGCTTCAATTGCATCACGCCAGGCTTGAGGCTCAAATCGAGGACTTGAATTTTGACACGATCAACTCCTGGACGCCACGGCCTTTCGGAGGGTGAAAAATGCGCGAGCGTGAAGAACGCATAGCAGAGTTCAGACGTAAGCAGCCAATTGAAGAACTACGTCGCAAAGCTAACCTAGCTACCGATAGGTTCAATTTGTGGTCGCAGGAAGAACTAGATTTAGCGGATGCTGAGGCGCGTGAATTAGCCGCCTTCTTTACAAGCGCGGAGAATAAAAAATGACTAGGCTTATATTGCTGCTCTGTCTCTTAGCCTCTCCTGCGTGGGCGCAGTCCTTCCCAACGAATCCTCCTATGCGACAAGGGTTGGTACCTACAATTGGGCAATGGAACAATTATTTTTCCCAAAAGCAGGATGTACTCGGCTTTACTCCCGTCAACAAAGCCGGCGATTTGATGCTAGGCAAGCTAACGGCGTTTGCCTCGACAGCTGCCTCCGCTTCCTTTAACATCGCGCAAGGCGTAGCTCCCACAACTCCACAGAACGGGGATATGTGGATAACATCGGCCGGCCTCTTTCTGTACTCGGGGGGCGCTACCACAGGACCAATTGCAGCAGGTCAGGGAAATCCTGGAGGCAGCACGGGGCAGTTGCAGGTCAATGGCGGCAGCAATACTTTTAGCGGAATTACGGCTGGGGGAGATGTTTCCTTTGCTAACCCCAATTTTACAGTAAACAGAGTTAATGGTGTTCTGCCTGGGGCTTTATACTCATTAAATGTTGGTACGGGCCTTGCATCGGCTGGAGGAAATTTGAACCTTACTGTTCCTGTGTCCGCAACAAACGGTGGAACAGGAATAAACAACGGGGCAAACACGATCACATTAGGAGGCAATTTTACGACCTCGGGCGCTTTCAATTTTACAGCGACCTTGACGGGCGCTACGAACAGCACCTTCCCCGCTGGTACTCACAACCTCGCCGCGCTCGATCTTGCGGATCAGACGGTAAGTGGTGGCGCTAACGTTACGTCCTCCAGCCTCGGAACGCCGACGAACGGTTCTACCTTGACTATTGACTGCGGAACGGCCCCGCTGCAATTCCTTACCAACAACGTTGTAGGATTTACGATCGCCGCTCCGAGCAATGATGGCTCTTGTCTTATGAAGGTTACTAATGGTGCTTCGGCCGGTACGATTACTTTTTCAGGCTTCACTGTTGGGAATAACACGGGCGATCTGTTGACAACGACCAACGGCAATATTTTCTCTGTCTCAATCTGGCGCATCAACGGAACATCAGGATATAGGATATCGGCGCACCAATAGGGAGGAAATTGCCTTGAATCATCCGTGGCAGAGAGTCGTTTGCATTGACTACACAAATTGGCGGAGCCAACGATCGGTTCGGCACATTCATCCACTAAGGCTAGTGTTTGAGAGCAACAAGTGGCATCCTGATACGCAGTGGCTCCTTGAAGCGACCGACGTTACAAGCGGCGAGATACGTACATTCGCATTGGCTACCATCCATCGATGGTCCGTCGATCCAATTATGTCTAAGGGGCCAGCCGGCGATCCGGGGCAAGTCGGATGGCTTGGGGGATGAGGCCGGCTTATGAACCTTCGCCTTTTCCTTGCTATTTTTGTCTTGTGGGGCTGTGCTTGCCTTGCACAAATCGGCCCTGTCCCGACTATCGCCCCCGTCTTTCCGCAAGAGCCCTTATCTGTCGGTACGTTCTTACAAGGTGGCGGAGGTTCCAACGCTACATCTTTCGCAGGCGTAAATTTTGGAACAGCTGACGCTACTAGATATATTATTGTAGTTGGTTATGTCATCAGTGCGCAATCTTTCGGCAGCATTACAATAGCAGGAACGACTGCGACAACCATAACAACTGCCACTGATGGCGTGTCTCAACTGCGAATTGGCGTTGCTGCTGTGCCGACCGGTGCAAGTGGAACTATCGTGCTGAACTATTCAACTCCTGGGACGGCCTTTTACAGCGCATATAGCCTGGTAAAATCGGCCAGGGGTACGTCAGGAACTGGGACCAGCGGGAGCGCTGTTCCCTTTAGCGCGACGCCTACAGTTCCGACCGGCGGATTTGTAATCGGCGCTAGCGGAGATGCAGTTAACGTTGCTCGCACTTGGACTAATATAACGCAGGATACTAATCAAGTTGTTAGTACCAGTTCTCTTACTACAGCAAGTAGACAATTTCGAGGGTCTACCAACAGCACGGCATTTTCTGTGAATTGGTCCTCCAATACTCCGATAGCGGGATTTGCGGAGTTTTTCCCATGATAAAGTTTTGGGCCACTCTTGGCTTTGGCTGGCTGTTATTTTGGATACTAATTATTGGATGTGCACTATTAGCAGACGCTCAATCCCCCGACAAAAAAGACTACGCGCTTGCAGCCTTAGAGGCGCAGCGCAATGAGGCGTGGAACCGCGAGGCGCGGTGCCAGAGCGAAGCGCTGTTCATGATTGACGACCTCAAGAAGCAGATCGCAGACCTGAAGAAGCAACTGGAGGACAAGCCCCAATGATTAACCCAGTCGTTGTTGATCTCAACCATGCTAACACAATCAACTTTACCAAAGTCAAGGCTGCTGGAATCCTCGGTATCATCCACAAAGCTACGCAAGGTGTAGGATATCGCGATCATGCCTATCAGTCGCGCCGTTCGGCTGCTGAGGCGATGGGGTTCCTGTGGGGAGCCTACGATTTCGCTACCGGAGATGAGGTAGAAGCAAACGTAGCGGCATTTTTCGAGGCGGCGCAACCCGGACCAACGACGCTGATGTGCCTCGATTTCGAGGATAATTCACACAGCGAAATGTCAGGAGAGCAAGCGCGCGAATTTCTTGACCGAGTGGACCAGAAACTCGGCCGTGCGTGCTGGATTTACGGAGGGAACCGCATTTTTGAGCACATCCCGGAAGACGACGATTTCTTCGCACAGCACCCACTGTGGCTCTGTCAGTACAAGCTCATCCAAGTCGATAGCCTTGAAGAGCTAAACAAACACATCAAAGTCCCGCCGCCGTGGAAGGATTACACACTTTTGCAGTACACGGGCGACGGCGTAGGCCCGAAACCCCACACTGTCGGTGGCTTGGAGGACGGCGCCGACCTCAACGCTTTCAAGGGCGATCTACTTGTTGATGTGGGAATATGGACCTCAGGTTTAGCTCCTGGCGTTGGAGTTTAAGTATATGAGTAAAGTCTACTGCGCATTGTTTATGGGGCAGGGAGGTATCTTTACCTCTTGGGGCATGAGTTGGATGGCGTCCGATTTGCGTAAGCTTGGTGCTGAAGCTGATGTTTATTCCTACAACGATTGGCAGCGTGCAGAGACGGTACTTGATGCAAAGCGCAACGAGGGGTATCGGCTGGCACTCATCGGCTATTCGTTAGGAGACAGTGCCGCTACCTATCTACAGACGCTATCCCCCTTTGACTTGGTAGTCTGTATCGCCGAGTCTGAGCTGGCGCAGAACTATCGTATTGACAAACGCCACACCAAAAGATCGGTATTGCTTTACGGTTGGGGTACGCTGTCGGGCGGGGGCCTTGACTCGGGATTTGATCAGGCGATTGGGGTGTACCTACCTCATCTACTGATGGATTTGTCTCCGACCGTATTCAGTACGGTTAAGCAAGAGGTTAATAAGCTTTTGTGAGCGCGTATGATAAGGTATCCTGGCTTATCACGTGTCTCTTTAGGAGATTGCCTATGTGGACTGAGCAGGATTTCCAAGTTCTAAATGGCAAGTTGGACGCCATCTTATCCAATGTCCAGCGTATTCAGCAAAAGGAAAGCTTCATCATGGCACTAGCAGACGACCTCAACAATGCAGTAACGGCCCTCGCCACTGCATCCGCAGCCGAGGATGCGGCAGTTCAGGCGGAACTCGCTGCGCTTGCTACGGCTATTTCGGCAGCGGACCCGGCTACCAAGGCGGCGGTAAATCAGGCTATCGCGAATATCGGAACCATCACGAGCAAGATCGCCGCGGATACGGCAGCTCTTACGGCCTCGATCCCCGCAGCAACTACTGTGCCTCCGCCGCCTCCGCCTCCGCCCCCGCCGGTTCCCTCGACAGTGACGCCTCCGGTTGTGGCAACGCCTC